TTATTAATCTTTAATTTTCTTAATTCGATCTATTAATTCAAACAACTTAACTTTGGGTATATCTGAGATAGAGTTTAAATTTTCTGCATTATCAAATTTATCTTTAATTAGCCTTTTCTTTAGTGCTTCAAAATTAACATTCTTTTCTTTCATGACTTTTTCAAGTAATGATTGAGGAGAAGTTGGATTTTCATTTACAGAAGAAGAGTCATCGAGTAGCTTTGCATCTCCTAGTTCTTCTTGAGAAACAATGTTGATCTTCAAAAAATTGCGAACACAACGCACAAACGCTCTATTCTCCGCAATTGCAGCTAAGAAGAATCTGGCGAAACTCTTTGTATTATTTAAAGTAGCATCAGCAAGTGATTCAAAAACTACTTCTTTTCCACCAGTTTCATAATTTGGTAACCAAGTAATTCTACAGCTTGTTGCGAAGTAATTTTCAGAAGCTGCAACTACTTTGTATTCAACGCTAGTATAACCTCTAATTTGAGCTAACTCTTTAATTCCACCTAAAAGTATAAGAAGATCTTTATCTTGAAGTTTTGAAACATCTGTTTCCTGAGTTTTTTGTCTATTAGGAACAAGATGTTCAACTTTAACCATCTTACGCCAATTAATTGTTCCATCATCATTAAATGTATAATTTAAAGTTTGATCTTCAATAAGACCATACTTATTTCTAGTCACTAGCTTTGGAGGAGTAACTTGAGGGGTTGGGGTCACAGTGTTCTCAATTTGAATATCTAATCCTTTATTCACGACATTGAATAACTCTGAACTACCAATTGAAACTGTATTTTCTTCTGATTTGATCTTAGGGCTCATTTAGTAATGATACTATAGATTATATCTCAAGTCAACTTAAAAATATAAAAATTATCTGCTTCTTTCCAAAATTCAACATCATCTACTACTTTATTACCAGTTCCATTTAACCAGTCGTATCTTGATACGCTTTTGCCTTTAGAAGAATATAATGTTCTTGAAGAATTGTAATAAAGATTATCAATATTTGAAACTTTAGTCTCTTCTTTAGTCTTATGCTTCTTATTAACGATTAAATTATAATCCAAGTAATCAATTTTAAATTTATTTAAAACTTCTTCTGGTAAGAATGATAATAAAACGTAATTAATAGAATTACTCTTTAATAATTTAACAAAATTTACGCTATTATCTTCTTCAATAATATAGATTAATTGATTGATATTTTGTTTGTATTTTTCAATTATATCTTTTTTAATAGGTTTATTAGTAAAAATTATGCTTTTTCTTTGTGATAAAATTGATTCTAAAGCTTCTTCATTAAAAGAATAATCTAGTCTAATAATTGGATTTTCAACTGGTATGGAGCTAAGATCCATAGGTTGATCTGGTATAATTTCAAAACTTTTAAGATTAAAATCTTGACCAATAAATACAGTTTCTGGCATTTTAGGAAATTCGATATTCAATAATTTTAATACGCCTTCTGCAATTTCTTCTGGTTTAATAGCATCAATGCATTTAGGAGTTTCTACTTGTGAATAGGATGGTTTTTTATTTCCAATTCTTTCGTATCCTTTTAGTAGAATATGCTTATCTTTATTTCCAAAATGTGGGCCAGCTACGCTAGGATTACTAATGCTATACAATGAAACTATAGGAAGATCGAAACTTGAAGCTAAATGCACGCAAAGACTGTCTGCGCCAAAATGTAATTTAGAATTTTGAATAACATAGGCTAATTGATTTATATTAGTTTGTCCTAATAGATTAATTACTCCACCTAATTGTTTTTCATCTTTTGTTCCTACTTGAACTATGCAGATGTTAGCTTTTGATAAAAATGGTTGTAGTAAATTAATAACTTCTTGCCAATATGAATAATTTCTAGAATCATAAGGCGTTTGGCCTTGAATTGTTATGTACGTTTGTGGTGGAAGTGGAAAATATTTTGTATATATAAATGGTTTGTCTATTTTTGATCCTGTATTTGTAGCGTATGTATCTAAGAGTCTCATTTATTTATGATATATTAAGTTAGTTCAAATTCTACTTTATCTAAACCATTGTGAAGATAATTTAAATTTCTTTGAGTACAAGTATACGGCAAGTAAGCAATATCAAAATATCCATCATGTTGATTGTTACCTTCTAGCCAAATTAGGTTATCCATGATGGGATTATACTCCATCCATCTATGAACATATGGATTACCTTCTAAAATTTCTTTGTACTGTGGTTTTGTTGCGACATATAAACTATAATCTGGATATCTATTCTTAATAGATTTAAATAGTGCTGTACTTAGAAAGATATCTCCAGCGCTTTCTGGCATAACATAAATTACTCTACCTTTATCGTTTTTATCGAGAAGGTCTTCAAACTTAATCTGTTTATCTTCTCCGCTTTCTTTTAAAGCTACATTTCTGAAATAATTTTCTAAATCTTGCCTCTTTGCGCCTTTGGCTAATTCACCCATCCAATATTGGTACCCAGAATCATTTCTATCAACGTTGTTCATTTTAAGAATATTATGATACATGAATAATATCCATTCTCCATCATCTAAAATATTTGGTATTTGAAAATATGGATCTTTCTTATTTTGGGAATTATCTAACACTTTAGTCCAATCAACTAATTCTTGCTTATCTATAAATTCTTCTATAGATTTTCCTACATTTTGAATACCGAAATTCTTTATCGTCCATTCTCTAGCTTTCTTACCCATTTCAAGTCTTTTGTGTTGTGGCATTTTATATACAATATTTAATTGTTTAGCTATTGATTCTGGATAAGTAGATGCTTTAATAAATTCTGTGCCATGTTCTCTATATTCATTCCATTCCAAGGGAAGAGAGTTAGCGTCTGGTTCACACATTTCTTCTCCACAACTATAATTTGTAACAAGAGTAATAAGTTCAGTTAATTTTGCTTCTTGAATTGGTATTTCTTGTCCACCGCTTGTGAATGGATGACAATAAACATCCATAAAATTATAAACTTCATTTAATTGTTCCTCTGTAACTCCAATAGATACATTTGTTGTAGTTTGGCTTTTTTGTGCTTTACAAAATTTACAATCTGTATCTAATCCAGAAAATGGTTTAATTTCATATTCTCCACAATTTCTACAAATATGAGTTGTTAATATTTCGTTATGATTGACTCCGAATTCTGAAGCAAGTTTATGAATATTCCATCCTTCACCCCAATGAGTATGCAAAAGAAGATATGTATTTTTAATTTCTGGATTATTCTTTTTCCATAAAGCGTAACCTTGTAATAAATTTGGAACACTTTTTCTTAATTGATTTCTAAAAACAAATCCAATTATAAATGCATCTTGTGGAATATTATGTTTTTTTCTAAGTTGATTTCTGTCAAAATCCGATAAACGATAAAATTCTTGATCTTCGAGCGAGCCATGCATAGTCTTAACGTGACTATATCCAAGTTTATGTAAAGCTTTTGTAGCGAAATTACTCCAAATCCAGTAGTTCTTAATCTTCGGAGCATTGGTCACGGCAGATTGAAGAATAGGAAGTGAATCTAAAGTAGTCCAAATTACAGACGCAATTTTATTAAACCAAGGCTTTTCTATAGCAAAATCAACTCCCCAAATATCTTGAACACCAATATAAATATCTGGTTTTTCATCATTAATAACTTTATCTAAAAGGTGTGCTCCATAGCTGGCCATTCTAGCTAAATTAGGATCTCTATTTAATTGATCGAGTTCTTGTTGAGTATTAGGCAAAGAGCCTACAGTTTTCCAAGGAGTTTTCTTAAATTCTGGATGATCATAAGTCATTCCACATGAATAATGAACTAGATCATATTTATTTGTGGAGTATAAATGTTTAAGTAAAGTTTTAGCATTTCTTCCAAAGCCAGTTTTGGCTAGAGAGAAGTCTGTTTGTATTAAAACTTTCTTTTTTCGTTCCATTACCAGAGTTCGCTATCTTCTTGATTAGCTTCGCCAACTTCTTTAGTTTCTTTTGTGGAATTTTTTGCTTTCTTTATAGCTTCGATTCGTTGAGCTTCAAAAACAGAATTTAAAGAATAGGTCAAAAATTCTTTTAATAGTCTTGCTTCATTAAAATAAAAACCAATCAAATATGATTGTTTGTTTTCAACGTTTTGCTTGTCTTCTTTATTTACGCTATACGAGAATCCAACTTGTTTTTCATCTCTAATATAGGGAGCTAGCTTAATTTTTGTAATTTGTTTCTCTGATGTGTGATAAGCTGAAAATTCAGTATTTCTTTCTAGAGAATCAAGGAGTCCAGCTGCTTCTGTTAGTGAAAATTTAACTTTAACACTTTTATTAGGATTATTTTGATTTTCAGAAAAAGAGCCAATCTTTTTAGCATCATTCCAAGAACTTTGCTTGATTAGTGATCCCCATACTGAATTATCTTTTGAATTTACGCTAAAACTACAAGCTGTGCCTGTATTCTTACTGTTTGGTTTATAAAATGATATCATATTACTTAATGTTACTATATATATTTAGAAATGTCAATTATTTTTATCTGTCTTTTTTAAATCATTTAATTTCATATAAATTTGATGATCTTGAATAGCTATTAAGTCTCCAAATATACAATCATCTCTTTTAGAGCCTTTTGCTATAACGATATTTCCCTCTTCAAAAGCTTTGTTATTTAATAATTTATTATTCTCAATATTATCATTAAATATTAGTACGCTAATTGAGCTGGTTTCATCTGATATTTTTAGCCTTACATATCTAGTTTTCTTTTCATTTTTAGATACGCCAGTATATACTTCTTCTATTTGACCAACAAATGCAACTTTACTATTAACTGGTTCATCTATAATATCACTAACATATTTAAGATTTTCTCTTTTCTCTGCGAAAATGTCTCTTAAATTTTTGTTATATGTATATCCCAAAAGTTTCTTTTCATAATACCAGTTTGCAAAACTTTCACTTTTACTATTCTGATTATAGATTTCAAGGTATGGTGCATATTTTGCTTTAATAGTATTTAATCTATTATCCTTAATAACCAAATGATTCTTTTCATCAGTAAATTTATTGAGATGTTTTATAATTTTAATCAAATCATAATCAAACTTATCTGCGAATGAAATTGAATACTTTTTCTCTTTAGCTGTTAAAATATTCCATAATTGAGCTTCTAATACAATTTTACTTCTAGATTGATTAAATCCACTCAATGCTCCTGCTTGAATCAAGGATGATAATACTCCAATATTAAGATTAGCTTCTTCTGCTGCTTGCAAAATCTCAAACTTATTAGAATACTTATTTCTAAAACTATTTAGTTTTTCAATAGATTTATCACTTATTCCCTTGATAGATAACAAACCAAATCTAATATCTTTATCTTCTATTGAGAAATCCATTTCTGATTTGATAATGTGTGGCGGAAGGAGTTTGATATCGAATTCATGCATTTCTTTTTGAATCTTAGAAATTTCGCCAATTGGATCTGGCTCGTTTCTGCTCATTTTCAATAAAGATAAGAAGAATTGTTGAGGATGATTGAATTTCAAATAAATTGTAACTGCTGCTAAAGCTGCGTAAGCCAATGAGTGACTTTTATTAAAAGAGTAATTCGCGGAGTCTTCAAGAATTTTCCATAGAATTTCTCCTACTTCTTTTGGTATCTCGTTTTCTTTAATCTTTGATTCGATCTTCTTTTTCCAAGCTTTAATTTCTTCAGTTTTCTTTTTACCAACTATTCTTCTTAAGATTTCTGCTTCGTCCAAAGTAAATCCAATCTTATTAGCCATCTTCATTAATTGCTCTTGATATAAAGCTACTCCACCAGTTTGCTTTAGAATATCATCAAAGAATGGATGAATACTTTCTGATTGTTGATAATTTGTATGAGCAGCATATTTATCTACGAATTGTAATGCTCCAGGTCTTGCTAAAGCTAAGACTCCGCTGAGTTCTTCAAGATTCTTTGGTTTTACTTTTTGACAAACTCTAAAATTAGTTTCTGCTTCAATTTGAAAAAGACCATGAGGAGATTTTAGGTCTTGTAGATTTCTATAAATAGATTCGTGATTTAAGTCAATATCTTCTACTTTAATACCAATATTTTTACAAACATCATCTACAACTGAAACGCTTCTTAAACCCAAGATATCAAGTTTAATATTAAATAGACTAACCCAATTCATATCAAAACTTGAAACTGGCTCTTTATCAGAAGAGAATTCTGTTGGGCATACTGTTTCTAAATCATAATAAGAAAGAAGAACTCCAGATGGGTGAACTCCTTTATTTTTGATAAGATCTCTTAGCTTTAGGGCGATTTGAAATGTTTCTTTATTTTCATCACACCAATCTTTAAATTTTTCTACTTCTTCGTATGCAGTATTAATATCTTTAACTTGACCATAAACTTTTGGAATCAACGATGAAATATTTGTCATTTCTTCTTCCGTCTTTTCTCCAACGATTTTGCCGCATTCCTTGATTAAGAGTTTTCCACTCAAAGTATTAAGAGTTAAGATTTTACTAGTTTTACCTTTAAATTTAGATTCTAAATACTGTAATACTTTTTGACGATTATAATAACAAATATCCAAATCAACGTCACACATCAAACTACCATCAAGATATGTTATGCCGTCAATAACCTGCTTTTTAGCTCGAATCTTGGATATAAATCTTTCGAAATAAAGATCATATTTAACTGGATCAATTCTAGTTACACCGATTAGATAAAGAATAAGTGAACCAGCAGCTGAACCTCTACCTAATCCAACTGGTATACTGCTTGTCTTGCAAAAATTAATAACATCCCATACTAATAAAATATAATCTATGAATCCTAATTCTTTTAATGTTTCTAGTTCATGTTTTGCTCGGTCAATATATTTCTTATAATCTTTATTATCTTTTTCTATTTTTAAATCCTTAAAACCATTCAAAGCTAATGCTCTAAGAAAATCATAATTAGAAACATCTTCGCTAATATTAAGATGTCTTTTTAAAGATGCATCAATATTGAATTCTGGAAGTCTTACTCCATGTAATCCAAGATCAGTAGTAGTAAATTTACTATATAAAGCTTCGTCTTTTAGGATATTATTCATCGTCTTCGTCTTCTTTATCAATGTTATCTATTTCTTTATTAAAAGCATCTAATCCAGTTGCTAATATTTTCATAGATGCTTTATCCTTTAAACTAAAGAATACGTCTGCTTTGCCTTGCTTCTTTCCTTTTTGAACAGTAATAAGTAAATACTCTATTCCACCATCTTCTAGTTTTTGGATTATATCATAAATATCGTCTAGTGATGCCATATTATACCTCTAATTGCCATTTCAATTTATTCCATACTTTTAAATTCAAGTCAAGATCATTAATAGCATCATGAAGTTTTTCGTAATCATGCTCTATTCCATTTTCTTTTCCTAGGAAAGTCAAAGAACTTTTAACATTCTTTTTTCTAGTATGAAGAATTTTATATTGATATTCGGTTAAATTGTCTTTTGAATTGTAAGGCATCTCATATTTTATGCCTCTTGCTATTGCATTTGTATCGATAAATTTATTTACAAGATGATCCCAATTACAACCCATATATTTATAATACTCTTTTATAAGATAAATGTCAAACCCAAGGGTATTATGGCCAATAATATAATCTGCACTATCTAGCCAATCTTTAATAGTTGCAAATACTTCTTTTGGATCATGTCCCTCTTTTTGAACTTTTTTATGATCATATCTTGTAATTCTAGCTGCATCTTGACTAATTTTTAAATCTGTCTGCCATTTTAAATAGAAATTCTTTTGATCTATCTTTTTATCCCCTTGAACTTTTAGCATAGCTATTTGCCATGGAATATTATGACAGAAATTAAGACAAAGATTAAATGTCTCGCAATCTATGAATACCAAAGTTTTATTTTTATTATACCTTAGAAGATGTTCGTCCATATTAAATATATTTTGGATAGTAAGGTTTAAAATCTAAAAATTCATCAAAATCATAATCTCTCATTTTATGATGCCATGCTATGTGTTCTGCTTGATTCATCTCTATCCAAATTCCATCATCTTTTGTGAGATTATATATTTTATATTTTTGTAAATTTTTTAAGAAAGCAACAATGTAAACAGTTGTGTTAAGCTTATTACCTATGTCTACGATATTAGCTCTTTGAGCATCTCTTTCTTTAAATCTATGTAATATTTTATCAAAATATAAATTCTTTGGTATCGTTTCGCTATCTATTCTAGTTAATTCTAAAATTGAATCGAGGACTCTTTCTGAACCTAAGTAATGAAAATTTATTAAATCTGCATCCTGCGCCCAAAGTTTTTGATATGAATAAAGCATATCTTTGTAGTCTCTAGTTCTTTCTTCGTTACCTTCTATTTGGCGACACTTCGAACCATAGGAATTAGTTTTTTTAGGTATTTCTAATGTTTTCATTTTTTATTTTTCCAGCTTTCAAAACAAAATTCATTACTGCTCATATGCTCAAGATCTGGTTTATTTAGAACAGTTCTTTTATTGATACATCTAAAGGTCAAATATGTTTTAAAGTCTTTTCTGTCAGTATAATAAATACTTTTTGCATTAAAAACTTCTAGTTTATTCTTTTCTGCGAATGATAGCATTTTATCTTTAATAAGAAAATCAAAGGGTAGTTCGTTCTGTTCAATAAATACTACTGGTTTAGTAAAGTCTATTTGAGGAACGCATATGCTATTTTTTAGAGTATTATTAAATATGAAAGAATCATAGAATGGAATACCAATTATTAGATCATCTGACCAGTTATTCTTTATTGTTGCATAATCTAGTCTAGGTTCATAATAAAAGCCATCTTTTGCGCCAATGCTAAATAGTTTAGTTAAAGATTCATAGCCTTTTTTATTTTTAAAGAAAAGTATGAATTTTGAGTTTTTTACTCTTGACTCATCGGTTTTATCAGACATCGACTCTGTAACCGAAATTCTTAATCCATAATTCAATTTAATATTATTGTTCTTGCAATTTGTATAAGCTTCAAGAAATGATGACATATTATCCTCTACTAAGAATATCTCTTTTAATTTATTTTGTTTAGCTATTTGAATAATAGAGTCTGGATAATCATCCCTTTCAGCCTTATCCTCTAGAGTAAGAATAGATCTTCCTAAAGAATAATGAGATTTAAATAAAGGTATCATTTTTACCAATATAACAGAAATTTATAAATATATCAATCTAAAAATTCGTCTTTTGAGTCATCAAGAAACTCATTTTTAGCAGAACTAGTTTGAAATTTGGGACATCCTTCATATGTTCGAGTTTCTACTTTAAATCCTTCTATATCTTTAAAATTATCTTCTAGACTAGTTTCTATTACTTCGCCTTTATTATTTACTTTAACATAATATTTATATGGATCTTTATACGGACACTTCCATCCACCAATTTGACACATCCATTTATTCTTAACGCTATCTATTGCGAAGTTTGATCTAGCTGATTCTTCATCAAATTTATTAACATAATCATTAATATGCTCAAGATAATGCTCGAATCCCTTAATTTGATTATCATCAAATACTAATTCTTGAATTGGTTGTTTTGGAAACCTAAGAAATAAGAATTTAACAATAGGTTTTAATTTTGGCCATAATTTTTTACTTGCTAGACTATACATCATAGCTTGAATATTAGCTTCAAGGTCATCACCCCTAAACTTGTATTTGGAGCTTTTATAGTCGATTATATGCATTTCTTTTTTGATTTTAATAGGCTTATCTATAAAGCCACGAATATGATATTTGGGTTCATCATTTTGAATATTAAAATCGTACTCTGGCTTAACTATTTCACCACATTCTCCAAAGAAGTCATTTTTAAGACCAACTAAAATCATATCATTTAATAGTTTATAATTACTTTCGTCTAGTTTAACTTTTAATGATAATTTTTTAACTAATCTATTTACTCCTTCGTCACCATCAATAGCATTCTTTTTTATTATTCTTTTATAATTTTTGCGATGTCTTTTATTTAAAAGCAATTCAAAAATTGTATGACAAATTGTTCCTCTTAAAGCTCCGTCATTTTGACTTTGAGGAACTTTAGTATGATAGTTATTCCAATAAACCCAAGAACAAGTCTCGAGAGTTTTAATTCTAGAAGCTGATAATACTTTTAAAGATTGTTTTTCCATTGAACTATTTCTTCTTTTGTCATTTCGCCAAAATCTTTTTTAGGTGGTAGAGCTATTTTAAGTTGGCTATTGTCAAAGTATCTACTCAATCTGGATTCAGTTTTTTCTGCTGCAATATTTCCAGCATTGTTTTTATTTGAATCATTATTTAAACTGATATAAATCTTTTTTGGATCAAGTTTTAAACAGTAATTTAAAATCGCTAAACTTAAACTAGTTCCAAATGTAACAAGAGTATTCTTAACTCCAGCTTGCCATAAACTCAACATATCCCCAATACTTTCAACCAAGATTATTTCTTTTTGTTGTTGTATGATTTCTGAGTTAATAAATAATGGATAAACAAACTCTGTTTTTTCACCAATATGCTTCCACTTTATTTTAGATAAATTAGTAATATCTCTTCCAGAAAATCCTATAATATTATTCTTAGCATTAAAAATAGGAAACACATATCTATTCTTCATCTTTCCCATTTTTGCAAATCCACCTTTAAAGGTTTTTAGCGTTTCAAGGTCTACTCCTCTTTTGAGCCAATAGTCTTGATTATCTTCTAATCTAGAAAGAATTTCTGTATCAAATTTTTTAGAAGATTTTATAAGTGGTTTTTGGGGTTCTGTTGGATTTTTAAATGCAAAGTTTTTATTTTTAAGCCATTCTTGAGCTTCACTTGGATTTTCTAATTTAAGTGTTAATTTAACTAGTGAGTTTATGTCTCCGCTCATATTCTGTTTGAAATCTACCCATTTGCCAGTATCTTTGTAGATTCTTAATACAGAGTCATTATCGCTATCCCTATATAAAGGCTTAGCTCTAAACTCTTTTCCGCAATCTTTTAATTGATAACCAAGATCTGTTAGAATTTGATATACGTTTAATTCTTCCATTCTAAAGCCTCACTTATCGTAGGAAATTCTTTAATGAAAATCTTTTTACATTTTTCAGCAATTACTCTATGTTCTTTTTGAGTATTCTCTTCTGTTCTCAATTCTATATAATGAATCCAGCTTCTTAATGAACCTTTCATGTACATTGTGGTTTGAGTTGTTAGGGGTAATATCATTCTTGCTACTTCTTTCGCAATCCCATTTTCAATCATTGTATCATAACAATGCTGAGAAAGCGATAGAGACTCTATTAGAACTTCATTGATTTTATCATATGCATCTGTATTTGTTTTCATAAGAATTTCACCTACTTGTCGATTCTTATCTCCTTGCAATCTGAGTTCAATATCTTCAAATTCATTTGCAAGACTATATCTTTGACTAAATTCTTGAAAGCTAAATGATCTATGTCTAAGAATTTGAGCTGCAATTCCTCTACTAGTTTTAATTTCAACACACATATCAACCAATTCAAATGGACTCCAATGCTTGTGTTTAATTAAGAATTTTAATAGCTTCGGAGCAGTTTCAATATTCATCTGATTAGATGGATTACTAACTCTAGCGCAAAATGCTACTAAGTCTTCTGGATTTTTAATTCCTTTAATTTCTGGTTTTGTAATTGATACTAAATCTACATTCATAATAGTTCTCCATCATTTGCATTTGCATCGTTAAGTTCGTATTGTTCTCTTTGACGCTCTGCTACATCTGCTAATGATCCTCTTTCTTCAATATTAAAGTTTTGAACATTATAATTTAAATAATTTTGTGACCAGATTTCTTTGCCAGTACAATCTAGCCTTCTAACCAAGTCTTGGTGACCAGCTGCATCTTTTCCTTGAAATCTAGTTTTAGTAGGAATCAATTTATGAGTTCCAAATGCTTGACCATCAAGAGTAATCTCGTCTAGGGTTTTTCTTCTAAAGATTGCTACGAATGATGCAAACCATTGTAATCTGTCTGAAAGTGAAATTACAGAACTATCATCAACAACTTCTGAACCTTTTCTATTAAAACTTTCACCAGTTCTATTTAATTGCATAGCTGTAATAATTGGACAATGAATTTCCTCTGAGATTCTTTTTAATTTATCAATCTTATCTCCAATTGCTTGATGCTCTGCCCAATTTTGACCTACTTTTTCTCCAGTTAATTTAATATAATCATAAGCAATCATGGCTTGATTTCCTCTTCCAACTTTAGAAAGATACCATCTCCTAATAATAGAACATACTTGATCAATATTTTTATTACCTACATGATAATGAAAGTATTCATATTTTTTAACTTTATCCCAAGCTTCTCTTACTTTTTTGGTCATCTCTTCATTTTTGCGCCAATTACCAGTTTCAAGATACCAAACTGGAACACCGCTCAAAGATGCAACCATTCTTAATTGAATATCTACAGTTTGCATTTCAGTATCAAGAATAAGAGTTTTAGTTTTATTCTTAGGATTAATAGAAGTCTTGAAACAAATATCGTTTAGCCAGGTTGATTTTCCTTGACCTGGCCTACTTGCAATAGCGTAAATATTACCATTCTTTAAACCACCATACATTCTGTTAAATTCAGAATATGGAGTTATTAATCCAGTATCTTCTTTAGGGCTATTACCAATTTCCTCAATAAGATCTTCTACTCCTTCAAAAATATTAATTGGCATATCATTTTCTGAATAAGATGAAATCTTTTTATTATAAATCTGATCTATTTTAGTAATAATAGAATCAAGCGATTCATCTGAATTCTTTGTCACGTATTCTTTAAGTTTATCTGCTGTTGAAGAAATTTCTCTTCTGACTCGTAGTTTAATAAGTTCTTTGCATGCCTCCATTGTGGCTTCTTGAGTTATTTGTGAGAAACTCAAATTATCAATGTAGTCAAAGATATTAATCTCATCTTTAAACGAGATTCCGAGGTTCTTGATTTTTTCAGCTAATAATACTTTGTCTACGTTTTCGCCTTTATGCTTAATATTCTTGAATATTGAATAAATAGTACAATGAACATCATTATAGAAGTCATTCTCTGTTAAAAATACATCAACATCTGCAAATAAATCTTGATGTTTTAATAGACCGCTTAATACGTGTCTTTCTACTTGTAAAGAATAAATCATCCTTTATATATCATACCAAACTAGAAATTAAAAGTCAAGTTTTAATCTTCTTCTGAATCTTCGTTTTCGTTTTTTCTAGCTATAAGATCGGTGGTCGCTTCTAAATTAAGTTGATCTATGCTTTGTCCCCATGTATTTAAATAATATAAAAGAGCCATAGCGTTTATTTGATTATCAAATTTTGTATATACTTGAGGTTCACCTTTGCTTGAAAAATTAAAAAGAATATATCCACCGAAACTACATTCATCAATTTGTTTTAAAAGAGATGCTGGGAAATTGAATTTTTTCTTATTTGTCACCACAAAATTTTACACTTAAATAATTAATATTCTGCACTTTTCTTCTATATATTGTGGTGATAGATTTTTTAGATCATTTTCATAGAGTTCTAGGAACTTAAATCCATTCATTTCTAGCCATTTTTCTTTTTTAACATCTCTTTTTATACTTTGAAGGTATTTTAATCTAGAATTATCGTGAAAGAATTTATTAAAGCTCTCATGTTGATTGCCTTGTATCTCAACTGCTATCTTTTTTGTTGCATTTAATAAATCTACTTTAAGCATGCTTCCATAAACTGGAAACTCTTCATAAACAATATGATTTTTCCAGTAAGGATAGAAGAATTGTTTGAATTTAAATTGTAATTTACTTCTGCATTTTCCATCCCAAACTATTTCGTAGTTTCTTACGTTTTTATTAACGAGCTTGCCGTTAATATTCAATAATCTCATGATGCAAGAGTATTAATGAATTTATTATAAAAATAGTCTACTATTGGTTTGTTTTCTTCAAGATAAGATCTTAAATTATCTATCCCTTGATGCTGCTTCTTAAGTTCTAAATTTGATTTCTTAAGTTCATCAATAATTTCATCAGAAAAAGTAACCCATGCTCCTTTTGCAGTTGCAAATTCCCAAGATAAGATTTGATCAATGATCTCGTATTCTCTCCAAACAGAAGAGCCATCTTTACGACCATATTTAATTGGATATTGAATCTTAGAATTTGTAGATTCATTTGTGGATTTTTTAATCACAATCTTAACATTGTGCCCAATAATCTTGTTCTTAACTTGATCATATCTTTCATTTGGTTTTTCAAGAATAAGATCCTTGTTAAACTTTGGTTCGAATTCAAGAATCCAATTAGCAAAATGCAATAAGGCATTTCCACCAGTTGCAGTAGTTTGCCGAATATCCTTATTTGCTGCGTAAGGATCAAGTTTAATATCAGATCGAACTTGACTAATAAAAATTGCCATATGGCCACGTTTAGAAAGAGCAAGAGAAATCCTCTTCATTAACATTGAAGAAATAACGGCTCCACCAGCAACCTTTGTCGCTTCTGTCATGCTTTTTTGAGAATCACCTTTTGTCATCAAACCGTCAACCGAATCAAGAATAAAAATATATCTTTTATTTTCGTCATTAGATTGAATGAGGTCTTTCATCAATTCTGAAACCGTTTCAAAAATATTACATTCAAATACAAAGCAAGTTCCATCGACCCATTCTTTAGCATCAGTTACAAACTTAATTCCAGAGCGTTCTTTAACTTCTTTGCTTAATCTTCCTTCTGCCTTAAAAAGTAAAGCTCTAGAGTTTTCTACTGATTTAAGAAAGTTCTTTGTTACTTCTAATGCTTCTGAAGTTTTACCGCCTTCATTCATCCCAATGAATCTATGTAACCCTGGACATAGACCACCACCAGTAGCGATATCCAGGTTTAAGCTACCAGTTGATACTTTATAGTATACTTCTTCCTCAAAATTGTAATGATCTTCTTTATTTTCCTTTAAAAAGGATAATAGTCTATCTGATGCGCTTGGTCCAGATGATTCAATAATTTCTTCTTTAGATTTTTTTGCCATATTATTATTATAATGTAAATTTTAAAAAATGCAAGTTTAAATAAATTCTTTAGCTCGCCTGCCTTCTGCATTTATATTATTTGGACCTAAGCCATAAACTGTATAGTTTCTCAAGCATACTTGTGCTGATGGGTCCCAATAATGCTCCTCTGTATCGTTTCTAAAAACATGCCATCCAAATTGCCTTCTAAAGAAAAAGTCTGAAGTTCCACAATCATAATTTTCTGGATATTGCAAGCCTTGTTTTAACCATTTGCTTTTCGCGTGAAAAATTTGTAAATATCCCCATCCCCAATCAAGACTTTTTATTTCTGGTTTGTAATTTAAATCTTTATTTATAAAGACTTTTTCATAATCTTGATAATCTTCTAATACAAATCTCCTAGCACTTATCATTTGATCAAATGGCCCACTATTTTTTAGTTCATTAAATATATTGAGATAATCATCTGGTAGTATTGTATCTGCGTCGATTATGGTTATTAACTCTGGATTTTCCATCTTTGACATAGTATATGTATAAGCTGCTCCTCTATTAAATTTCGCTGGTTTATTTCGATAGCTATAAAACTTATCAGTTTTAATTAATTTAAATTTTGAATCACTACATATAGCCTCTAATTCTTCGTCCTCTTTTGTATCTGTAGCCACATGTATTTCATCAAAAAAATGATAATTATGTTTTTTAAAAATTTTTAAATAATCATTATAATTGATTGCAGAAGTAAGTGCTATATGTTTCATTCTATTTTCTTATAAAGTCTAGCAATGTTTTTGGCTTTTTGCAAATCTTTTTATCATATTCTACTTTGTTTTCTTTTAATTCTATTTTAGGTATATTTAGATTTATGTTAAAACTCTCGTATTCTCTTAATAAGAAAGCCTTTCCTTCCGCTTTCAAGAACCAAGCTAACGATGGTGGAGGACTACCTAGCTCTTTAAGGTTATTCCAAAACTCAAAAGATTTAAATTTCTTAATAAGTCTTTGAGCAATCTTGATTTCTCTTGGCCAATTTACATTTCCTTTGACGTATTTTTTAACTATTAATTGGCAAAGTTTATGATTTGAGATTTTCAATATCCCAGTTTACCATCTTTTCTATTAGTTTGTCAAATGAAATTTTGGGTTTCCAATTTAATTCTTGTCTAGCTTTATTAGAGTCTCCAAGTAGAAGTTCTACTTCTGCTGGTCTATAGAATTTTGAATTAATTTGAAGTAATACTTTTTTATCTTTATTTATGAATATGATATGTTCACCTTCTCCAATCCATTCGCCATTTATTGATGCATATTTAAAAGCTTTTTCAGCAAATTCTTTGATAGTATGAGTTTCATTTGAAGAGAATATATATTCTTTAGGCTCTCCAGAGTAATTTGGATTATATTTATCTTGATTCAACATCATCCAAACGCCTTCTATAAAATCTTCTGCATCACTCCAATCTCGTTTAGCTTCAATATTTCCTAATTCAAGTGGTTGAAAGTCTTCGTTATTTTTAATTGCATTATAAATACGAGCTACGTTTTTACTAATTTTTCTAGTAACAAACTCTTCTCCTCTTCTTGTGCCCTCATGATTAAATAGCCAACCTTGGATTGCATATATTCCATAGGATTCTCTATAAACTTTTACTAATTGTCTAGAAGCAGCTTTACTTGCTCCATAAGGACTTCTTGGCTTTAAAGGATGATTTTCATCTTGTGGAGAATATTCTACATTACCAAATTCTTCACTAGAACCAGCTTGATATAATCTGCAAGATGGTTTATATAATCTAATTGCTTCAAGAATATCTAAAACTGCTGTTGAATTCGTATGCCAAGTTTGTTTAGAGAAATCCCAACTACTTGCGACAAAGCTTTGCGCAGCAAAATTAATAAAATAATCTGGTTGCAATTTTTCTACGGTTCTTGATATAGCGTGAGAATCAGTTAAATCAAAATTAATTAGATGAAATCTGTCAGATTTAATATGTCTAATATTTTCATGATTATAAACGCTCAATCTTCTTACTCCACCAAATATAACATAATCAGTATTTTTGAGTAAAAAATCTACCATGTGACTTCCATCCTGTCCAGTAACTCCAGTTACTACAATAGTTTTTCTGTTATTGATAATCTTACTTGCGTCTTCGATATTTAAGATATTAGAAGTATCTATCTTCTTTCCATAATATGTTTCTTTAAAATTAATACTCATTGATATATGATAATGCAAAATCCGTGCATATTCCAAAACATTTTTTAGATATTTTCTCTTTTGAATTTTTTAATACAATAATAGAATTACTAGTTATATTTTTATTTGGATATGTCCATATATAATTTTTTGAAGTTAATGTGAAGTCGTCATTTTGATGCCAAAAAGAATGTATTTTTTTATTTTTTATCATTAAATTTAATGCGTCTAAATTTTTTGCATGACACCATAATTTTTTATTTTCTAAAAAGGATTCATCTACAAGATGCTGTGGTTTATCGTGCCCAAGATACCAGTTGTTATTTTTATACCATACGTCTATTTCTACATCAAATCCATGGTATAACGCTACATTGATTGCTGGTAGGGAGTTTTCTGTGGATGGATTCCTACCATTTAAATTACCTCTATGAGAAATAATTTTCATTTTATTAAATTTTTTTCTTTAAATTTGTTTAAAACATTCGAGAATAATTTAGAATGATCTAAGTGACAATAATCAATAAAGTGTTCCATTTTTGTTAAACCATTTTCATCTATCAAATCATGTATTATACTTATATTAGGTATAGAATTAATTAAGCTAATATATTTTAAATATGAATCCCATTCTTTAGATATTTTATTCCTATACAAGCAATCTCCGTAAACTGGGCTAGATGAATCATCGTTATGACCAGCTATAGTAGATGGATGACCACCCCAACTTATAACATTGTATCCATTTTTTTTAAAAAATAAATGTGTTTTAAAAAATCTATCTATACATTCATTTACTATATCTTGAACATCTCTTTTTTGTTCTTCTGCTTGTTTTGGTAGATGCCATCTACAATCTACTTCTCCGACCACAAGTAAAATATAGTCATTTGGTAAAATATTTATTTTATTTGATTGAATTAATTCAATTATTTTTTCTAGATGATGTTGATAAAAATTATAAGCAATAGTTGGGCCTAAAGAATAAGATGTAAAATATTCATTTTTAAATCTTCCTTCTGTATCTGCTGGATGTGAATTTGTAAAAAAATGGGCGTGACTATTTCCAATTGCGTAAATCATATATTTAGATTAGTAATTATTCCTAATGGATAATGTCTTTTCGAATAAAATTGAGTATTTTGAAAGTATTCGTATATTTTAACAATTTCAGTATTAAAAAGATCTTTAATAATATCATTAGATCTTTCTGTGAAAGTATGAGTGTCATGAATACATATTAAATACTTATCTGACATAAAGGGGCGCAAGGAAACTATATCTCTTTCAAATTCTTTATCTGATTTAGGGCAATCTAAAAAGACGAAATCTAGTTTTTTATTTTTGCTTTTTATTAATTTTATTGAATCAATTGGACTCCATCCAACCTCTAGGTCAACATAATCAGATAAACCATAATGGTTTAGAATTTTTTTAGTGTTATTAAATGCCTTACAATTTGATTTAATATTTTCAATATCTTTTTCGTTGTATTCAAATATTGGTTCTTCAGAAGAGATAATGCTTGAATTTAATTCTTCGTAATAAGAATCCAAGGAAATTAGATGTCCTCTTGCTCTTTTGAATCCTTTAGCTAAAGCTAGCGTAGATATTCCAATTCCAGTAGATAATTCAAATCCAAACTGTAAATTATGTTTCTCTATACTTTCTTGCATGAAATTATATTCGGCTTCATTAATTGATATAGGAAGTTCTTTATCGACAAGTTTTATGCCTACATGATTTCCACCAGCATGATTTATAATTTCCAGTTTGTTTTGACAGATATTATTCAATTCTCTAATGAGTTGCTCAAAAGACTGATATTTAAAGTGCATATATTTATTTATAGTTTTCTAAGAAATAATTTAAATCTTCTGGGGTTCCAATTCCCCACATTTTATTGTTTTCGATCTTGAATACTTTTACTTTTTTACCATCTTGAATTGCTTCGTTAAATACTGGGCAAACATAAAATTCATTATTGACCCTAATATTCTTAAAGATCATTTGCTCTGCATATTTTACATAATCAGAACCTTTTCTCCAGAAATAGATTCCAACTGTAGCTAAATTACTAATTGGCTTTTTCTCGGCTACTTCTGAAACAAATCCATTTTCACCTAATTTAGCAAAACTCCATTTAGGATGAGTTGATTCAAATACAAGAATTCCAGCGTCAATATTATCTGCCATCATTGAATACATAAATTCGTTGCTATCCCAATCAACATATTGATCTGAGTTGGCTATAAGAAGTGGTTGGTCTGTATCAATATACTGTTTAGCTAATAATGTTGTGCAAGCTGCACCTTCTGTTAATGCTTCTGTTAAAGCTATTTCGCAATTTGGACTTATTAAATTTAATGTATCCTTTAAGTTATATTTTTCATAATGACTTTTTTGAGCTATAAAAACATGTTTGGCATCAATACCAATAGAATCAATAACTACTTGAATCATTGGTTTTCCTCTTACTTCTATAAGAGGTTTGGGGAATGTATAACCAGCCTTTTCAAACCTAGTTCCTGCGCCAGCCATTGGAATTAATACTTTCATTTTATCATCTTTCCATTTAGGCTTCATTATTTTATTATTGTTAATTTTATTGATGTTATCTATTATTTTGTCTAGATTAATATCATTGGTATTTAACACTGGATGCAAGTTACCACCAGATTTTAAAGCTGCTTTTCTTCCAACAATTGAATCTTCAACAATTAAACACTCGTCTGGATCAACCCCAGCATCAATCATGCATCTTAGATATATTTCTGCTTTTGGTTTGGGATTTTTAACGTCTTCACTAGAGTAATAATTGTCAATATACTCCATAAATCCTTTTTTTAATAATATAGTTTTTATAGTTTCTTTGATGGAATTAGATGCAACATATATCTTATATCCACTATTTTTTAATTCTTTAAGAATAAGTTTAATTCTTTCGTCTTCTTTTACTGTTTCGTTAATTACTTCTATTGTAAATTTTTGCTTATTATTCCAGATTAAACTATGCTTATCTGTTGGTAGCTTTTTATTTTTAGATAACAGTTCTAATTTATTTTTCGTTGGTAATCCATCGTATGTTGATAAATGCTCTTCTTTATTTATTGTAAAATCTTTTGAAACTAAAGATATAGCTCTATTAAGAGCTTCGTAATGAATTTCTCTTGCATCAATCAATACTCCGTCTAAATCAAAAATTATAAGTTTAATCATTTAGTTGTTATGAAATTGTTTTGAATCATTTATTGAGTTAAGTTTATCTAAATCATTACATAAATGAAAAAGTGGATCATTATGTCTCATCTGTTTGACTATAGCATTGGGGTTTATTGAAAAATTATATTTTGTTGTTATATTTTTTGACCATTCAACATCTTCGCCTTGTCCCCAAAAAAGATTTTCATTTAATGGAAACTCTTCCATAACTTGTTTTTTTGCAATCCAATAGGCTCCAGATATATACATTACTTTGGATAAGTATTTAAAGTTATAAGGTACTAAATATTTCGGGTATGGTATACCAATTTCAGTAGCTGATTCTGCCCAAAGACACCAATCTCTAAATCTAGTACAATCTGGATTTAAAATTTGAGTCATGCAAATCTTAAAATCATCACCAAAGCTTAAAAAATTCTTATACCAATCTTTATCAAATACAATATAGTCATGTAAATATACAATATTTTCATATTTTGCATATTTTGTTATTAGATTCTTCTTTTTCGTAATCCACCATCCATTCGGATTTTCTTCAAAAGAATAAATACTTATATTTTCAGATTTATAATCCTCATCTCCTCCAATTATAATTATTTCATAATTAGGAATATTTAAATCTTTAATTGAGTCAATAATTGAACTTAAACTATTTAAAGCGTCTTTTTGAGAAGTAATTATTCCAAATGTAAAATTCATATTGCAAGCATTTTGCTGTAATAATCTGCATAGCTCATTTTAATTTTATTGTTTAATGTAGCATTATGCCATGGTGGGTCCCATCTACAAAAATGTGATATTAAATTGTTATCGTTATATTCGGTCCAAAATGACCAATAATGATTGGGTATTTGTTTGGCTATGTCAATATATTGTAAATTTATAATTGGTTGATCTGTTCCAGTCTCTACGTGTTTATTGATTTTTTGATATTTCTCAGTTAAGTAAAATAAATTTTTAACTGTATCATCTTTTATAATTGATGAATTATAAAGCATAATGCCAGTATTAAAACCGTTTCTATTTATATCTGTTTCCTTATTTAAAAGGTCATAGTCATTTGTATTCGATTGATCTATGGGACTCCATGTTATAAAAAAATTTTTGATAGTATTTCTTTCAAAATCTACAAATAAATTATTATTTTTATCTAATAGATTAAATAAAATGTCTAGTTTATCAAAAATCATCGTATCGCAATCTAAATACAGAATCTTATCCCATGATTTAAAGTATGTTTCAAAAATATGATATTTCAAGTGGTACGCTTTATCGTAACTTTTTTCACTTGGAGATGAAACTGGAAGAAATAATACTTTATATTTTTCTAGAGCTGGCTTTATTTTATCTTCTTTAGTTTTATCGTAAATAATGCAAATATCAATTTGTGCGTGTTTGTCTCTGATATTATTGATATTATATTTAATATGATTCAAGTAGTTTTCATCTGTTGCTAGCAGGATTAATTCTTTCATTTAATTACGCATGTTGTAGCTTCTTTGTACTGTAAATTAAAGTTGTAGTATTTTATTATTTGAAATAAAGAGCTTTCTGGATGAACCTCAAAAGGTACTGGTTGTAATTTTTCGGCTATTTCTATTGCATTATTTAATTTTAAAATACAATCTCTTTTCCCCCATCTTACTTGATCTGGAACTGATCCATAACCATAGACATCAAATCTACATTCCGTAGGAGTATAGATGGTGTTATCTTCTAAATTATCGTAAATAGAAATATCTTTTATTGCAGTTTCATTTTCGCATGATTCATTATAACCAAAAAATGTATCTGGTCTTAATTGTATAATGTAATCAAAGATAATATTATTCTTATTTTCATATTCTAAAATAGTTTGATTTGAATGATTCCAAATTTTTAACTGACAAAAATAATTAAAAACTCCAGGCCCAAGATGTGGATTGCTATGGTGATGTTTAAATTTTGGATCCCAATTGAATTCTTCTTTTAATGGTGAAGTGTATTTTTTTATGAAAATATTTTTTGTTAAATGTTGAGTTTTTTCTATGTATATATCTGTATTTTCACCTTGCCATGTAGAGAATAAAAAATGAATATCAAAATCTTTATAATTTAAAGGTAAATTTTTAAAATGATTTTTATAATATTTATAAAAAGTTCTAGGCTGTCCGATATAATTAATACAAACTTTTTTCATAATTAAATTTTATCTTATCAGAGTGATTAGTTTTTTATTTTACTATCCACCATATATGCTCATCTCTATTTAATTCGTATTTATTATTTAAGCAAAATTCGTCTACAGCTTGACACACTCGAAAATTAATATGTTCAAAAACACCATAATCGTCTCCTATTAAAATTCCTCCCTTTTTTACTTTAGAAAAACTATTGTTAATATCATTTAAACATCCTTCATAAGTATGATCTCCATCTATAAATATAAAATCAAAGAACTCATCCTGAAAATCAATCAGACAATTACTGTTTGCTCTTATAAAAACTGAACGTTCTTTAAAATTTTCTTTTAAGGTATTTGATACAATTTTATAAAGAATGTTTCCATTTTCTCCTTCTACAGAATCACTAGTTTTATCCTCATCTGAATATTTCACATATGGATCAATTGAGTAAAGATTTAAGTTTTTAAATTTATTTAATAAATTAAAAGAATTTCCAGCATAAGCAACTCCTATTTCTGCTCCATATATTGGATCTTTAATTATATTATTTAATATATTAAATACTTTTTCATGATTTACTCTCCAAGGTCTTGATTCCGAAGACATTAAATGTTTTACTGATTCTATTGTATGCATAAATTTTATTTTATTGCTCTTATAATCTTATCTGCACATCCTTTAAATGTATAATACTCACTATATATTTGTTTTCCTAAAGTATTTTTTTTAATTATTTCTTCTTGTGATATATTATTTAAAATATCCTCAATATTGTTTATGTCTTTTATATGAATAAAAACTCCATAATCATTAAAATCTATCATATCATTAAATGGAATCCATGGTTTATCAGAAATATATACTGGAATAGATCTATGTTGTAATGCTTCGCATATTCTAAAAGATGTTGCTCCATATCCCCTTGGGCATAAAGAAAAGACGCTTCTAGACATTGTACTGGAAAATGCATCATAACTTATAGAATTTTCGAATAAATATCCATTTTTATTTTTAAGATTATCATGGAGCTTTTCTCTAATCGAGTTATTTCTTCCATATATAACTCCTATGAAGCTGGCAAAAATGTCTTTATTCTCTATTTTTATATTTGGATTTGGTTGGCAAATTAGCGGGATTGAATAATCTCCAATGTATCCTTTTCTTCCTCCTCCGCCTCCTTGACCAAAAACATATATATTTTTATATTCAAATGGATTTACTATGCCATCATCCCATTGAATGATTGTGAAATATTCTTTATTTTTATCTAAAGTATCTAAAAATCTATTAATTTCACATATATCTTGTTGCGCGTAGTCTTTTGAGATGTAGTAATTGGTCCAAAAAATTGGTAAATATGTTTTACTTGTTTGAGGCTTACTTTCTACAAACCAGTTATAAAAATATTCTTCAAATATAATTTTATTGTTTGGTGGATATTCATGGTTAGTTTTAACCATAAATGGTGTCTCTAATATATTCATTGCCATGTGCAAGTATTAAAATGTATGCAAATCGTTTCTTCTTTAGTAAAAGATTTTATATAATTAATTGATTGTTCATCTAAATTTCGAACTGAATTTCTTTCTGCTCCTGGAAATGGAAAAAAGTAATTTTTATTTAAATTTTTAATATTGAGTAGAGATTTATTGTCTTCATAAATTTTATGAATATAATATGGACCAGTTTTAAGAAGAACCATTCCTTTTTCATCTCCAGTATCATTCTTTACTACTGGAGTAGTTTTTGAAAGACCATCAATAAAATCTTTACAAATTTTATGATTAGGAATAGATGCTACGATGCTATTCCAAGTTTCATTTTCATTTCCACTACCAATGAAAAAATCATATTCTAGTAATTCATCAAATTTTTTAATTTGAATAAAATCATAATCCATATAAATACCACCATATTTATTAAGAATTTCAAATCTTAAGATATCTGATTTTGATCCAACGTTTTCTGTTATATTATAAAAATCTTTTTGTATTAATTCAAAATCTATATTATCATCGTTCCATTCTTTTACTTCGTAATCGTTATTTATTCTTTTGATTTCATTTAATGTGATGTCAAATATTGCTGGCCTTTTACCTCCTAACCATATTAAATGTATAACTTTAGGTATCATTTTAAAATTTTAGATAAAAAATTATCATATATCCAATCTTCTGGGCATATGAATTGTTTGGCAATTTCAAAGTTATTTTTAATGCTTTCTATTTTAAAATTATAAAAATCTTCATTGCAATTTTTGATTATATCTTTTAATTCCTCTAAAGATGAAAATTTAATTATCCCATTCATATCAAATATTTTACTTATATCACTTCCCCAAAAGATAGGGATTGTTCCAGTTATTAAACAATCAACTAGTTTCTCTGAAAAATACATATCATTATTATCATTTTCAATAATAAATGAATATCTAAAATCTTTAAGTGCAGTTAACTTAGAATCAATAGGGCTATAGCCTCTTCCACATATTAAATCTAAATTGTCTTTAAAGCTTTGAATAACTGAATGCCTCATTCTGTGTCCAGTGGTCCAGTTTTTTTCTGAAGCTATAATTGAAATATTTTTGTTTTTTTGATGAATTTGTCTATCGCTTGGATTAATCCAGCATCCTCCAAATGGATAGTATGAGCATTTTTGTGGATTTAAATTTATCAATTCTAAATTGTGAGTTAGAATATAATCGTATTTATCAATATTTTGGTAAGCTGCATTAAACGTTTCATAATTAATAGAGAGAGGCTCACAAATCCAAGCTATATTAGTTTTACTTTTACTAGTTGAAACTAAATTATGTTTAATCGGTCCATCTGTAAAAAAACAAATATCTAACCATGTATTATCGTCTCTATTAAATTTAATTTTACTAGGTAATACATTGCCTAGTCCAAGAGCATGAGAAAAACACCCATCTCTAAGTGAAACTTCTATCATATTAGTTAAGATGGATTACCAGCAGAGAATTAGATTATCTTTATGTGTTAAAGGAAATTCTTCTGCTCTTTTTGTATTGAAATTGCTTAGTTTTTGTTCTAATTCTTGTAGTGAGTATGAATCAATACGCCAGTCCTTGCTGATGAAGTTGCAGGTTATATATCCATGAGTAGATTTAAGAACAATATTATTTAAATAAAACTCTTGAATACTTCTAGATATTTCTGTGAATGCATAGTTACTTATGATAAGATCAAATTTTTTATCTAATCTTGCAATCTCATTAGGTCTAACTACTTTTACATTTTTTACATTTAATTTATTCAAATACTTTTCAGCTAAATTTAACGATTCGTCTAGGTCAACTAGATAATAATTTTGAATGTTAAAAAAATCAGAAATGATTTTACATTGACCACCATAACCAACGCCAATTTCTATAATATTAAAGTTTTCTAAAGAACCGCATAATTGTTTTAAGTCTGATAGTACTTTTATATATCTTAATGTAGTTGGTGAAATTTTACCAATATCTTCGTATTCGAATATAGCTGGAGATCCATATATGTCATTTTCTTTAAAATTCTGTAATTTAGAAAGATACTCTGGAAAATTTACATCAAGATATTGTTTGTATAGTTTACCTTGATCTTCTGATACGTGCTCTAAAACTTCAGTATAGTCTGAATTATTTCTAAAAAAATTAAAATAAAAATCATTAAGAGCTGCCATTTGGCATGCATTTTTATATTTATGGGTGTCACTTATGCTGCTTTGTAGTTGGTACATATATACTTTATATTGAATCTATTCGATTTATCAAATATTTTATATAACAATCCATTCTTTAGGTATTAAGTCTTCCAGTCTCCATCTTCCTTGATATGCTGGCCCAAGCCAATTCTTGGGCGCAATAACTTTATTATTACTATTTATATATGCAGCCCACCAAGCGAAACTGCTATTTGCTAGAATATTGTTCTTGCAATTAGACATAATATACATATCTTCAAAAGCGTGATTGTTTTCCATATAGATAAAATTAATCTCCTTGAATTCGTTAAAAATATTCTTTGCATGATCAATCGTGTCTGAAAAAACTAAATAATTAGAAACATTAAGAATCTCAAAAGCTTTTTTGTAATATTCTTTATCCATTATTGGATGATGATGATCTCTTCCAACATAATCCCCATACCTTAAATGTACTGAAGAGTAATTATTTAAATCAAAATTATATTTGATACGAACTGATTCTTTGATCGAGTCCTTAAATTTAAATTGATCTATTAAATCAATTTTAAAATGTTCGAAAAATTTATAAGATTGAAAATAGCCTTCTAAATCTGTATGATCTGGTATTTTAAAAATCTCTGGATTAAAGACTGCTGGATAACCCCAATTGATTTTATGCTTTAAAGTCTTTAAATCGTTGTCATTTAAAATTTGAGCAGATACATTTTTAAAACAATTTAAGAAATAATGTTGAATTCTTTTTGTTCCATCATCAAAATGCTCTTCTGTTTTAGGAATTTTAACTTCATAGCCATTTATTTTACCAATACTATAAAGAGTTGCGTATTGAAATAGTTGATTTCCAATTGCTCCATATTTTCCAAGTTGAGAAAAGGTAATCATTTTGGCCTCATATTATAAAAATTTTCCATTATTGCTTTTCCATAAGTAGCATTACCTAAGTTAATATCAGAAAAACTATCTCTTTGCGTGGCTAAATATTCATTTGAACAAAATCCTTTATTTTGATTTAAAAAATGTCTCATAAAAAATCCATCATAAGATTCATTTTTTGCTTGCCAATTAATAATTTCTGATCCTTCTGGAATATGATCTAGAATTGGTTTAAATGAAGATGAATTATATGCTATCGCATGTGTTGTCAATGCGCTCTTAATTCTTAATAAATTTGCGCTAACTCTTTCTAGCGGCTCTTTGAATTTTTCATCTGTTACGTTCATTCCAAGATAAAATATATCCCATTCTTTATCTTTTAATTCATTTAGAGATAAAGATAAATTTTTGATTGGATCATTGTGAAACTCTACATCATCTTCTAAAACTAATACGTTTTTTACATTTTCATTATTACAAATTTTTATAATTTCTCTATGAGAGGCTGTACATCCACAAGCTCTAATATTAATCCATCTAAGTTGTGGCGGTAGTTCTCCTATAAATTTAATTGCATTAAATTTAATTACTTTATTTTCTATTCCTAATTTAGCAAATTCTTCTAAACATTGATCCCATTTGTCTATTCTTTCTGGAAGATTAATGCAATATATTCTATCAAAATAATCAAATGGGTTATTCATATTATTTATTATATATTAAACCTTTAAAATCTCCATTTAAATCTGATTCTAGTACTTTAGGAAATAATTGGCATTTAGCTGATTGTTTATGCCAACCACCTTGTTTTGCAGTTATGAATTCTAAATCGCTAATTGTTGAATATTGAGAAGCTAAGACAGTTATTGGTTCTTGAGAAAATGGACTTTGTTTATTTTTAATGCTTTCATCAATTAATTGTTGAGAGGCTTCTTCTGTTTTCCATTTAGAATCTAAGTCGCCATCGTATGTTGAGACTACTTTCTCGCTAACAGATTTTGCTCCACCCATATAAGAATAATGCCATCCTCCATTTTCTATTCTTGGCATAAAATCTTTATCTCGTCTTAAAATTTGAAGGCTCATTCCAAAGCACAGAGTATTTAAATGTTTTAATCCTTCGTATTTACAAGCTACAGTACCAGTAACATTTTTATTTGTATAAATATCAACATAATGAACAAAAAACATTTGATTTAATGCAACGATTGGATAGCTTATCATTTGCTGAAATATATCTTTATTAGGAATTTCATCGCAATCTGAAATCATCACTATATCTAAATTATCTAAGTTTAACTTTTCAATTTGCTCAAAAAGCCTTATTCTTTGCTCATGTTCTTTCGCTCCAATTTTTGCATCTGGAAAAAATTTAGGCATTAGAATATCAAATCTTCCATCTAGTTGTATGGGTGAATAAATAATCTTATCCTTAAACTCTTGTAATCTATTATCTTTCCAAAAAGATAATTCTTTATCTTGACCTTGATGAGTTTTTGTGGCTTCATTAATTATAAAATAATCTACTACATCATATAATTCTTTAATTCTAAGATAGGCGATATCCTTTTCATTAAAATACATGAAGCAATCTACTAACTTCATTCTAATGTCCATTCTTCTGATGAATCAATTTGCTCTACTGAATGATTCAAGATATTCAATCTATAAAATCTTTCGTTATTAATAAAGAATCTCATTTTTTCATCAATTGCATTATTTCTCCAATATTGTTTTAATGAGTCTAGGTTAAACTTTATTCCTAAGTCTTGACAATATCTTCTAAATGTTTGTCTGATATCTTCTTGTCGTTGATATCTTTCTGGAGTTTTGCCGTTATCATAGTAATGAAGGACACAATGATTTGATCTTCCATAAATAAAATAATATTTCATGTCGCTATCAATATAATGTTTTCTTTGAGATGGTCTTTCTTCCCATGCAAACATTTTTTGATTTTTTCCATAATACTCATAAAGATCAAGATATCCTGGCCTCATGCCTTGAAGACCCCAATGAGGACTTCCTTGGAATATCATATCGTCAAAATACTTAATAAGAAAAGCTTTTTGTCTGTCAACACAACTATTTACTTTATTCTTTTCTAAGAAATTTTCTATAAAATTACGCAAGTTTTTTGCCCAATCTATATCTAATCTTTCGCAACTATCACGAATAATAAACCAATCACCGTTTTGCATTACATTTGATCTTAAAAAATCGTTCATTTGAAGATCGTGGTCATTTGACCATTCTCTATTTATGATTTTTCCTTGACCTTTTCTTGCATTTAATACTTCTGATGTGCCGTCTGTTGATCCTCCGTCTACAAAAATTAACCCATCAAAATATTGGTATATGTCTTTGGTCATATCGTCAATATTCTGCTTTTCATTTTGGGTAATACCGCATAGCCAGATCTTCATAAGGTAAAAAATTATACTAAATTATTAAGGAAATGTCCAAGCTTTTCGGTTTCTTTGTCGTTATCAATAATTTGTCTTATAGCGCTAGCTGTTGTATATTGAATAAAATACCTGTAATCTTTGCTTTCATATAGAGCTTTCAATTTTGCAATATATTCATATTCACTTTCAAAAAATAAAGTTGTTACATTTTCAATACTCCAATTCATTAAACTTTTATTTTGCGCCATTTTGCGATGCATAAATACTGGTCTTCCACAAGCCATGCTTTCAATTACTGCTATTCCATATCCTTCTAGATGTTTAATGTGTTGAGTTGCAATACTTGATTTTAAACTTTTAGTTAATTGTTCTTGAGAGCTATCTGTGTGATAATGATAATCTATATACGGAGTAATCTGCTGTAAAGCTTTACTCATATTATATTCTTGATTAAAATTCTTTTCGTATTCTGAAATGTAAATTCCAATTATATTTCCATCTGTTGGTCCATCAAAGGTACATCTATCATAGTCAACCCAAGGTTTATAATAAAGATGATTTACCTTGTATTTGTTGGCAAGAAAATATCCAACGTAATCTGCACAAAGATAATTTTTAATAATATAAAATGGATAAGCTCCATCCCAATAATCATTGCCACTATAACAAGCTAATTTGCTATTGTCTTTTAAGTGTGGCCAAATTTCATTTAATATCTCAAATTGACTTTCAAAACTCGTAATAAATATTACTTCTGGTTTGAGGTCTAGTATTTCTTGCTTATTTAAAGCTTTGACATTTTTATGTTGGAATTCAAGATCTGCTTTTTCTTGAGTCCAAGATGTATTCCAAGCCCATTGATTAAATTCTTTTGGTGGAAAATTGGTTGGGATATATTCATTGCTTGGTAAAATTAAAGTATGACCAAGCTTATAGAGTGCTTTTGCTATATTTTTTGTTAAATTTAAATGTATATCTGGCCAAAGTATATTCAATAAGATATTATATACTTAAAAAATAAAAAATCAAAATTAATCTTGAACAACTCCAGGTGCAAAATTATTTGGAACTGTTGTGCCAGTATTTCCAACATTAGCTGTTGGAGTTGAAATATCTTCTCTGGTTGGGACGGTTGTATTTACTGGTTGATCTAAATTAATAGTTGTATTTGTGGTAGCAGTTGCTGGACCAGCTGATACTACTTGTGTTCTCATGGTATCTGCGTATAACTTTTGTGCTGTTCTTTGGGCTGCTTCCAAAGCTAAAGCTTGATTTCTTGCTGCGAAAAGTGCTTGAGCAATAACATTTGCAGCTGCATAAGGATTTACTCCAATATCAAATCTTTTAAATCTAAAAGATGTTCTGCCATCTTTAGATCCTTCTGCTCCATAAGAAAAAGCTGCTCTAAAACCAAGTACTCCTGGTATTTGGTCACTAAAACCTACATTTGCTATAAATGTATCTTCTCCAGTGTGAGTAGCTATATTTGGAGGCGCAGTATGATATAAAGAAATATGAGTAGCAAGAGCATTTGCCCAAGACGTATAACTTGCATTTGAAGCGCTAATGTTTGCAGCGAATTTAGCTTTAATAGCATTAAAATCTCCGTTTGCTACGAGTTCACTTATTCTGACTTTAAAAGATCCTTCACATCCAGCTTTCGCTTTATCTTTTCTATTAATAAAAATTGCAGCTATGCAGCATATTTTTTCTTGTCCGCCAGTAGTATTTACTGTTATGTTGAATCGGTCTTCTCCTGATTTACTTGTTACTAATAATGGAGACAACCAAATTTGACTAGTTAAATAATAATCTCGTGGTTGAATTTTATCTATTCCGTAATACATTCTGAAAACTCTCATTGCAAAATCTTTACATTTGAATATGTATGCTGCATTATCTCCCTTGTCTATTAATTTAGCTTTTCCAGATTTATTTATTTTAGTTTCATTGTCTCTTCCAACTTGCAAGTACCTGTCTGCTATTTTTCCTGCGTGATCTTTATCTAAACTTTCTCCAGCAGTAGCAGCGAACTTTTCTTTTATCCAAAATGCTACAGATTCTCTAGGGTCTCCTGGATTGGTTATACTAGTATATTCGTAATCCCAAGTAGGATCACCTTGCGCAAATGCAGTTCCTAATTGCATTGGAACACCTGACATCATTTGAACTTTTAGTTGTTGACCAACGCCAGTTTGAAATCCATCACCATCTACTGGTATTGCTGTTCCAGCGTCTTCATTGAAATTTTTTCTTATTCCTGCTTCACAATCAAAAACGCTACTTACTGTCTCAGCGGTACATCCACTGGTTTCTGCATCTGGACTTATGCTACTTATATTATTATCATTTACTTCATAAATATGATAATCATTGTTGCCTAAATTATTTAAAGCCATATAAATATATACACCGTTTTTTAGTTAAATTTATAAAATGTATCATTTTATTCAATATAAAATGGAGCTAAAGGCAATTCTTTTAGACTTGGACCCGAAGAGAATTGAACTCTTGTCTTTTAAAAATCTAAATTAAAATACTACAAGTTTAGTTATTTTTATTTTTAGCTTTGTATAGATAAACAACAAACATACTCAGCGATTTTATTTTGAGTATTGAATATAAAAAGAATAAAAAAACTATTTATAATCAAACATCTAATTACGCAATATTCCAATAGATGTGTCATGGATATCACGCTGTAGACTTTAGGCTACAGAAGCGGTCAATTCAACAAGAGAAGCTCTTGCAGAGATATGACCTTTATATTTTGCTGTTTTGGCAGTTAATATAAGTGAAACTTTTTAAGGAGTCCTCGATTCAACCTCCACTTGCATTTTAAGTTATTTTCTTAAAATCGAAACCAGTACGGGCCCAATGTTAAAGAACTAATTAATCTTACACATTATAAAGCTTTTAATAATCTTTGGCAATCTTTTTTATAAACAAAATTAAATTTGATTCTTGATCCATTAATATCTGAAATTAATTGAGGCATGGCAATACATGGATATTCACTTGGTTCATCATAAATATTCTCATTAGAGATATTGTAATGCTTTACGCATTTATATGAGTAAACTGTCCATCTAGCTTTATTTTTTATAATCTCCATTTATATGTATTATAAATAAAATTTGACAAAAGTTTAAAATTAAAATAGTATATAAGCACATAGTTCCCAATTAGAGCAGTTTGTTGATGTCAAAAAATCAACTATCAATCCCTGAGATAGCAATGTCATAAGGGCTGACAACTATTAAAACCTTCATTTGTACATTGTATGGCTAAAGAAGGAAATGTAGCTATAGGCATCGCAGAATGTAGTGATCGAAGCTACCTCTGATCCATAAGTGCGATGGCCCGTTCATCACTGAGATCGTGGTGAAATTTGGAGTCAAAAGAAAAGTTGGATTGATAATACTTAACTTCAGATACAACAAATCTGGAGGTAAAGCCCTTTTGGATATCAAAGAAAAGTTATAAATAAAGAGAAGAACTATTTCTTAATTAAGTGATTCTGTATTATATCAAAATTACGATCTAATTTGGCTTCTATTCTATCAAAGTAATCATCAAAAGATTCTTTAGTAACATAAGTAGTTGAAATTTTTAAAGCTAAATCTGATATTTCTTGTTGATGCTTTCTGCCCTCTGCTTCCATTTCTTTTCTTAAAGTTATAAAATCACTAAAAGTTTTATCGTTGATTTCTTTCATAAGATTCTCTTGTTTATCAAAAAGAGAAAATACTCTAGTAAATAACCATCCACCTAGAAACGATAATGCTCCCAAAACAACATTAAATAATAATGTAATATCTAAATTCACATATATATTTACACTATATATTATATAGAGTGTAAATAATAGTATGGCATGCGGAAGTAATTCAAAAGCAAATTTTCCTAGTTATTTAAATAGTATTTTAAAAGATATTAATAATGGCAACGATGACGAACTGAAGAGTTGCGCTTGTTCATTAAAAATTCCTACCACAAACGCAGGATGCTTTATAAGTGACGGCGGTATAAATGGAGCTTTTCCATTTTGCTTAATAAATGGTACTCCAGCAGAAACAGGTCCAGATACAGATTATCCAATATCATTTAAACTAACTGATTTAATGAAATGGTACTGGACTGGAGATAAATATAAAATAAAAATTAATTGGAGCGGCACAGAAAGAGGAGATTGCGGAAGAAATGGAGCACAAACTCAAACAGCAGATTTTGATTTTCAAGAGAGTGATTTTTTAGCAGAAAAAGACAAGAAAAAAAGAGTATGCATTCAAAGTGCGACCAATGGTACTGCTAGTTTTAGTGGCAGTATCGTATATTATTGGCCAAGTACAAACCCATGCTGTGGAGATCCTCCAGAATGTCCAGATCCATATACTGAAACTTTTACATCATCAGTTGAAGTTGGTATAGATTTTGAAAATACATACATAGAAAACAATGGTACAGTTTGGCCTAAATTTAATTATGGTGGTGAATTTAGTAATGTAAGATGTGGGGATCCAGAACCAAAAGTTGGAGATGCTATGTCAGCTGGAACAAGAGCTAAATTCGAAGGAAAATCTTTAGATCCATTATATTTTTGTTGGACTCCAAGTTGGGGCTCAAATGCTGCTTGGGGTTGGAGTGGAAGTATTAATATAACAGTAGAAATAACTTATTTAAAATAATTTTAAATGTCTTCTTTGTTACCAGAAAAAATAATCTCGCAGTACTCTTTAAGTTCGTTAAGGATGTAATCTTTCATAGAATCAAAATTAATAAAATCAATATAACTTGGTCCTTTTTCATCATCTGTAATAATTTTATATTTATTAATGCTTTCTAAAATATCGCATTTGTTTATAATTAATTTATTTGTGCCAGAAATTTTAATCGCTTGTTTTAAATGATTTAACCTCAACCAATTAACTATTCTTTTTCTACCTGTAGTAGAACCAAATTCTTTTCCAAGATCTATAATTTTATTAAGATCTTTATCTTGCCATAATAATTCTGGAAATAAAGGGTCTACTCCACTTTTAGTATCATAAATTTTTGCTACTCCAATAATATTTCTTATCTTTTTAGGACTAAAACCTAAAGAGCAAGCTGAATAAGGAAGAGTTTCGCTACTTGTAACATATGGATAATCTCCATAATTTAAGTCCAGCCAAAAACTTTGAGCACCTTCACAGAGTATATTTCCATGAAGCTCACCATCCCAAAGATATTGTTTATCTAGATAATCTTTCGCAAGTTTACCAACTCTTAAAGCTTTGTCAGCATAGCAAGGAGCAATACCTTGACCAGTTGTACCAAGTTTTGGTTTTAAAAATTTAAGATCATACTGAATATGTCTTTCAGTAATGATATGAGCTTTTTGGCTTACCTTAATTAATGATGTATCAAATCCTTCTTTTTTAAGATAATCTATTTCATCAAAAAATTTATCAATGTTGATAACGCAATTTGGACCGATGATGCTAAGTTTATTTTGGAAAACTCCACAAGGAATAATATGAGTTTTATACTTTTTATCATTAAGATAAACTGTATGACCTGCATTGGGGCCACCATTCCAACGACAAACAATATCATAATTTTTGCTAATAGCATTACTTATTTTACCTTTTCCTTCATCTCCCCAAGCTAATCCAAAGATAATATCTACTGAATTTATCATTTATAAACTATTGTATATTAAATATAAAATAAAATCAAGTGTAATTTTTAATATATGCCATGCGCCCTAACAGAACCAAGCAATTATCCAGGCTATCTTAAAACTATTCTTAAAGAGATAGAGGTCGGGAATGATGAAGAATTAAAAGCTTGCGCTTGTTCTTTAAAAAGTCCAGTTACAGATGAAGGTTGTGTAATAGTTGATGAAGATGGCAAGGTTGGGGCTTTCCCATTTTGTTGCAGTTTAGTGACGGATGGAGTTGGTGATAACACCAGTTATCCATTAAAATTAACGCTAAAACAAGCTATGTTACTGTATTGGCAAACTATAGATTTTACCCATAACATTATCCCAACAGCCAATTATACAGTATATGGTCAACCACCAGGAGAGTGTGGGGCAGCGGGGGGTAGCGGAGTTGATCAAACAGATAGTGATAGTATCTTGATTGCAGATGCAGGTTTTAACATTGTTACAAAAGCTAAACAAAGAGTGTGTCCATGCCATATATATTTGTTATATGCTTTTCCTGATGCTAGTCCACAAATATTAGGATATTTTTTCTTTGGAAGTGAATTAAAAATGAAATATAAAAAAGAAGGAGAGATTTATTATTTTTATCCAAAGTTTGAGATGAGCAGAATTGGAGATTATAATTTTGCTTGGTCTATAAATGAATTCTCTTCTGGAGACTGTCCATGTGTTTGTTGTTCCCCATATTTAACATATACAGATTTTCAAGTAAAAATAAATGGAATTGAAGCATCTGAAGCACCTATTAAAGTTTCACTTTGTAATTCAAATGGAAGTTGTGCTGTTTGTAATAATTTAAAATCAGATATTTGGGCAACTTTTAGTACTTTAGAATTTAATACTTCACCTACTTTATCTTAATGAATCATAATAAAATTATTGAAATTATTTTAAAAAATCAAGGTGTTTTAGTTGGAAGTTACATTAGAGAATGGTTAGGTAATGGCAAACCCATGGATAATGGATGGAACGATATTGATATAAAATGTCCAATAGAAAATATAGAAAAGATACAAAAAGAAATTAAACAAATTGATCAATTAATAAATTTAGATTTTAAAGCTACATATTTTGATTCAAGTAATAGTGGATATTCAAGTAATTATTTTACTTATGACGGAAACTTTAAATTATGCAATAATATATATCCAAAGTATAATTTTGCTAGCGATCTCTGGTTAGATTTAACTAAAAAGAAAATATGTATATTTTTAAATACTTCGCCTATAGGAAGAAAATTAAATTTAGAAGATAAATTTAAAAATAACAATTGGAAATTATTTTATAGATATAGTATCAAGGACCCTTATTTGATTGAGTAATTTTAAAACCCTAGTGTAATTATTGATATGCCATGCGCCCTAACAGAACCAGGTAATTATCCAGGCTATCTTAAAACTATTCTTAAAGAGATAGAGGTCGGGAATGATGAAGAATTAAAAGCTTGTGCGTGTCAATTAAGATCTCCAGTTACAGATGAAGGATGTCTAATAACAGATCAAGCTGGTAAGGTTGGGGCTTTTCCATTCTGTTCTACTTTAGTAACAGATGGAGTAGGAGATGATACTGCATACCCACTAAAATTAACTCTTAAACAAGCCATGAATTTATATTGGCAAACAACAAATTGGAAATTTTCAGCAAGCGCCCAATCTTCTTCTTCTTGTGGTAATAGTTGGAGTATTAATTATACTCAAAACAAAAGAATAACTTCTAGCGAAGTACCTCCAAGTAAAAATCTAGTATGTCAAAATATTTTTCAATATATAACCGACTATAATGGCTCCGCTTGTGGAGTAGATGGATGTACTCCTTTTACGGGTAATTATCTAATGTCTTCAATATTTGAAACATTCAGTAATCAAATTAAATACAAAAAAGAAGGTGATATTTATTATTTTTATCCTTTTTTTTATTTAGGAACCGTAGGAACTTATGGAACATGCGCTGGTACACAACAAAGTATAGCTACATCTTGCGATGGATTTGGTTGGAGTAGCGGTAGAAGCTATACTGTTAATGTTAAAATTTTAAATGAAACAGTTACTACTCCATTAAGGATATATGAGAAAATATTTGATCCTACCGAAGATTGCAGTTATAGTGGAAGTAGTAATATTTCTATACTAGAATTTATTTGATGAATCATCAGTTTATAATAGATACTATTATAAAAAATAATGGTATTATATTAGGTGGATATGTAAGAGAATGGATAGGAAATGGAAGCCCATCAAATTATAATTGGCAAGATATAGATATAAGATGTCCAAAAGATTCAATAGAAAAAATAAAAAAACAAATTCGTTCTTTATATCCTAATTTAATTTTAGATTTTTCACCAAATGAATATAGTGGATACAGGAGTCCTTATTCATGTAATCTTATACAATACGATGGAGAATTTAAAACTGTAAAATATCTTGGAGAACAAGATTATGTGGATTTAGCTAAAAATAAAATATGTATATATTTAAAAAATATTAGCGTAGGTAGAAAATTAGATTTTGAGCAAAGATTAATTAATGATGGTTGGAAGATAGAGTTCCCTTATTTGATGAAACCATAGTGTAATATATATTATGTTTAAATATATACTTGGATTATCAGCTTTTCTACTAGCTTCTTGTGCTGCATTTTTTTCAGTCAAAGGAATAGCTCTTTTATTCGCAGCTAGTTTTTGGAGCGTTGCAATAATGGCTGGAAGTTTAGAAGTAGCTAAATTAGTTAGCGCAAGCTATCTTTATAGATACTGGTCAGTAATACATGATTTGCTTAAAAAATACATGTTATCTGCTACTATATTACTTATGTGCATAACAAGTCTTGGTATCTTTGGTTTTCTTTCTGATGCTTTTCAACGTAATTTCTCTCAATATTCTTTAAACTTAAATAAAATTCAAAGTTTAAAATCTCAACAAAACTTCTATATATCTCAAATAGATTTCAATAAAAATAAATTAAAAGATCTTATAGAATTGCAAAAGACATATCAAACATCTTTAGATAATGCTGTTAAACAAGATGTTACTACAACTAAAACCACTGGCGGAGGATTCTTTAGTTCAGCTAAAACCGAAAAAGTAACAGACATTAAATTAGTAGAAAGCAAGAATAAGATCATTGAAGGATCTCAAAGCAATATTAATAATTTATTCTCTCAAATATCCACGGTAACTTCTGATCTTCAAAATCTAGAAAAACAAAGTTTAGAGAATAGCCAAGAAATAATGAAGCTCGAAAGTGATAATACTAAAGGTGAAATTGGCACATTTAAATTTGTAGCAGATGCATTTGGATTAAAAATAGAAACTGCTGTTAGAATATTTATTATATTAATTGTTATTGTTTTTGATCCACTAGCAGTATGTTTGGTTATAGCCTATAATTCAATGATTAAGAAAATAGAAAATCAAGAAGCGCCAAAACCAGAACAAAAGATTCAAAATATTATAGAAAAACCACTAGATACTTTTAAAGCTATATATGAGAACCTACATAAGAATTTTAAACGCGGAACAAAGACTGAACATAATCCAGACTTAGCGGATCCAAGTTTGACACAATAAGTATTGTGTATATAATATTATGAGCTGCAATTGTTTAGAGCCTGTTATATTTTCATTAAGCGCTACGACATCTCAAGCGAAAGTTGGCTTTTCATGTTTGAATGGTCAAGGTAGTCAAAAATATCTTAATTTTAGCGCAAATGGCAGTAGTTACAGATCGGGTTATTCAACAAACAATCCAGGCACATGGACAGATGACTGGACGTACAATACGATAAAACAATCTAGATATATTTATATGGTACAGGAATATGGTATAATTACAGTTTATGAAGATAAGAATTTTATATATCAAGGTACATATGATATATATGATGGCGATTCTTTCAACCTCTATACAGATGCTACATTAACTACTAATCCTCCAGGGATCCAATGTGAAATTGTTGATGAAGAAGATCCTGTTTTAGTACCAGTTGTAATTGAAGCAGAAGATGTTCTAACTGGACCTACTGAAGCAGGTTTACTTGAGGCTGAATTTTGTACTTCTCAGATAATAAATTGTCAGTTTGTTGGTCGACCAGCCTCATGTAGCTCTAATAATTGTTACAATATAGACGAATGCTTTGAAGGGAGTTGTGATGGACCTGAAATATCATGTCAAGCTGGGACTGCTACCCCGACTTGTGGGGATCCTTGTGATCGATCTATACAATGCACTAGTGGACGAACTAAGTATAATAATGATTATGTTTATTATGATTGTAGGTTTTCCGCCTCAAATGGATACGAAGAAACCAAAAACACGCTTAGGAATTTAAGTAATCGAGCCTTAGCAAATGAAGTGACAGATGATTTTGTATATCAAATATGCAAAGAATCTACTACTAAAAAAATACAAAAATTAAAAACTAACATAATTGGTACTTGTGAACCATTAACGAACCCTGATGAGAATTGGAGTTCATTTAGTAACGGTATTGTAGTTTCAGCTAAAGTTGTTAATAATATACCAACAGCTCAACAAGCAATTTTTAGAGTTTGTGTGCCTAAAGAAAATGTGGATAAAAGCATTGAAGTAAAAGGAAAGTTTTATCTTTATATAGGTGCAACTTGTGCGTCTTGTTGTGTGGATGAAGATAACTTTGGTGGAACCATAGTAGCCACAGAGCCTGTAACAATCTTTCCTAATAATAGTCCAATTATGATAAAAGGAGGCATTGAATATTTTTATAAAGATGTGCAAATCACTTACCATAATGGTACATATTCTCAATACGCTGGACAAACAATAGACGCTTGTTTTACTTTAATTTCTTTGAAATAATATAATTACCGTTTTACGCACAAACATTTTAATATTTTTTAATTCTATAATTCTTATTAGAAGGATCTATTTTAAGAATATGAGCTTTAGCTTTTAATAAACCTTCTTTAGATGGAGGAAATACTCCATGAAGAAAGTTATCACTTTTGCTGTAAACAGCGTAGTATTTAGCTTGTTTCGTCTTTTTTAGTTTGTTCTTCTTTTTCATTTACCATTTTCATAAGATGCTCTTTTAGAGAGTCTTTAGCTTTTTCACAAAAATCTTGATTTAACTTACCACAACAATGTTTGAACTTTTTACCAGTAGATGGACAAACCATATTTCTTGGTACTTTTGGATATATTCTTACTATTGGACTAAATTCAGTTGCTCTAGCATATTCAATTGAGGTTAGTTTATCTATATTGTCTTTGTTCATATTATATTGTACTGAATTAAGTGTAAATTTCTAATATATGCCATGCGCTTTAACAGAACCAGGAAATTATCCAGATTATCTTAAACGTATTCTTAAAACGATAGCTGTTGGAAATGATACCGATTTAAAAACTTGTGCATGCTCTTTAAGATCTCCGCTAACGACTGAGGGTTGCCCAGCAATAGGTGGAGATGGAAAGATTGGAGCTTTCCCATTTTGCACACAAGAAAGCGCAGACAGTAAATATGCAATATGGCCTTTGGAAAAGGCCATGGAAACCTATTGGCGCGTAAGGGCTTGGGACTTTAGCGCAGCAGTAACAGTAAAACCTTTTGAAGATGACGAATTTTTGGTTACAACCTCCATAAAAAACATTAGAAGCGCAGCTAATAAAGAGTCAGACCTAGTGTGTTTTAATGAGTTTGTAGACCCAGAAGAGGCCTATAAATCCGCAGATATATTTTTCGGCCCCCTTTCTTTCGGAAACCAATTTTTACAAAAAGTAGATAATTTATATTACTCTGGTTTAGGGGGATATTTTTCTAATGATTTATTCAATCCTTTAGTTGAACTAGAGTTTTCTTTTGGGGCAGATGTCAATATATATGGAAATGATTTTCCTTTTTCTGTTCTAGGGGCTAATTTAAAAATCAGCGTCAACGCTTATATGGAAGATCAGCCAGATTTTTACAACCCCGCTATCGGTTGTACGGCAAGTCTTACTCCGAGTTCATATTGGCCTTAACCACGCATAACACTGAATCTGAAATAAATTAAATAAAATCTCATTTTCCATGAGCGAATCCCTCATACATGCTATTTGGACTATTTCTAACTGCTTGTATAGTATTATTCCATAGGCCACCGCGCATATCTTGTAAACTCCTAAATCCAAGATAACTCATAGAACTTCTTAAACCATTGGTAAAATCATATACAATATCTTCAATAGTTTTGTTTTCAATAATTGGAATCAAGGTATTATCACCCTCAACAAACAGATTCTTTTTAGTTCCATCGTACAAATCATAATCTTCAACAACATCTTGACTAGCCATTCCTCTATATTTAGCAAATCTTTTGCCATCTATTTCAATGATATTCTCGTCATCAACAACATCAGATAAGCCAGCAAAAATTCTCCCACAAATAACAGCATCACATCCACTAGCAATAGCTTTAACTAAATCTTTCGGATATCTAATACCACCATCAGCAAGAATACTTGGCCTATGAGCTGGATTAGGTTTATCTTGTTTAAATAAATCAATTTGAGAAAGCTCCCAATTTCTTACGGCTTTCCAAGCGTAATAATTTCCAGTTAAACTAGGGCATCCGATTCCAGTTTTAACTTGAGTTAAACACATAGATCCTGGACCGATCAAATGTCTAAATCCATCTGCTTTTAAATTAGCAAGTCTATAAACACTCTCTTTAGTCAAAGTATTACCCACGATAACATCTTGAGAAAATCCAGCCGTCTTATACCATCTTAAGAAATCTTCTACATTTTTAGCTAAACCATTAGCTGTGTCCAAGAAATAAAGATTAGTAAATGTATTTGTAGCTCTAATTCTTTCTTCTGCATCTTTTAGTCCAATCGCAGTAACGCAAAAATCGCTAGCATCTTTAATAAGTTTAGCTTTAGCTCTTTGATCATCAACAGACATAAATCTATGTAAAACTCCAGCCGCTCCAAGTTTATTCATTTTAATACACGACTTAACAGAAGATACTGTATCCATTGGCGAAAGCAATATTGGAATTTTTATATTGCAGTTTCTTGATATCTTAGTAGTGGTATCTACTTCTTTTCTGGAAGTGATGTCTGAAAAATTTGGAAGTAACGAAATATCATCGTAACTTAAGGCTTCTTTAAATTCTTGTTTTTGCATTTATTTATATTAGACTATTCTTTATAAACAATCAAGAAAATAATTGACTTAAAAATAAAAAACATTTAATATATAATCTTATGGTTCAAACAATTATATGCATAGCGATAGGAATTGGAATAGCTATAAAATGGCATTTCTTTCAAAATGAATAATAGAATATCATTTATAGAAGCTGCGATTGAAACCGCCAAAATCTGGTCAAGTAGATCAGAAGATCCACATAAAAAAGTTGGAGTATGCATCTTAAATAAAGATGGTAGAGTATTATCTGTAGGATATAATGGTTTATTACCTAAGTTTAATATTAATGAAGACTTCTTTAGCGATAGAGATAACAGAAGGAAATATATGATCCATGCTGAAATTAACGCTTTATCTTTAGTTAAAAGAGGAGATCAACCACATTTACTAGCTTCAACTTTATTGCCTTGCTCGAATTGTGCTACGAATATTGTTGCATATGGAGTTAAAAGTGTGGTATACTCAGAAGACTATGACAAAGACACCACTGCAAAAGAGATATTTAAATTTTACAATATAGAGTTAATTAAAATATGAAATATATAATACTATTATCATTTATAGCTAATTTCGCAGCCGCTCAATCTGGAGCCGTATACGAAACATACAAGACTACAGGAGGTGGAACAAATCAATCTGATGGTACAATTTTTAATAAACCATTCCAAGAATATAATTATGTTAAAACCGCTAGAGGAATAGAAGTATATCAAACGTACAAAACTAAGAGTGGAAACGGAACTAATCAATCCAATGGAACTATATTTTCAAAACCATTTCCAGAGTATTATATAGTTAACAATAAAATTTATAGAACATACAAGACCCATTATAAATCTACTAATCAATCTAGTGGCACAATATTTGCCCAACCATTTGAGGCAAAAAATATCGATCCAAGTGTTAATACTAAAGCTTTAAAAGAAAATATACAAACCCAAGTTCGAACTCAACAAATTCGTACTGGGCAAGATTATCCAAGATACGATGGAACTGGAGATATATCTTATGGAGAATAACAAATGATTGGATTAACTGGAGTAGCTCGATCTGGAAAAGATACTTTTTATTCTATCTTAAAAAGATATCTAGAAGAAAAAGGAATCAAATCCCAAAGACTAGCTTTTGCTGATGCATTAAAAAATGAACTATACGAATTTACTAAAGATAAATTTAAAATAGATTTACTAAATTGCAGTCCAGAAAACAAGGAAATAGTAAGACCACTTATGGTTGCTTATGGAAAATGCAGAAGAATACAAACAGAAGGAAAATACTGGACTTCTACTATTCAACCAGAAGTAAACAAATTAATTGCTAAGAACATTGTTCCAATCGTCACGGACGTAAGATATATAGAGTATAAAGATGATGAATATTCTTGGATAAAATCTCATAATGGTATTCTAATACATATTTCAAGAAAACTAGATGATGGTTCTTTGGTCCCTCCAGCAAATATAGAAGAAAAATCTAATGATAATAAGCTTAAAGCTGTATCTGATATAAGTATAGCTTGGGAGACTTGCCAAGACGTTAATTTTTTACATGAATTAATGCAAAAACAATTAAAAAATGTTTACGAAAAATACTTACAAAATAAAAAATAATATGAACAAACAAATAGACGACATTACTTTAGTCAAGAGTATAAAAGAAAAGAATGATGAAGAAGCATTGAAAACTTTAATTCAAAAACATTCTGCTCTTTGCAATTCTTTATATAAAAAATACTCAACTCCAATGGTTGCATCTGGAGTTCATCTTCAAGACGTAATAGATCAAAAAGATTATATGGTCTACAAATCGGCATTAAGTTTTGATGAAAATAAAAACTCTAAATTCTCGACTTGGTTATATAATCAAGTAAGATATCAATGCCTTAACTGTATGAATGAAAATAGTCATTATTTAACCCTTGAAACTGATAAACTAAACTATTTAATAGAAAAGAATACTCCAGTTCAAAAAGAGTATAAAAATATTAATGAATATATTATGAATATTATTGATTCTTGCTCAGATGAAAGAATACAAAAGATATTCAAAATGAGATATTTAAATGATTCTAATAAAAAAATGCCTTGGAATAAAATAGCTAAAAAATTAAAGATAAGCACTCAAACTGCTATCAATATACATAATAAAGCCATTAAACTATTAAAAACTAAAGTTGAGAGTAAAAATTGTTTTGACAAAATATAAAAAAAGAGATACAATATAAAAATGAATAATACAAATCAAAACACAAATACAAACAAGAACCAAAGCGAGCTGGGCGCACTTTGGAAAAAGAAGAGCAAAGCAGGAATGTCATTCCTATCTGGTTATATTAATGATCACGATGGTCAAAGAATTGACGTTGTAGTTTTTGCTAACAGCAAAAAGACAAATGAAAAAGCTCCAGATTATAGACTATATGTATCTAAGCCTTTAGATAATCAAAATAAGACTACCGCTTCTGCACCAGCAGCTAAAACTGCCACAGTCAAGAAGGTTCAACCAGTTGTTGAAGAGGATGAAGATGACATCCTATGAGTTTAGCGTTTAACTTACCAATAAATTCAGTAAGTTTTGGTCAGATATCTACATTAATTCTTAGAGAGTTATATAATTCTAAGGTTAATGTAGGTATTTTACCTATTGGTAACGTTGATCTATCTACTCAATCAGATTTAAGTCAAGAATTTGGAAATTGGCTACAGCAGTCAATCAATTCGTCCTTAGAAACATTTAATCGAAAAAATAAAATATTTAAACTATGGCATCTTAACGGCTCATTTGAGAGTTATTCCAACGAGCAAGTTTTACTTAGCTTTTACGAACTTGATCAACCTACAAAAGTAGAGTTAAATACTGTAAAAAATAACCATAAAGTACTTTTTTCTTCAAAAGAAACAGTAGAAATATTTAAGAATCTTGGATGCAAGAACGTAGAATATATTCCATTAGCATTTGATAAGTATAATTTTAATAGAATAGATAAGTCTTATTTTGTTGACGATAGAATTGTTTTTAACTTGGTTGGTAAATTAGAAAAAAGAAAACATCATTTAAAGCTGATTAAACTTTGGGCTCAAAAATTTGGTAATAATAAAAAATACGCATTACAATGTTGCATATTTAATCCATTTATGAAGCCAGAAGATCAAAACGCTCTTGTTTCTCAAGCCTTAGAAGGTAAAACATATTTTAATATTAACTTCTTGCCATTTATGGGACAAAATAAAATTTATAATGATTTCTTAAATAGTGGTAATATCGTATTGGGCATGAGTGGAGCAGAAGGATGGGGATTACCAGAATTTCATTCTGTAGCGATGGGAAAGCATGCAGTAATAATGAATGCTCATGCATATAAATCTTGGGCCAATAAAGACAACAGTGTCTTGGTAGAGCCTAGTTGTAAAATTGAAGCATACGATGGAATGTTCTTTAATAAAGGAGCGCCATATAACCAAGGCAATATCTATGACTTTAGTGAAGAAGAATTTATTAATGGTTGTGAATCAGCAATCAAAAAAGTGGAAAGCGACAAAGTAAATAAAGAAGGACTAAAACTTCAAGAAGAATTTACTTCTGAAAAATTTATTGAAAATGTACTAAGTCATTTAAAATAATGCCACTATATACATACATTAATCCTAAAACAAAACAAACAATAGATATTGTACAATCAGTACATGACGAACATATTTATATAGATAAAAATGGATTACAATGGAGTAGAGTATTTACTGCTCCAGAAGTTAATACTCATGGAACATTAAAAGCAGAAACCTCAGAAAAGCAATTTTCGGAATTTACAAAAAATCGTAAAGGCACACTTGGAGATCTTTGGGACCAAAGCGCAGAGCTTTCAGAGAAAAGAAAAAAAGTTTATAGTGGACAAGACCCAGTAAAAAAGAAATATAAGAGTGATTGGAGCAAAAAAAGAAAAGGTCGCGTACACCCTAAAGACGACTAAAAGCAAATTGTTTATAACTTATTAAAATTTTCTTTCTTTAATTTAAAAAAAGATGTAATATAGTTTTTGTACTAGTTACATTATGAATAAGAACACAAACGTTAAAAAAAGAAATGGCTCTACTGAAAAGTTTAATATAGAAAAAATAAACAAAGTAATCAACTGGGCAATTGATGGTTATAGCGGGGTTAGTTTAACAGATATTGAAATTAATGCTAAAATTAATATTCACGATGGAATCAACACGAAGGAGATTCATAACCTATTAATTGAAAGTGCAGCAAATTTGATTTCAATTGAAAAACCAAACTATCAATACGTTGCAGCTAGATTATTAAATTATCAACTCAGAAAAGATGTTTGGAAAGGTAAACATGCCCCTAGACTATCAGAGTTTTTAAATCAAAATATTAAAAATAAAGTTTATGACTCAAGTATTTTAAATGACTATTCGGAGGATGAGATAAATAAGATTGGAGAATTCATTGACCATGATAGAGACTTTATTTTTACTTACGCTGGAATCAAACAGCTTTGCGATAAATATTTAATTAAGAATAGAACTACTGGAGAAATTCATGAAACTCCACAATTTGCTTATATATTAATTGCAGCTTATGCTTTTGCAAAATACCCAGTAGAGACAAGACTTTCATATGTTAGAAAATTTTACGATGCTATTAGTAAACACAAGATCAATCTCCCAACACCAGTAATGGCAGGAGTTAGAACATCTAGTAGAAATTATGCTAGTTGTTGTTTAATTGGAGTAGATGATACAAAAGATAGTATTACAGCTAGTGCTACTGCGGTAAGCATGGCTACTGCTAATAGATGTGGAATTGGAATTGATATAAGTAAAATTAGAGCTATTGGATCTTCTATTAAGAATGGAGAAGTTGTACATACTGGTTTAATTCCATTTTTAAAAATATATGAAAGTAGCGTAAAAGCATGGCAACAGAATGGATTGAGAGGTGGTAGCGCGACTTGCAATATTCAATGGTGGCATTATGAAATCGAAGATATCGTTGTATTAAAAAATAACGCAGGAACAGATGATAATAGAGTTCGTAAACTTGACTATACAGTTGGCATGAGTAAACTATTCTATGATAGAGTATTAAAAGATGAAGATATCACTCTATTTAACAACGCAGAGGTTCCTGAGCTTTACGAAGCATGGGGAACAAAAGATTTTGATAAAGTATATAAAGAATGTGAATCTAAAAAATTAAAATTAAAAAAGAAAATGTCTGCTCGTAAACTATTTTCCCTTATTATCAAAGAGAGAGTTGAAACTGGTAGGATTTATATTTTAAATGTAGATCATGCAAATAATCATGGAGCATGGTTAGATAAAGTTACAATGAGCAATCTTTGTACAGAAGTTATTCATCCTACGATTCCATTAAATGATTATCACGATAAAGAAGGCGAAATTGGGATGTGTATTCTTTCAGCAGTAAACATGCTAGAAATAAAAAACTGGCAGGATCTTGAAAAGACTTGCGATCTTATCGTAAGATTTTTAGACGAAATCATTGAGCTTCAAGATTATTTTAATATTGCTGCTGAAAATTTTGCTAAAAAACGTAGAAGCCTTGGAGTTGGAATTACCAATCTTGCAGCTTTTCTTGCTAAAAATGAATTGAAATATAGTTCCGATAAGTCATTGTCAGTTGTCGATGAATGGATGGAGCATTTTCAATATTATTTATTAAAGAGTAGCGTCGAATTAGCTAAAGAAAAGGGCAAATGCGATAAGTTTCATAGAACCAAATATTCAAAAGGTATACTTCCTATTGATACTTACAAAGATAAAGTAGATGAACTAGTCAAAAGAAAATTATCACTTGATTGGGATAAATTAAGAAAAGATATTAAAGAATTTGGTTTGAGACATTCAACCTTATCTTCTTGTATGCCTTGTGAGAGCAGTTCTGTAATTCAATGCTCAACAAACGGAGTAGAACCTATTCGTAGTCTTATAACATATAAAACTAGCAAAATGGGCAAACTTCCAGTTATGGTTCCAGGAATTGGAAAGTATGACGAGAATTATGAATTAGCATATGATTTAAAAGATAACTCTGGAGTACTTAAAATTAATGCAGTAATCCAAAAATATATTGACATGGCTATATCAACTAATGTATACTACAACTATAGTCATTATGAAAACAATATTCTTCCAGATGCTAAAGTTATGAAAGAGCTTATTTACGCTTATAGCCTTGGATTGATTAGTTTGTATTACAATAACACAGATGACGGAGATAAAGAACAATCGCTCAATCAAAAAGAAAATGGAGATTGTTCTAGTGGAGCGTGTAAACTATAGTCCATGAAAACAGTATTAAATTTTAAAAACATAGATACCACAAAGCAGCCTCTTTTCCTCGGAGAAGATCTTAATCTTCAAAGATATGATCGATTTAAATATCCAATATTTTTTGAATTATTTAAAAAGCAAAATGAAAATTTTTGGTGGCCTCACGAAATAGCACTAGGAAAAGACAGAAGTGATTATAAAAATTTAACTGATACAGAAAGATTTGTATTTGATAGTAATTTGAGATTTCAAACACTTGGAGATAGCATGCTGTCTAGAAGCATACATTCCCTCAAAGACTACGTCAGTAATCCAGAACTAGAAATATGTATGAATACTTGGGCGCAATTTGAAGGTATTCATAGTTATTCTTACTCTTATCTCTTAAATAATGTATATCCAGATCCAACCAAATTCTTTGATAGTATTATGGAAGATAAAGAAATAACAAGTCGCGCTCAATTGATTAGAGATAATTTTGATAAAATTCTTGGTGATGATGAAAAGAAAGATCCTAAACAAAAGATTTTTGATGCTATTCTTTCTATTAACGTAATGGAAGGGCTTGTATTTTATGTTTCATTCGCTTGTTCTTTTTACTTTGGATATAGAGGAAAGATGGAAGGCAACTCTAAGATTATTAAATTCATTCAAAGAGATGAAGCTCTGCATTTTGCGGTTAGTCAAAACTTACTTAAAATATTAAGAGACGAAGATAAAGAGGGCTTTACAAGTATAGTAAAGAAAAGCGAAGATAAGATTTATGCTTTTTATGAACAAGCTGCTAAAAATGAAAGCGAGTGGTCCAAATATCTATTTAGTAAAGGTAGTTTGCTTGGTTTAAATGCGGAAGTGTTAGATGGTTATTCTAAATGGTTATGCGATTCTAGATTAAGAAGCCTTGGCTATAAGAAGATATTTAATCAAAAGGACAATCCTATCGGTGGATGGCATGATAGCTATTTAGATAGTAGCAAAGTACAAGTTGCACCTCAAGAAACAGAAATTTCAAGTTACAAAGTTGGAGCAAGAAAAACAGATATATCAGATGATGATTTTGGTGATTTGAAACTATAATTTTGGCGTATTTAATTCTTATATTAAGACCAATACTCGCTAGCAGTAAAATTTATACTAAAATTACCGCTCGGCGTAGGCTCTGGGTCTAATGGATTACAACCAATCGGCCCAGAAAAAGTAGCTCCAAATAAACTTAAAGACCAAGAACCAACACTAAAAGAAGGGGGATCGCTGAAGGATCCTCCACCTAAAGCCAAAGTAGTACCATCATCAGATAAAATCCATTTTCCTAGCATTCTATAGCTTGATTCGCTCAACTTAGAAAACACGGGGTAAAATTGTAGATCCATTAAATAATCGGCTCGTAAATTTGGGTTGGTAAAATTTAATATCCCACTTTTGTAATGTTGACGCTCTCCATACGGACTACACACTAATTTTTCCTGGTTAGTAACGTAAGTAACATCACCATCATGGTCGTAGTATTTAGTTTCTAGTTCTCCTCCCCCAAAAAGAATTGTTGGTTCCCCATTAATAATACCATTACCAGAGGCGGTTACCTTAAATTTTTTAACTCTCCAATATAGGTTCATAATATCCTCAAGTGAGCCTTGAAATATTTTCAAATAAGGTGACGGCGGCTGAGTACAACTTGGAAAAGCGCCAATCTTTCCATTACCATCGATTATTGGACACCCTTCATCATTAACTGGAGATCTTAAAGAACATGCACAAGCTTTTAAAGTAGTATCGTTCCTAACAGCTATGTTTTTAAGAATAGATTTAATATAATCTGGATAATCTGCTCCTGATATTATTGCACATGGCATATATTATATATACACTATTTAATAGTGTAAACTATTAGTGAGCAATTTAAGTGAATCACTAGCAATATGTTCTGAGTTTGCAGATGAATACGGCATAGACTCTAAAGATAATAATAAAATTATAGTATACATGAAAAGCGAATATATTAATGAATTAAAGAATATGCTTGAAAATAAAAATTATAAATTAAAATCTTTTCAAGTATATGGTGATGAAGCAATAGTATATTTTATTCCTAAAAAAAGAAAATAAGAGCCAGAAATTGGATTCGAACCGATGACCTTCTCGTTACAAGTGAGATGCACTACCACTGTGCTATTCTGGCTTACTTTAATCCATTTCTTGTTATAGTACAATTTGATATCTGATTATCACCACCAATCATATCTACACTAAGTGAAACAAATCTAAATTTACCTACTACTATCCCTGGAGGGCCAACGAAAGTACGTGGAACACCGCCCGCAATACCATCTAAATAATATAATATTATATAAAAATTCCCTTGATAAAAATAAACAGGATATTCTGAATCAATATATAAACCAACTTCTGGTGTCCATGGGTCAATTACTGGGACATCACAATTGTCATTATTAGCATCTTGTCCTTCAAACGTATAAATTACTTCATAGTAAGCTGGACTATCACAGGTCTGTTTTAAAAAATTTTCTATACTAACATTATCTCTGGAACTAGGACCCCTAGCAGTAAGTGAATGCGTTACTATTCTAACATCTTCGATTGGGGCACCACAATTTATTGGACCAAAACTCCAGAATCCAGATGCGTTTATACTATAATTATACGGTGCCCACCATAATTCCATAAGCTGTTTAAGAGTAAATCTAGTATATGCAGGATAGCCATTACTTATAAGTAATAGTGGATCACTATCTGTGTTAATAACACAAAATGGGAAAGCTCCAATTTTGCCATCTTCATCTAAAATTGTACATCCATCATTATCAACTGGCGACTTCAAAGAACAAACGCAAGTTTTTGCATAGGTATCGTTTCCAGCATTTATTCTTTTGATAGCATTCTTAAGATAATTTGGATAATCTGCTCCTGATGTTATTGCACATGGCATATATTATATATACACTATTTAATAGTGTAAACTATTAGTGAGCAATTTAAGTGAATCACTAGCAATAGTATATTTTATTCCTAAAAAAAGAAAATAAAATTTTATGTTTTTAAAAATTGCTACTTAAGGCCAGTATTCTTTTGCCCTAACACTCATAGATACACTGCCCTTAATCTTATTACCCCCAAAAGTACAAGAGACATATATTGGAAAACTTCCTTTATAACCTTCAAATGAAAGATCGCACTGTCCAGCGTAATCATCATTAATATTCGAAGTGGATAAATAAGCACTTCCCATATCAATAACCACATAAATATTACTATTTGAACCAATTACTGCTCCTATCTCTGAATTAAAGTAATAAGTTAAATAAGTATTTTCAGCAGTTTGTGGTGCTTGATCACCATATTTAACCGTTTGATTTGCAACAAATCCACGGAAGTCCGATGTCTCAAAAGGACAAACTAGTTTTTCCTGCGTAAAATTTGGCGGAAAATAAGGATCATAAAGATTACGAAATTCTGTATAACCAGTACTTATGTAAGTATTAGTCGAATCATCAAAATTAGGACCTCCATTACAAGTTATACTTCCACTTAATGTAACTTCCCATGTTTTTACTTTCCAAAATAAAGTCATAGCTTGTTTAAGAGTAAGCTCTAAATATTGTAAACCTTCCCCTGGGGTTGGCGTTCCTATTGGTAAGCAAAATGGAAAAGCTCCAACCTTACCATCTTGATCTGTTATTAGACATCCTTCATCTGTAAGTGGGGATTTAAGATCAGAGCAAGCACAAGCTTTTAAATCATCATCATTTCCAACAGCTATCTTTTTAAGAATAGATTTAAGGTAATCTGGATAATTATCTGGTTCTGTTAAAGCGCATGGCATACTTTAAATTTACACATTAAAGGCAATTATCTTGACTTTCTTATAAAATTTATATAATATATTAATATGAGACTAGTATTATCATATATTTTATATATTATAGGCGATATTATTAGTAGAACCATAATGTTTTGGGGAGATGGATACGGATTTAAAATCTACAACAAAGTAATGCTATGGAGTGTTGATTTAGATACTAAAGGTAAAATTTGGAAATACGTTAAACCCAAAAGGAAAAAGAAAAATGTTAAAAAAAATTCTAGACTTTATTGATGGAGTATTTGAAGAAGAAAAAGAGCAACCAGTATTAGGCTCTCTTTATAAGATCAAAGGCGAAGTTTTACCTTTTAGATATATTAGATTTACTAACGAAGTTTATTCAAATAAACCAGTATATCATTTCAAACATCACCAATTAAAAGAATATAAATTCAATAATCTATCTAAAGTAGAAAGAAAAGCTAATAAAGAAGAAGTAAGAATATATAATTTAATTAAAAATCATGTAAATGAAGTAGCAGAAAGTAATATTTAAGGAACGATGGCTGAGTGGTCTAAAGCAGAAGTTTACTAAACTTCCGATGGTTAACTCCATCCGTAGGTTCGAATCCTACTCGTTCCGATAGATTTACTTAACTCAAAGTACTAATTGTTGACATTAATATATTTATCCTAGATTTTAATAAAGATAAGTTTAAATTTTCGCCAAGTGAATAAAAAGTAAACCTTACGTTGGCATGAGCAATCGCACTAAAATTAAAAGCACAACCAGCTCTATAATTTGTAGCGTATATAAATATATTATTATTTTTTGGAGATAAACCCCCTCTTAGTCTAGTTGTTTCAGAAGAGTTATCTCTAATAATAGCTGTTGAATTATTATCTGATGATAACCCAATAAATCCATTAGGAGAAAATAAAGATATAGCTGCGCCACTAATCGCTCTAACAAAAACTGACCATGCACTACCATTCCAAACTAAAGCTTCGCCGTCAGATGGACTACATCCATCTAATGCACCATAAATATAACCATTGCTATTAATTGATGTAGACGTAGTGTAAAACGCTCGATGAATGCTATTCTCTGGATCAGCATTGCAAGCTCTATTAGAATTTAAATATTTATTAGAGGCGTTTCCTTGTAAACCTGTTGCTCTATTATAATCGGAAGAAATAAAATTAAAATTTGTTGGGGCGATTCCTTTTAATGGAACTAATGCTCCATTTAATGTTCTAGCGCCAGCTAAAATACAAGAACTTTTGATAGCATCCCAAATTCCATCAGACTTACACCCTACAACAAAAGCATTGATAGCATTTGTAGTTGCATCTTCTAAAAGCTGACCATCCGCAGCTTCAACATTATTAATATATATAGCAGCATCAGGGTCATAAGCAGAAAGAGATCTTCTTTTATTAGTAGTTAATTTTCCACTTGCACCACTTTTTATCACATTGTCACTTATAAGAACTACTGGTATTCCATTTAAAGTTGAACTCCATCCAGTAACAAAATTTTTCTTACGATAAAATTTTAAATCTTCGCTACCGTTTGCAAAAGCATTTCCATTTATATTTGTTGGAACATTTCCTAAGAAATTAACTCTAATTAAATTGTATGAACTTTCAAAAGCATTAATTGCAATATTTATCGCGCTATTAAAAATAGTGACACTAGTTAAACCATCACAAGATTCAAATGCAAAAGAGTTTATACTCGTAACATTACTTGGTATAACAATGTTTTTTATTTGAGTGCAATTAGAGAATGCCTGAAATGCAATACTCGTAACTGTATCTCCTATATTAACGCTAATTAAAGTTGCGCTTGTACCAGATTGCCTACTCGTATTTGTAATTATTGTATCAGCACTTGTACTTGGCGCGCGATCACTATAATAGAATGTTGTTAAAGCCATATATCTTTAATTTACACCCTTATTTGCTAATAAGAAAAGGTCAAATATATTTGACAAAATCTCAATATAAACATATAATATATTAATATGAATAAAATTAAAACACTAGCATTAATAGCACTATTTTCTGCCTCTTTAGGCTTGTCTGATACTGGCACTCAAAGTGAGTCTACTCCAGTAGCGGACGGTTTTTTAGCCGCAGGAGATTTTGTATTTGTTAGACCAATATCCTCTGCAGCGACTATTGGCGCATTTGGAATTTTTGCAGTAGTAGCACCATTTACAGAGATGGCTGGATGCACAGAAGAAACTTACGAAGGTTTAGTTGAGAGTGTCGGAAAGTTTAGTTTTGATCGCGATCTTGGCGATTTCAAAAAGTAATATTTGCTAACGAGATTTAGCCAAATATATACTTATATTTGCTAATGCGATATTTCCAAATAAGTGACTACTTTTCTTAATCCAATAAGTAATTCTAAGATTGATGTAATAGATTATTTAGATTCAAATGTTTGGGTTCGATTAAGTAATACTAAATATGGAGTAGGAGTTATCGCTTTAAGACATATACCAAAAAATACAAAAATAACAGATTATGATGATTATGAACTTAAAAGTTTATCAATAAAAATTTTTCTAGTAAATCATCAAGACTTTACAAGAGATATAACTAAACTACATCCAAACATTCAAAACTTAATAAAAGATAGATATATATTTCACGACTTAGGTGAAGGACATATTCTGTCACCAAATTCACATCAAATATACAGATTATATATAAATCATAGCGATGATCCTAATGTAGACAATAACTTAGTATCTATTAAAGATATAAACGAAGGAGAAGAAATAACATTCTCTTATAAAGATATTGTTTTAAATGATGCTCATATTGTATCAAAAAAACATTATAATTATGTAGCTTAAATATTTATAAATTTATGAATGAAAATTGTCCAAATACGAACACAAAAAAGCCAAATATATGAACGAAAAAAGTGCAAATAATAGTGCTGGAAAAGGCGATAAAGCAAGAAATTGTTTCTCTAATAGGTTTAAGGAAAACTTTGATAGTATAAATTGGTCGGACGAAAGAGATAAGTCGTTGATTAAAAAAGAATTAAAAAACCATAATGGTTCATCCACATATATTTACAGATGACAGACCCAAAAAGAGTTTTGGAAAATCGTGCGAGTTCTTCATACATAGCAGAATACTCTGCTCCAAAAATTGAGCTTGCTGATCTTAGTAAGCTACAACAAGTTAGACATTTAAATCTAAATAAAAAAATAGAAACTCGTTTAGAAGAAATTAAGACAGAATATGATGCGTTAGTTTCTTTGCACGAATGGAATACTTTTGTTGATAGTTTTGAGTGCAGAATAGAATGTATCATAGGTCAAGATTATTATTTGTATGAAACAGAAGAAGGTAAGAAATTCTTATCTATTATTGAGCCAGAAAGTTTTACCATCAAGTATAAGTTCCACGGCACAACAAGGTTAAATAGCTTTGGATTCTTTGAAAAAGTATAATTGACAAATTTGACAACTTATATTATATTTGAATAATGCGAAAAGGAGTTTGTTGTATTGTATTAAGTCTAGCTGAACAAGATAATCCTATCAAGTTCAATACTATGACTTATGCTCGTTTCTCGGCTATGGATAGGAAGGAAGCTCTTTCTACCCTTTCCTCTAGAATATTAAACAATATGACTACTACATATCAATACATAAAGTATTGTGCAGACCATAATCATACTTATAGAATTTCTTCTGATCTATTTCCTCTTATTACTTATGATAAAGCTAATGTAAAGCTAGAAGATTTACCAGACTATCATAAAATATTAGTATCATTTGATAGTATCAAACATCTTATTCAATCTAGGAATGTAAGAGTATCTTGCCATCCTAGTGAATTTAATGTTCTTGCAAGCGATAACGAAAGTGCAATAACTAAAACAATCAAAGAATTAAATCATTATGGTTGGTTTATGACTCAAATTGGTTGTCTACTAAACTATGATGCTCCTATGAATATGCACATACATAATTCCAAGGGTAATCTAAATGATATAGTTAAAAAGTTTATGAGTAACTTTGAAAAACTATCAGACGATGTTAAGTCTAGATTAGTTATTGAGAATGATGATAAAGATACTTGCTGGTCAGTTAAGAAACTTATGAAGCATTTCCATTCTGTTTCTAATATTCCTATTACTTTTGATTATCTTCATCACAAGTGCCATCCAGATAATCTATCAGAGGAACAAGCATTTCATCTTGCACGAATTACTTGGGGCAATCATACTCCACTATTTCATTATTCCGAAAGTATTGATGGTCACAAGAATCCACGCAAACACGCAGATTACGCAAAAAATTTGCCAAACACTTATGGTTATGATAATATAGATGTTGATTTTGAATTAAAAATGAAAGAACAATCTTTTGCTAAATTATGAATAATCAAGATGTATTAAAAACAATTTTTCCTAATCCAGAGGATGTATTTAAAGTGTTTCATATTGACTTTAAGACTGGGAAAATATATAGAAAAGATTTTTGGGACAGAGGTATTCCTAAAGAAGTTGGTAGACCAACATCAAATAAAGATTATAGAAGGGTAAATGTAAATTGCCCTCACCTAGCTCATATCTACAAAAGAGGTTATGTGGATGTTTCGGTTCATAGATTAATATATTATGCTCATACTGGCGAATTACCAGAAAAGGTAGACCACAAGCAAAAAGGCATTGAATATCCAGACGCAATTTCTAATTTAACCGCATCCGATTCAGTCCATAATAGATGGAATACAAAAAAAACAAATAGAAAAAGATTGCCACCAGAACAAAGAGTATATAACAAGCCTTCTGCTTTCAGAGAAAGAACCTTAAAACAACATAGAGGTGTTTATTTTGCTTATAAATATTATTGGGCTTTATTTGGTAAGAAAATGATAAATGAAAATGGATTCGTTCACCCAATACTTGCTGTGAATTGCAGAAATGAATATTTAAAAAAAGAATTTATTAAAATGTATGGTTCTTTAGATAATTTTCCAGAAAACGCCTTAGACATTATAGACGAACAAGAATTATTTCTAGAGCAAATGACTCAAGAGGCAGTAGAAAAAACTGAAGATTATAAATTAAAACAAGAAAAAATAAAACAACAAAAGCAAAAAAAATCAGATATGGCATCTGAAAGAAAATTAAAAAAACAAAAACTACAAAATAAAATATCAATTAAAGTTGTAGATGACCCATTTGATTGCATAGGTAAATATGACTCATAAGTTATATGAAATGTTTATTGTTATATTAGGTGTGATAGCTAATATCGTTCTTATTATAAATGCAATTCATCATTGGTAATATTTGACAATACTCTAAATAAGGATATAATATAGTATATGGGAATGTTTAATTATATTAAAGTCGAGCAAGATTTACCTCTTAATGATGAGTTAAAAGCTCTTAACATTGATTTTAAGAAAGAAGAATTTCAGACCAAAGAGATAGAAGATAACATATTAGCCACATACATTATCCGTGATTATAGGCTATTTGAATTAAAAGAGAATGGTCATTGGGAAGATAATCCAGACTATGTAAAAGATGGCACTAGATTTGGTGAATTTTTTAATAAGAACAAATGGGTGAAAGATAACAAAGAAGAAGTATTTAGAGATGATTATACTGGAACATTTACTTTTGGAACTTATATTCTTGGTCAAGATAAAGAAAGCTATGATTGGTTTCCAGATTGGAAATGTGTTGTAGTCCAAGGTTTATTAACAGAAATATCTCTTGTTAAACCAGTTGATCGTAATTCATCTAAAGCTAGAATAGAATTAGATGAACAATTTAAAAAACAATTAGACGATCACGAAAGAAAAATGAAGTGTCCAGTTTATAGTTTTTATTTTAAATATTATGTTAAGACTATGAATCTAGTTGAATGGAAACTTTCTATTGGTATAAATCATATCATAAGATTCTTGAATTGGTTACAATGGAATGGCATTAGAAAAGTTATAAGGATTTTAACACCAAGATGAAAAAGAGCAAAAGAAATAAAAATACCTTTAAAAAGCTCTTTCCCACAAAAGAGATATTGCAAAAACATCTTTTTATTGACATAGAGAAACAAGAAATTACAAGACTTTCTACTGGAAATAGATTAACTTTGTTTTTAACTGGTAAAAAGGACAAGCAGTATTATACCATTAATTTTTGTTTAAAAGGAAAAACATATAGATTTTTAGTGCATCGTTTATTTTTTTATTGGCATTATGGATATTTGCCAGATCAAATAGATCACATAGACGGAAATGCTCTTAACAATAAAATTGATAACTTAAGAGAAACAAATGATTCTAATAATCAAAGGAACAAAGAAAAAAGTAAGATTAGACTTGGTAAAAAGACATCTTCTAAACATAAAAATGTAAGTTGGCACAAAGAATCAAACAAATGGAGAGCAAGACCTAGTCTCAATAAGAAATTTTTTTCGTTAGGGCTATTCGACAATGAGGATGATGCTGGTGAAGCCGTGAATCAATTTTATATTAAAAATAATTTGATAGATTATACGCATTTTAATGACACTCCTCAACAAAGAGCAAGAAAAAATATTCAATTTGACAATTTGCCATCAGAAATGAATCATATTAAACATTTATTTTTAAATATTGAACCTTTGGTAGATTTTGAATGAAGAAAAAACCTCATATTCTACAAGTCAAAGAGCAAGATGGATACCAATATATTGAGATACCAGATTCGTTAATGAAGAAAATGGGATGGAAAATCGGTGATACGATTGATTGGCAAGATAACAAAGATGGTAGTTGGAGTTTATTGAAAGTTGCAAGTCCTTCTAAATCAAAAAAAAACAAAAATTGACGAATTGGTTAGTCCAGTATATACTAGAAGTATGAAGCTACCTACAATTTATAAAAAGACTAAAACTGGCAAAGTCCAAGAATGGACTATTGAAGTTAAAGGAAACCAATACCGCACAATTTCTGGTCAAACAGATGGCGAAAAGATTACTAATAATTGGAGCGATTGTGATATTAAAAATGCTGGCAGATCAAACGCCACAACTCCAGAAGAACAAGCAATCAAAGAAGCAGAAGCAAAACGCAAAAAGAAATTAGAATCTGGTTACTTTGAATCTATCAAAGATATTAATAAAACTCAATACTTTGAGCCAATGCTTGCACAAAAGTATGAAGATCACGAAATCGCTTATCCAGTTTATAGCCAACCCAAACTTGATGGTATTCGTTGTATCGTAACTAAAGATGGAATGTTTAGCAGAAATGGTAAGAAGATTATTTCTGCACCACACATTCGCCAGAATCTAGATTTATTCTTTAAAGATTATCCTAATGCAATTCTTGATGGTGAGTTATATTGTGATAAGTTTGCAAATGATTTTAATAAGATTTGTTCTCTTGTAAAAAGAACTAAACCTACTGATGAAGAACTAGAAGAAAGTGCAGATAGTATTCAGTATTGGGTTTATGATGCACCTAGAATTGGTTTATTAAATGAAAAAGATTTATTTTATGAGAGATATGAATTGGTTTCTAATGCTCTTACTAAAAGAAAATATAATAGCATTGTTGTTGTAACTACTCTTAAAGTAAATAATGAAAAAGAACTTACTGAATCCTACGAAATGTATGTGGAGAATGGTTATGAAGGTCAAATGGTTAGACTAAATAGACCTTATGAAAACAAGCGTAGCAAGTTTCTTCTTAAAAGAAAAGAGTTTATGGATGCCGAGTTTATTATCAAAGGAGTGAAAGAAGGCGAAGGCAACCGCAAGGGAACTGCTGGTTATATGGAATTTGCAAATGCTCAAGGTAGATATTTCAAGAGTAATATCAAAGGCGATTTTGGTTATCTGAAAGAACTTTACAAACAAAGAAATCAATTAGTCGGCAAGAAAGCTACAATAAAATTCTTTAATTATACACCAGATGAAGTGCCAAGATTTCCCTATGTGATTGCTATTGACAGAGATAGCTACGAATAAAATATTATTTGACATCATTTTAAATTTAATTTATATTCAATATATGAAATTACTAGAAAAACCAATCAATGTAGTCGAGTCCGATAGTTTTGAATCCGTAAGTTTCGGAATCAAGCAATCTGGACTTCCTTATATCTTTAACATCCTTCGCAATCAGTTGTATTCCAACAAACCTCTCGCAGTTTTGCGTGAGATTACTTGTAATGCACAAGACGCTAATATCGAAGCTAAAAGCAAGCGTCCGATTGAGATTAAACTTCCTACAAAGCTAGAGCCTACCTTAACTATCAGAGATTTTGGTAATGGTCTTTCTGCTGATGATATTAAGAATCTTTATTGTTATTATGGTGAATCTACCAAACGCAATAACAATTCTGCTATTGGATATTACGGCATTGGTAAATTCGCACCCTTCAGTTATGGTGATAACTTTGTTTTGATTTCTTATCACGATGGCAAGAAAACTACTTACAATGCTTTTATTGATGAAACTAAAATTGGTAAGATCGTTAAGCTCAAGGATGAAAAATCTTCCGAGCCTACTGGCGTTTTGATTTCTGTGCCAATCAAAGAAGAAGATACAGAAACCTTTTTGTCTACTGCTCAAGAATTATTTAAGTATTTCAAGAACAAGCCAATTATCAAAGGTGCAAGAAAAGAAGATTTGTCAGAAATCTATGATCGCACACCAGTATTTAAAGGTAATGGTTGGGCTTATTATAATAACTCTAGCTATGGTAAAGAATCCGTTGCTATTATGGGAGTTGGTTATCCTATCGAAACTAGCGATGTGCAATTCAAAGAAGATTCTGATGAGCAAAGTATTTGCTCTCAAGGATTTGAAGTCGAGTTTGAACTTGGCGAACTGGATATTACTGCAAGCCGTGAGAATCTAGAATATACTGAAAAGACTAGAAAAGCTATTAGAGAAAAGTTTCGCAAGATTAAGAAGGAGATGGCAGAGTGCATCTCTCAACAATTCAAAGATTCTACAAACATCTATGATGCTAAAGCTCTTTATAATGAAGTCTTTGGAACTTATGGCAGTTTGGGTTACATTGTTCGTAATGCTTTGAGTAACAAAGTAACTTGGAATAGCAAAACTATTACTGATAATCATATTGATTTCAATGATAAGATTGCGAAGATGATTGAGAATGGCAAATTGACTTCAAAGTTTTATCAGAAGTCTCGCAGAAGCACAAAATTAAATTCAGAGAATGAAGCAAAAAGGATTCTTTGTGAAAAGACGCATAAAGTCCTAGTCAATGATACTGGTTCAGCTATGGGAGTAACTCATCGTCTTGCTACTCTTTGGAATGAATTAGGAGACAAGATTGATGGTGCTTATGTATTTACATTCGTAGATCAAGCAACGAAAGATTCCTTTAATAAGGAAGTTGGTCTTGTTGATGAGAATTATTTGAATCTCTCTGATTATGAGAAGATTACAATTCAGAAGATTAATTCTGGAACTAGCGTTGTAACCAGCAAGAATCCCAAACATTCCTCTCAAATCTTTAAGTTTAAGCGTAAAGATGCTACAAATTGGGGAACAAATTCTAATAATTGGGAGACTATGGCTATGGATTTAGCTAATGATACCGCTATCTATGTAGAGATCAGCAACTTCCAAGCTCAAGGCAAAGAACACGAATTTAGAAATGGAACTCTAAAAGAAATTCTTGAGAAGTATGAAGAACTTACTGGCGAGAAACTTCCAGAAGTTTATGGAATCAAATCTAAAACTTTTGAATCCAAGAAAAAGATTATTAATAAAAATAAAAATCTTACAAGCCTCTGGAAACATCTCGAAGATGGAATCCGAAATGAATATTCTAAACTATCACAGCAAATCACAGACAAGAATCATTGGGATAAGCACAATAAAGAAGATAATAACTTTGCTAATCTTGTTCAAGATGTGCAGAAGAAAGATTTGCACGAACTTATTGAAAAATCAAATTCAGAGTTTGCTCAATATTTGAGTGCGGTTATGTTCTATGCAAAATCGAACTTCAAGAAGGTTGGCGAAGCTCTTGAGTTTTTAAAATTGGCTGAAATTGATATTAAATTCGATCAAGTCAATCCAACTTATAATTTGGATACTCTATTAAAGAATGTTCAAAGTAGATATGAATTGCTAGATGTATTCGTCCCTCATACTTATGGGTGGCATTATAATGAAAAGAAAGAAATGACAAAAATTGTAAATTACATAAATCTTATTGACAAAAACTAAAAAAGGAGAGAAAATACAAAAAATGAAAATACCATACATATTAACAGATCGTAGTCTTACCATCGTTCTTAACGATGAACCCAAGACTATCACTAGCGAAAATCCAGTTTGGAATGACGCTATCACCGCAATTAGACAAGGAAGATTTAGCGATCTTCCAGATATTCTAGACAAGAGCAAAGCTATTGCACGATTCTCTCACGGCAAGATTGAAGTGCGTGATGGTCTTGTGACTTATGCTGGCGAAGAAATTCATAATATTGTTGTAGATAGAATCTTAAACTTTATTAAGAATGGTTTGCCTTATGAGCCTCTTGTCAAGTTTCTTGATAAGCTAATGGCAAATCCTTCTCGTAGAGCAGTTAATGAACTCTATAAATTCTTGGAGCATAAGAAAATGCCTCTCACACCAGATGGCGATTTCCTTGCATACAAGAGTGTTAGATCAGATTTTACTGATTGGTATAGTGGCAAACATAATTTTGCTATCGGCCAAGTCCGTGAGATGGCAAGGAATCAAGTTTGCGATAATGCAGATGTTGGTTGCTCTGCTGGTTATCACGCTGGGTCAGAAGAATATGCAAAGAGTTTCAATGGTGGTGGTAATCTTGTGATAGTTAAGATTAATCCTGCTGATGTTGTATCTGTTCCAACAGATTGTGAATGTCAGAAACTTCGTGCATCTAAACTAGAAGTTGTTGCACTATATCGTAAATCTCTTGACAAAGAACTTTATGATATTGCTTATGGAAACTTTATTCACCCATATCGTCCAGAAGCTATCGAAGCTATGCAAGAAATGTATGATGCAGACTCCGATGAGGATGAAGATGAGGATGATGATATTCCAGATTGGGGAACTGATGGCACACTTAAAGCTAATTATCACAATAAGCGTGACCCTCATACTGGAAGATTTATTAAGGGATAATGAAGTTAGGCTTGCACATTGATTGGTGCATAGGGAGATGGTTTGGTAGGAATAATAATCTTGAAATTAGATTTACCCTACCGACCATCTCTCTCGGTTATAAAAATGAAGATGATAATAAATGGTTTGGATTTAAATTCAATTTAAGAACAGATATATCATTTGAATCATACGAATACGGAAAAATATTTACCTTGATTTTATTTGGATTTGGAATTAAACTAAGCAAGTTTTATATATGAACGAAGAAGATAATTTTAATTGTAAAGCTGGAAATCAGTTAAGAGATACTTTATATAAAGATATATTAAGATATGCTCAAGAAAGCGATATGACAGCTTATCAAGTCATTGGCGTTTTAGAATCATTAAAGTTTGATTTATTAAATGTTATGGCAAATGCAACAAAGGAGCAAGATGAAGATGAAATCTAATCGTGGTCGTAAAAAAGGTTCGTTTTGTTTTTCAATGGTAACATTGAGTGAACTTAATAAAGTATTGAAACAAGATGCAGTAGTTATCGTATCAAAGAAATTCCTCGACAATTTAAGTATAAAAGGAATTGAAAAAGAAGTCAATACTAAAACATATAATAGTTTAGAGCAAAGCATTGATTTTCAAGTAGTTTAAACAAACTTCTTGATTACAAAACAAAATCCTTGTATAAAAAGATATATGACAAAAGATAACTTATCAGAGATTGTTGGACAAGAAAAGACAAAGAGCAAGATAAATTTCCTCCTAGAAGCATTTGAGCAGACAAGAATTATGCCTCATCTTCTTTTCGTTGCTCCAAGAGGATGCGGTAAAACTCTTATCGCTCAAAAAACCGCTAATCTAATGAATAGGCAAAAAACTTTAATTGTTAATTGTTCTACAATCAAAAATGTTAAGAGTTTCTTTAATCAGATTATGCTTCCTTTTGTCGCAGATAAAGATATTACTATTATTTTTGATGAAGCTAGTGAATTGCCAAGAGATGTTACTATGGCACTTCTTACTATTTTAAATCCTAATTCCACCAATCAAAATGATTTCTCTTTTGAAGATGGAACATATACTTTTAGATTTAATCAAAATTCTTTTATCTTTTGCACAACAGAAGCTCAAAAGATTTTTCACGCACTTCTTGATCGGCTTTATAGAATTGATCTTCAAGATTATTCTTTCATTGAATTGGGAAAGATCATCTCTGGAAATTTGTCTACGAAAAAACAGAAGATTAATGATTCAATCATTGATGAAGTGGCTAGTGTTTGCCGTGGTAATGCTCGACAAGCTCAATCTATGGCAAATCAAATCTCTGGTTATTTGGCTGGCAAAAAATCTAATGAATTGACTAAAGAAGGATGGAGCGAGATTAAAAGTAAATTATCCATCTATCCCCTTGGTCTTTCAGAAATTGAACTTAATGTAATTAAAATTCTCAAAGAACACGGCGAAGTTAGATTGACTAATCTTTCAGCTAAAACTAATCTTACCAAAGATATGTTGCAAAAGAATGTTGAACTTTATCTTATGAGAAATAGTTTAATTGAAATTCGACCTACTGGCAGAGCATTAACTAAAAAAGGTTCTGATTATCATAAAGAATATTTATCTGTATGAAAAGCGTAAAAGTAAAAACTAAAAAATACAATACACCTTTAGAGGTTCAAAGCTATGACAGCATCTCCAAGATGTTTCATTGTTTCGTGCCTCATTTGGGGATGGTATTAACAATTCATCCTTCTGCTCTTGACTTAAATGAGAAAGAGTTAGATAATCTAAAAATGGAGACTCAAGATAAATGAAAAAGAAAATAATTGATAAAATTGATTTAGTAATTGAGGATATTATAAATATCCAAGAGCTAATTGATTTCGATACAACTGATTCTAGTGAATATGATCTGGATTCAGTAGTAAATCTACTGGCTGAAATTCGTGGCAAAGTTTCAAATCAAGAGGAGGAAGTAGAAAAAATTGATTTAAAAGAACTATGAAATTACATTCCAAAATTAAAATGATCGCAGAGGAGTTTGGCGAATCCTATGAATGGATTGCTGGCGATGAGAGTTTATTTATTAAAGTTAGTAATCATTTCATAGATATTGTAAAGGAAAGATTAAAAACTTGCAATCTAGAATTTGTAGAAGCTCAACAAAAAAACGATCATACTTATCTTTGGTTTCGTTCTCCAGAAGAAAATGAAGCAGTTTATGATTTTGATGATGACGATGAGGACGAAGAATGAATATCTATGTTACTGGACATAATTGGCTTGCAAAAGTAGATATTGATTCACAAAAAATAGATAAATCTAATTGGTATAACGAGGCTTGCACAAGAGCCGTAGAAAGTGTTCTAGATCAAGAAGAAAAAGAAGGGGTTGATTTAAAAATTCAAGATTATGAAAATTTTGGCCTTGGAGTTATTCTCTTGACTTGGGACGAAAAGAATAGTAAAAATGAAGATCAACATAGAGTTCTTTTAACGAGTAATGTTCTTGCTAATGCTGGTCGTTGGGAAGAATATAAATTTGTAAAAGACTATGAAGAAAAAGCAAAGGAAGAAGGCTTATGAAACATAAAATATTTTGGGAAAAGAATAGCAGAGTTAAGGGCGTTGTCCCATCTGCACAAATTATCAATAAAACATCTACGGATAAATTTCCTTGTGATGCAGTAACTATTCGTATGTATAATCTTAATAGTAAAAACCCAACGGCAACTGCATATTTTTATGGAAAAGAAGCTCAAGGAAGCTCTTGGAATGGAAGCAATTATACTTATGCTGAAACTAAATTAATGATTACTTTTGACAAAGATAAAGAGGGTTATAGTTTTAATGGTGGAGTTAAATCATTCTCTTTACAAGACATTAAAGAAGTGTTAGATTCAGTAAAGGAAACTTTAAATAAAGTATGAGCCAAAGACAAACATTTGAAGAATTGATGCGATCTTTTAGGTTTCACAAGAATCCTATTATAAATTGGTTTCTAGGTGAGGTCAATTATTACTCTCACACTTATCTTAATGTTAAGTGGGGATTAAAGAATAAACTTCAAAAATTAATTCGTGGCTATTCTGATAGTGATTGCTGGAATCTTCCACAATCTACTGCAAAGTTTATTCTCCCAAGAATCAAACATCTTCGTCAAAATTATCATAGTCTTGCCAATCGTCACCATTTAATTATTGATGATAAGATTATGCCCTATGTGGGAAAAGAAAATGATTTTGAATTTAATGCAACGCTTGGATGCCACATTGATAAAATAACTGGCTTGGAAATTTCTTTAGATAAAAAAGAATATGAATATGTATTAGATGAAATTATTTTTGCACTTCAAATGATTGTTAATGAGGAAGATTCTGAAGTTGGCCTAGAAGAACTTTATGAGGTTTATCCGAAAGGATTTGACCCAATTAAAGATAGACAAATGTTCTTGACTCATCAAGAAGATGGCACAAGTTTGGTAGAATTTGAAACAAAGGATAATATTCAACCAGATTATTCAAAATTAAATAAAGCCTACGAGCGTCAAAGGAATGGACTGATTCTTCTTGGGCTTTACTTTAGAGACTTATGGGATTAAATTATGAACAACGATAGAATACTATTAGACATTAAAAGAAGTTTGGTTGATATATCTCAATCACTCTATAATTTATCACTTGATATTAACAAAATTACAAGGAAAATAATTGAAGAAGATGAAAAAGAAGAAAAAAAGAATGACAAGCGAAGAATTTGAGAAAGCTATGAAAGCTCAAGGTCGTTTAGTGAGCAAAGTTTATTATCGTATCACATTTAAAGGTATGGGGCTTTATATTTTAAATTCATTTCAATTTAAATTATTGCCTAAATTTTTTTATATGAATGGTAAATACTTTACTGAATGTGGATTTAATTGGTTAGGGTGGATTTTTGAATTTCAATGGAATAGATAAAATGAAACAAAAGTTACAAGATAAACTATACAAAGATTTTCCAAAACTTTTTACACAAAAAGATTGGGATAAGACTAAAACTTGTATGTGTTGGGGTATTGAAACTCCAGACGAATGGTATAATATAATATATAATTTATGTCAAACAATACAAAATCATATTGATTGGAATAAATCGCCACAAATTCAATTCACGCAAGTTAAAGAAAAATTTGGCTCATTAAGAGTTTATTATAATGATAATCTTGAGTATGTGAATGGAGCAATAGCTTTAGCAGATACTTTTGTAAGAAAGGAATTTAGATGAACGAGTTATATGATATTTGGTTCACAAAAGATGAGTTATTAAAAATCGACAAAGCATTACATCATCTTAAAGACAAAGACCCATTTAATTTTGATTTTGAAGGCATTATGCTTAAATTAGATCATTTGATAGAAAGATCAAAATGAAGCCTAGATACGACCTTACTAAAGGAAAATTAATTTCATACGATGGCGAAATTATTGAGTTTGCTGGTTCAGCAGTAGTAGACAAGTATCCAGATCAAGTGCAAGAAATAATGGATTTATTTGATTTTAAAAAAGGCGAATACCTTGTGACTGATGAAAGCTCTGTTGGAGATTTTGAAAAACAAAATATGAATCCTAAAAAATTACAAAAATTTAAGAAAAAATATGGATTCAGTTTGACAAATAGCTCAAACATAAGTAAGATAGCTGAAAGGATGTATAACTTTAGACCATTTTAATTTATGAAATACACAATAACATCACAAGACAAAGAAGCACTAACTGAATTTGAACAGATTAAAGAAGGAGAAGTTTTTTCTTTCTTTGACCCCGAATCTGTTCAACGAGGCAATCACGCAATCTATATGAAGATTAAAGTTCCTAATACCACAAGCGTAAATATTTTAGATTTAGGAGATGGTAAGGCTTACGACTTTGGTAATAAAAAGCGTAACACATTAAATGACCCCGATGGGCAACAAGGTAATGCAGTTTATAAACTAAACGCAAAGATTAACATTGTAATTCTATGAGCAGTATTAAATATACATACTATATAGAGCAAGACAAGAATAAAGATGGAAATTATATCCAATCTTTTTCAATTTACAAAACTCCAGTAGTTAAAACTATCAGACTTAAAACATTTAAGAAATTAAGTGACGCAAATATTTTTCTAGAAAAATATGAGAGTAATTAGATATATCAAAGAGCTTGAAGATGAGTTTGGCAAGGCTCTTGAGAAGTGGGCAGTTTATGAAGAAATACAGAAACCTAATTACCCTCACGCAAATTTTATTGACGCTAAAATCTTAAAAACTTTTCCAAGTCCTTATCACGCAAGGAATTGGATGGAAAATGATGGTAAGAACAATTAATTCTTTGACTTAAAATAAATTTAAATTATATTTGAGTTATGGATACAACTAAACCAGATCAGTTTTTTGCCAGCTTTAAAGAGCTTCATAGCCACAAAGTAGAAGCCTACAAGCAGTATTGGGAAACCCTTAAACCTTTAACCAATGAAGATATTTTTAGGCGTTATCTTTTCGCCTTCTGCTCGGTTCATACCACTTGGGAAGGCAATATCAAAGGTTATCTTGCTATTCGTGACTTTATTTATTGGAGATATAATCGTAAGGAATTGTTAAAGCGTCTTACTCGTTCTGGCGTTGGCTGTCAGAATGAACGCACAGATTATATTTGGGACTTTGCAAAAGATTTCTGGCAGAATCCAAAAGACTTTGTTTGCTACAACAAGAAACATTATATCAAGGTTCGTGATGGTCTTGTTGAGCGTATTCGTGGATTGAGCTATGCTAAAGTTAGTTTTGCTCTTGAAATGATTAATCCTAATCACACCAAGGTTGTGTGCGGTGATGTTCACCATCTTCGCTTTTATGGTATGGAGAATTTAAAATATACCAAGTCAAAAGTTGGTGCTATGAAGTATAAAGCGATGGAGAAACATTGGATTGATAATTGCGATAAGCTAGGTGTTCCATCCTATATTGTTCGTTGTCTTATGTGGGATGATATTCAAAAGCAAGCTGACAGCGATTATTGGGGATATGTTCTAAAGCGTTTTTAATAATGAAAGCATCATCTTATTTTACTGATGGAGAGATCGAATTAGCTATGGGAATCCTTGGAGATTTATTATCCAATAAAGATTTCCTAGATGAAATTTCAGTATCTCACGATGCTACTGATAAGTATTATAAGCTAGTAGACAAGATAGATGTTTATTTTAATGATTTAGATTTTAGAAATGAGACTCCACAAGAATGAAATTAAAAGATTTAATTGACCGCAAGATTCTTTATCTTAACTTTCCTATTAATAGACATTCAATTCAAGAGGGAAAGGTGTCAGAAATTTCTCCAGCAGAAAAATGTATTAAAATTAATAATGATTGGTATTTGATTAGCAATATTCGTATTATAGAATTGTTTAGTGAAAAAGAAAGACCAGCATTAGGTTTTAATTGACATTAAATTAAAATGAAGCATAATCAAGAAATGGAAAAAGCAATTAAACTTCTAGAGGAGCTTGTTAATCAAGCTGACGAGGATTGTCCTCAAGATTGTAGAACAATGCACTTTGTTAATGCTCTTGAGGAAGCTAGTGAATTTATAATGGAGTATAAAAACGCAAAATGAAACTAGGACGAATTTGTGTGGATTTAAATTATATTGTAGATATAGATAATGATGAGATGGTAAGACACGCTACCGAAGCTCTGTATGAAGATTTAATGCAAGGAATTAAATATGGTGATCTAGGAAATTGGATTCGTGTTAGCGAAGATAAAAACGCAACAGAAGATATGATACCAGAGTTTTTATTGGAGAAAGAAAATGATTAATCCAAGATCAAAAATCCTATCAGACCTTAAAAGATCATATCTAAAAGAATATCAAGTATCTCTTGTAGATAGGATTCTTGGCTATCTAAATAATTTAACAGATTTTCAACTTTGTCAATTATACTCTGAAAAGTATGAAACCAACCCAAAATATATGGCAGAGCAGTTTGAATTTAAATTCTAATGTGTAATTAGAATTATGGGCAAAAAAAAAGCAGACAAATCACGAATAGAAAAAGGTTTAGAAAAAGAAGAAAAGACCTTTGCTTTAATGGCTAAAAAGATAGTTGATGCTATTAAAGACGAAAAAGAATTAAGAGCTTTTGCAAAGACTTCATTAGAAATACTTTATAAAGACAATCCAAACTTATTTTCAGATCACGCAAAAATTAAATTGATTAAAAAATAAATTCAAGTTAATATATAGAATATGCAAGAAGAAGTAAAGACATTACGCACAATGAAACAATTTGTAGCTTGGTATGAAACAAATGTAGACAATACTTCGCTTCCAGCAAGCATAGCTTTGGACTTGAATGACTTTTATATTAAGTTTAAATATCTTATAAAGCAAGAAGATGAAGCGAATGAATACCTTAAAAATTTCTTGGGATAATTATGGAGAATCAAAAAACATTAGTAAGCAGAGTAAATAAAGAACTTGAAGAACTAGAAAATGATATTACAGCTTTAGTTGAATGGCACGATCAAAATGATAAAGATATTTCTGGAATCAAATGGCAAGAACTATCTAAAGTAGAAGCACTTGTAAAGAAAATCAAAAAATATATTAAAAAATAACTTGCGTGTAAGTTAAAATGTGAGTATAAGTAAGGTTAAGAGGACAGCATATATATTAGCAATTATGAAATTAAGCAAACATAACAAAAAGATTATAGACTTTATTGAAATGGGTTATTCAGATTACTCTGACAAGATTCTTCTTGCAGATGGTTTTGATGATGCTTTTATTGGCGTTGGTCAAAATACAGAGGGAAATCCAGTAGCAGTTTATTCTATTGAAAAATGCTTGGATATTCTTGCAGAACAATTTAAAGATGAAGAAGATGCTATGGGAGATGCTATTGATTATTTTGAATTTAATGTAAGAGGTTCTTATGTTGGAGAATTTACTCCAATGTTTATAAATACTTTATCATAATGAAATTACCAAAACTTGATTTACTTGATCTTGCTACTACTTATATTTTCTTTGGTTTGATCTATGGCACGATTATAACTTTAACTTGGAATTATCTTTTCGAGTCGATTACTCTTGTTCATCTATCTATTCTTCAAGGATTTGGTATCCATTTGATCGCTAGGATTCTTTTTGGTAATACTAATACAAATTATATTAGTAATTTTTATAGCCCAAAAACTCCAGACCTAGATAAGATTGATAGTTATTTAAAAGAAATACAAGCAGATTTAGACAAAGAAGCAGAAGAAGTTGAAAGACAATACGAAGATTTAGATAAAAAAGACTGATAATATGAATTTTGATAAGATCGTTGAGGTTACTTATGCCTTAATTAATAAGCATAATGCAGATTTAAGATGCCGACATTTTAGTTTTATTCTTGACCGCAATCGTATTATAAGTATTGGAATGAACTCCACCAAGACTCATCCAATGAACTTAAAATATAATTATATCAATAAAAATAAAGAAAAGATTAGTGATATTGTTGGAACTCATAGTGAATTAAATGCTGTTATTAAGTTGGGTATAGAAGATTGTTCTAAATTAACTCTTGTTAATACTAGAATCAATAGAAATAATCTGCTAGATCATTCTGCTCCTTGCAACGGATGTTCGGATATGATTAAACAATTAAATTTTAAAAATGTTTATCATACAGATAGTCAAGCAGATTTTATTCAATACAACATAAATAAAAACTAGACAATATTATTTATGTAGCATAAAATGTATTTGACAACTCTCAATATATATAGTAACCTTATTAATAGGTAAAAATGAAAAAGTCTTTTGGTCTTAAAAATAATTTCACTTGGGAAGAAGTGCGGTCAGACGCAACAATGAACGACTATATACTTGTTTTTGATTTTGACAATTTCTGTATATTTTGTGAAAATACTAATAAAAAGTATCTTGAAATAAAAGAAGATTCAAAAAATATTTGACATTTATTAATAAATATATTAATATTAATTATTATGGCAAACAGACCCAAAACATACTTCGTTAAGATGACAGACAACACTAACGGAACATTTACCATTAGTGAAGCGAAGGTTCTTGATAAGGTTAATCAACATACTCGTCATTGGCGTTCCTTTGACAAGCGTAAATTGACCAGCAAGCTCCGAGCCTCTGATCTTCTTACCAAGTAATACTATTATAGGATACATTCATAGGGCATAAAAAACCCTATGAGTGTAATCTATATTGTTATGAAGTCTATTAATCATAAGGAATTATCTAGTCGCTAGAAGAAGTTAATCTAGCTTGACATTTTAATCAATTTAAATTAGTCTTAAATAAGTCGAGGACAAGTTATGAAAATACTATGTAAAATATCCGTTTTGTTATTAGCCTCTTGGATTTTATTCAAGAGCGAAATCGCTTCTGGCACTAAATCAGTTGTATTTTATAAACCAGATGATACCTTACTTAAAGGAACTTTACCCAAAAAAGAAATTAAGGTTCGCCTAACTGCTTATTGGGCAAGAGGTTCTGATACAGATTCTTGGAGTGCCAAGAGGCAAAGCTCGACTGGTGCTACCCTTAAACCTAATAGGAGTGTTGCAGTAGACCCCAAGATTATACCTTACTTCTCAAAGCTCTATATTCCTAATCTTGGATTTAGATTTGCTCACGATACTGGTACAGATGTTATTAGAAAGAAGGCTAGTCACGGCAAGTATCCAGTTGTTGATATTTTCTTTATGACAGAAAAAGAAGCTATGAGATTTGTTAATAACAATCCTAAAGTAGTTAAAGTTGCTGTATATTAAAATGATTATTGATAATACCATTGGTTTTTTTGGAATTTATCATCATAATTGTATTATTAATTTAGGATTGCCGAAACAATTCTCTGATCTTTATTCCTCTGATAAGTATAAAAGCGTTATTCTTTGTCAAAAAGATGAAAATAATGGTTATTTATTGACTCAAAGCATTTTAAGCAAAGACAATATGACCAAGCCTTATATGAGAAGCTATTATTTTGTTGATAAACAAAATCTTAAAGAGGGATACTTGAATGTTGTAAATAAGATTGACTCTAGTGAGAAAATCTTTTATCTTTTAAGAAGCAATAATAATTCTGATTATACTGATTCGGAAAAAATTATTGAAAAATGGAAGTTAGAGATAAAAAATGCCACCCAAGAATCAAAAGATTGAATTTTTAACAGATCATCTTGCTAGTTTAAATCATTGGCGAGATCAATTACTTGCTCTTGAGAAATCCTATCATAGTAAAGACCCCGAAAAAGAAAGAACTTGTCGCAATATGTTAAATAAGTATTTAGATGATGTTTTAGCGTATAATAAAAATATTAAGGAAAAGCCTAAAAACAAGGTGTAAAGATAAATAGAACAATATTATGGAAATCGCAATTTTATCAGCTTGTTTTATTTTAGGTGGAATTTTTGGGGTTCGTATATGAACTGGCTAATCAATCTTTATTGGGATGTTCGTTTTAAAATTGAAGATGCAATTTCTGATTGGAAATGGAATCGTGAATTAAATAAAAAAGATGCTACTTTTGCTGATGAATATAATGATGAAGTTGTAGCTTCTTGGGAAGATGAAGAAACAGAAGTTAAACCAAAGAAAAAGAAAGCCAAAAAGAAAAGTGTTAAAAAAGCTAAAAAAAGCGTTTAAGTGGTTGCTAAATTTAAAGTTGGGTTGTGGTTGTTCTGGTTGTAGTTGCAAAAAATAATTCTTGATCTAAAAAATAAATTCGGTTAGTATATACTAACTATGGCATTAACAAAACAAGACTTAAAAGAAATCAGAATGTTTCAAAATAACTTGAAAAACTCTGGTATGAATCCTTGGGGAAATCTCAAGCGTGGTAAAGATATGAAGATTCCAACTATGGGTAGACCCAAGAAAGCAATATACAATAAAGAGGATGCTGTTGAGCAACCTCAAGAGGAAAAGTTTAAAAATAAAAAATAATATATATTGACATTAATACATATATATACTATTATTAACTTATGAATACAACTAACACGCAATATACTTGGCAAGTCAAAGCTACGACTGGTCAGCTTGTTGTTGCTCCCAAGAGTTACCCAACTCTCCGTGGTGCAAAGATCGCTAGTAAGCGATTTGCCAACAAGACTGGTGGTGCAGTAGTTTCTGTTTCAGCCAAGTAATGTAATGGTAGGATAGATGGTTCAAGCCCACTATCCTATCATATAATTTTATGTGGACTCCAATAGAAATTTTTTGCTTAACTTTCCTTTTCAATCATTCGCCAATGGCAAGTGAAAGATTATCAGTTAAAGAAATAATTGAAAATCGTGAAGCTCAATTAGTTATAGAAAGCGTAACATTAAGAAAATGATTCCCAAACCAATTAGAGTTATAGGCTTTATATTATATTGTTTATTTTGGATAGCTGTGGCGTTTTTGTTTATTGGTTGTGCGAGTGTTTCTCAAGTTGGTAAAGATGAGGGTTGGTTTCCTAATGGAATGAGCGAAGATGCTCAAGATTATCCTACAAAATATAATATGATGGATAGTCCAGATGGTCGCAGAAATCCTAATGCTCAAGTAAATATTTTTGGCGTGACCTATTGACGATTTTTAAATTTGCAGTATATTAAATATATGAGCAAAAAAGTAAAGAAGTTTAAGAACGCACTAAAGTTTTACAATAGTCTTTCGGGAGACGAAAGAGAAGTTGTTACTCGTAATTATGTTGAGATGAGCAAGATGGATTTGATTGAACTTATCTTTAAAATTAAAACTAATTATAATGATCTTGAGAAGATTGTAAATGCTCACAGAAAAGATTTAGCTTATTTTGAGAAAGAAGAAAAGAAAAGCGAAAAAGAACAGCAAAAGAAGTTAGCCGAATTTAAAAGTGGCGTAAGATATAAAGTAACTATCTATACTATCACAGATGATATTAGCAACAAACACGGCTCAAGCTCCGAGCATATTCTTGAATCTTATGCAGACGAAGCAGAGAACGATGCTCACGGATGCGTTACCAGAGAAGAAGATGAAGATTATCTGACAGATGCAGAATTAGACGATTGGGCTGAATTTAATGGAGCAAAAGAAGAATTAGCAGAGTGGAGAAAAGAAAGAGATTTAGAGCAATTTGATATGAAAGGTGAGGAAGTTGTAAAGAGAAAGTCTAGAAAGTGTTCCTAGAATGAAGAAAATTAAAAAAGATAAATATACATTTCAGTATGAATATGCTGATGAAATTGGCAGAGAAACAAATCATAAGATTACTTTTAATGCAACAACTATTGATGAAATTTGTTGTAAGTTAAGAGATTTCCTCAAAGGATGTGGATATATATTTGATGAAATAGGAGTGATAGACTATGACAAAGAAGATGAAGATGAAAAAGTTTAAGAATATTAAAGATTTCCTCAAGACTTGCTCTGAGGATGAAAGAGAGTATATCTATGATTTGTATAATAATGCTTCAGTAGCAGATTTAATTGATTTACTTTTTGAACATTTGCCAGCAGATGATACTATACAAGAAATTCAAGAATACAGAGAAGAAATGGAATGGGACGATAATGAAGCTGAAAAATCAAATAAAGCCAAGAGAAAGTGTGATTGTGATTTTGTTGGATGCCAAGGTTGTTAAATGAAAAAACAGATTCCACAGATTAAATACAGCAATCTTAAATCTATTACATCTTATGTTGCAGATTTACAAGGAGACGAGAAAGCATTTAAAATATTAAAGAATGTTGGTAAGAAGGTTATCACAGAAGAAGAATATATTATGATTGGTTTTAGGTATATATTCTCAAAATCAAAGAATAATAAATTTGAATTGACTTCTATCAATAAAAAGTTAAAATCTAAAAAGAGATGAAAAATAAAACAATATCTAAAAACGACCCTTACCATCTTAAAGTAGGTAAATTCAAGAAAAAGAATGTATTTGATACTCAAGTAGATATGGGAGATCGTATGAGAGATTTTTTCCTTGGCTTGGGCAGAAGGGTAATTACAGAAGATGAGTTTATTAATATTGGTTTTAACTATGCACTAATTAAAGGCTTGGGCGAAGCGAAAAAGGTTAAAAGTAAAAAGAAATGACATTTAATAATTTTCAGACTAATGCTAGTAGAACTGCTTTTTATCCAAGAGATTTAGCGGGTGATGGGTTATACTATACTACTTTAGGGCTTGTTGGTGAAGCTGGTGAGATTGCTAATAAAGTTAAGAAGGTAATGAGAGATAACAATGGAAATCTCTCAAAAGACGCTAAAGCTAGTATTGCTGATGAACTTGGTGATGTGCTTTGGTATTGTGCGAGTTTAGCAGATGAACTTGGCGTGAATCTTGAAGATATTGCAGGAAATAATGTAATTAAACTTGCAGATAGATTAAAAAGAGGTAAAATAAAAGGAAGTGGAGATAAAAGATGAATAAATTAATATCAACTATTATATATGAAATCGGCTTTTTTGTTGGAGTCATTCAAGGGTTATTCTTGGCGTTTTGTATTATGATTGAAAGAAACACAAGGCAATAACAATGAGTAATTTTGTTAATGCAAATCCATTGAATTATGATGCCAAGTATCCTCAAGTAGCCGAATCTACTAACGATGATGCCAAGATTTTCGTTATGGAACGAAATGAAGGTAGGGAAGTAATGTTTCAGATTGAGGATGGAACTCAATACTATGGTAGGATTGGTTATGTGCCAAATAGTGAACATTATTGCGTTGTAGTTGATAGAAACGGAACTCCTTGGGAATGGTATGTGAGAGAAGAAGCACTTCGCTTTGTAGAGGATATTGGCACTAAAATAGGATGAATTGGAGTTTCTTGAGCTTAATTGTTCCATTATTTGCAGTATGTCTTGTGGGATGGTTTATTTATCTAATAAGTTATAAATAATATGTTTTTTATAGTTAATGATACTTTGACCTATGCTGATCTAAACCTTACTATTAGCCTAGACCTTACAATATTCTTGTGCAGTTTCTTGGCACTATTCTTATTGAACTGCTTTATTTTACTTGAAATAAAGAATATACGAAGGTATATTAAAAAGAGAGGTGAAAAGTAAGATTATGTCTTTATTAGGTATGTATTTTGATATAGAAGGGTATATATTTAAACCATTTTACCTGCTACTAGGGGTGTTATACTTTATAGTGTTATTAAGTTTATTAGGAGCTTTGTATATTATGCTTTATATAAGAAATACTCTAGAGAAGATACTAAAAGACATAGAGAAGAATAGAAAGAAGTATAGTAGAATGAAATAAGTTTGGTGGTATAGAATATATATAATATTACAATAGTCAAGATCAAAATACTTAAATAATATTCTTTTTTTATACTTTATCTATGTATAATAAGCTAATAGCTAATGAAATTCAAATCACTAGAAGAAAAACTAGAGTTATACTATGATAAGCTAAAACATCCAGCAAAAATAATAAATAATTGGGCTATTATTGATATTGATGCTTTTAATAAACTTAAAAAAATAACACTAAATAACATAAATAATGTAAGTCAAAGTGATATAGATAGAATAATAACAACAGAAAACAAAAATAACTACATAGTAATTAAATATAACCCCAATTTTATTGCTACTAAAGTAATAGATAAAGAATATGATTACTTATTAAAGGATTGGGACTTGATAGCGGTAGATAGAGAAACTATGTATAAAGGAGAGCCAGATAAGCTAATGACAAATAAGGAAATAATCAAATTACTTGGTTTTAAGTTAAGTAAAAGAGCAAAGGATAATTTAGAATATTTTAATTAATTTTAGTGTTATTTGTGATTTTTTCTTGACGAAATAACATATTTAGTTTATTATAATATACTTGGAAGCCGTGACCCAAGGAAGCATAGGTTCGTGGTGATCCTAGCATATAGCGAAAACCACATTTACTAAAGATTATGCCTGAAATAACTATAACTACTTTAATGATGTTAAGTGGATTGGCATTACTCCATTTTACTAATCATATTAAGTAAAATAATGATCTCAAATAATCAAATAACAACTTTGTCCGAGGACGAGCTAACCTATCTTTTTTATTGTTGTAAAACTGAATGGGATAGTTTAAATATGGGGTATGAATTTGATTGGTATATACTTAAATCATTTAGAAATAAAGCTATTCATCCAATGTTAAATAAATATAGTGGCAACTTGACAGATGAAAATAAAGGTCTTATAATACAAATACTAAATAAACTAGAACAAAATATCTAATTCATAATATGAAATATCTTTATCTAATACTATCAATCACTTGTTCAGCTTATGCTGGAGAATTACGCCCAATGGATAGTCCTCACTTTATAGTGATAGTAAGGGAATTTACATTAAACCTTGATGAAGAAGATAATAAAAATGTAACACAAAATGTAAAAAATAAAGATAATGGAGATCATTTTAGTTTTATACAAAAGAAAAGTGGAGATGATTTTGAAACAAAGGTAAATAAATATATGAATAATAAATATGACACAAATCAAGTTACTCCAGAATTCTCATTCAAAAAGGCAAATAAATGAACCATTTAACAGCTTGGGCAATTACTATCACAGCTTTCAGTTCGGGGCTATATGGAATTTATAAATACATTCTTGCGAAATACTATTTTACTTATGATTTAAAGCCTATTCACTATTGGTCAAATAGAAAACAAAAAATAAAGAAAAGATATAAGACTCTTAGAAAATATAAAGCTAAAAAGCGAAATAGCTATAAAGCAGTAATCAACAAATACAAACTAATATCTCATAAATAATGAAAACATTTTGTTTTAGCAGAGAACAGCTTAGTATTTTGATTTATGCTCTTGTTGCAACAAGGGAACAAATAGACCAATCTCAACACGCAGAAATAGATAATCTTATATCAATATTAAATAAGTAATTGACTCTATTTAAATAAAGGTTATACTAAATATATGAGTCAATATACAGATGAAAATTTTAAAAGAGAAGATTGGGAATTAATTCAAGATGCTATTGTTGATCAGATCTCGTACCTTAAGCATAGGCAACAATATGGGTACGAGGAGCAGGTTGAGCGTCTAGAAGCTTTGCTAGAAAAAGCTAGAATTAGTAGATTAGTTGCAAATAAGGGGTAATCAAATAATGAATTACTATTATATTTTTGGTGTTATTTTTGTAGTATATCTTTTAAATATTTTCTTAAACAGAGATTGACAAAGTTTAAGTTTAGATTATATTGGATGTATGAGCAAAACATCTAAATCTAAAAAAATCAAAATGCCAAAGATGGATGACATCATGGCACAAATTAAAGCAGACCAACTAAAGAAAGCAGATAGAGTAAAGTATCATGCTAATCTGTTATTCGATACCCTAGCACAAACAAAAGTCTCTTCTATTGAAGTGTCTTTTGAAGGTTGCGGAGACTCTGGGCAAATCGAATCAGTAGATTATACAGACTCCAAAGGCAAAGGTATAGATGAAGCATATCTTAATAAGACTATTGTTAAGGGTTCAGAGAAAACATCCTATCACCAATGGGACGAAAAGAAAAAAATGCTGGTCAAGACAGAACCAAGAGAAGGAAATGTCAGAGAGATCGTTGAAGAGATATGCTATGATAAGTTAGGTGCAAGCCACGGCGGTTGGGAAATCAACGAAGGTAGTTACGGAACATTTCACTTTGATGTTGCTGGTCGCAAGGTGACTCTCGAATACAATGAGAGGATAGAGGAAGTTCGGACTAGTGAGGAGAGTTTCTAATGGCTAATCCATATCACCATTCATTATCGTCAGCAAAGAAATGGGGTGGTTCAGCAGAAGATTACCAGAAGATTCACGATTGGTTTGATGAGAGTAAGATGATGATGGCAGACTTTCGCCATCGTGCCTTACGACATCACGCCGAAGGTATCTTTATGTGTGAGAGAATATTCGGTAATACCATCACACTATCTAATGGTAAAAAGATTCCTACTCGTTGGGTTGGTGAACAGCACATAGCAGAGGACTTGGGATTCATTCCATCTATGCAAGATTGGCTTAAACACATTATGCCAGAACCTTGGATGGGTAAAACAAAAAAACTTGATGTCGAATTAAATCCAGTATAATATAAAAATATGAACATAGAACAATACTTACCTTGGCTTCCTTATTTTGGCATATGCACTTCAGCTCTGGCTATTTTGTTTTTTCAATTAAAAGAATCAATAGAATATAGCTCATTTAAAAGAATAGCCAAACAAGCAGGAATAAGTGAGTCTGGTTATATTATATCTAGAAAAAAAGAACAATCTGAAGAAGAGAAAGAATACTTGTCTAGAATTAATCTTATCTTTTTAAAGAATGGACTTGGAGTATCTTTTTGTTTTAATATTACTTTGTTATGCGTAATTTGGGCAATATACAATAATTTGGTGAGGTGATGATGGTCATCGGTGGTTGCTTCCGTTAAAGCAAATCGTTTGCAAGTACCGAAAAACTTGCGCTGTTTTAAAAATTTTGTTCTACAATCTGTTGTATTTGATGTATAATAGAGCGTATGAGTAAAAAACAAATGGAGAAAAACTTATCTTATGGTGATTGTTTCAATTTCATTGGGGGTTTGTTTAGCAATTTGGTGGGAGATGTCGAAGTAAAAGAAGTTGACAAAGAAGAGAATTCAAACTAATATAGTAATAGTAGAAGGCACACTCTTATTGCTAGAGAGTGCAAAGGAAGAGAGCGAGGCGCCCTATATCTCTTTCGTTCCTTCTACGAAACTTTCGCACCTAGATCAAGGATTGGATGTAGTAGATATTGCGAAATAATTCTACTACCATATATCCCTTGAGCGTTTGTTGGTATCGCAGAAACCAACTTTCTTTTCTTTACTTATTTTTAATTTAGGTTATATTTATTAGATGACCACATATAAATACATAGCAGACTATATAAATAAACCTACTATATTTTGTTATATTGTAGATTGTGTAGTAAATAACAATCCTTATTTGTTTACTGGCGAGTATAATAAAAAGTTACTAAATAAGAAAGTATGGATGGCTAAACAAGTGTTTCCTCATTGTGAACCAACGCAATATACTTATTTCAAGACATTCAAAGAAGCAAAAGACACATTAAATAGATGGGGCGCGAAGTGGGAAAGGGTTTAATACTATGACATATAAAGAACTACTAAACAATCTAAATAATATGAATGAGTCTCAATTAAATAGTGACTTAACTATACTAGAAGGTAATAATGAGTTCTATCAAGCTAAATTACTATTTGCTAATAGAGAAACCAATGATATTTTAGATAGCGAACATCCATTTATTTGCAGAGTATAGTTGACAAAATAATAATTTAGATTATATTCTATTTATGACTAAAACATTCAAAATAGGCGAGACAGCACTTGGTGGAACTATCAAGGTAGTTATTCCTAAAACATTAACTACTATTAAGATAGATGTTATTTCTACTAACCATATTACCAGAGGTTCGTGTGATGCACCATACTTAATTAATCAGTATATCTATTATAGCTTTGATAGGATTCGAATCGAAAGAGATTTGTTTCAAATAGTAAGTGGTTACTGGTCAGATCAAATACTAGCATGGATTAATAAAAGCTGGCAAAGTCAATTAGCTAAAATATAATTTGACAATAATTCAATTTATCTTATATTGAATATATGAAATACACCATCATACTACAACAAGAAAGAATCTATCAAGCAGAAGTTGAAGTCGAAGCAGACTCTCCAGAGGACGCAGAGGATATTGGATTGGAGAAAGTTAATGACGATGACTTTGAGGAAATTGATTGGACATGTTCAGAAGCTATCAAAGTTATCCAACATAAATAATAATTGACAATAAATATAAAAGGAGTATATTAAAACTATGAACAACACCGAAAAACCCCTAAAGAAATTCACGATTCGTATGCAACGCAACCAAATCGCAGAAGTGGACATTGAGGTGGAGGCCACATCAGATGAGGAAGCGGTTGATAAGGCAACAGAGATGGCTGAGAATTGTACAGACGCAAATGGCTTTGCCCTTGAGTGGGATGAGGTTGATTATAACTTTGAAGCTATTGATGTCGAGGAAGAAGAGGAGGACGAAGATGAAGTCTAGTGAGGAAATTGTAAAAGAAATCAATGATAGGATTGCAGAATATAAAGTTCTAGCGATGGATCACGATAATAACCAAGATGCTGTGGATGAACTAGAAAGTGCAGTTCACGAACTAGCTCATCTATTGGAATGGATTAATGAGTAATGCACCTTTAATTTTTGCTATTATATTAAGTGTTGTTTTTGCTATTTATATATACTTTAGCTATAATGAATAAGATAATTAATTATATTATATGGATAGCTTTTGGCCTTGTTATATTTGGCTTATTAAGGTTATTTCTATGAACTTTGCACTAGATATACTAACAAATAAACCTGTAATATGCTTTGATGAATTGCTATATATTAAAAGCCAAATAGCAAATAGTGTAATAAGTAATAATGAAGATACTAAAGAGTCTAGTTAATATAGTTTTATTTTTCTTATTATTTCCTCTGATATTATTAAGTGATATGATAAATGATGATTGACATAATTTTAATTTACTATATTATGGGTAGATGAAGTTAATCAATAGCACCTCTTATTGTTCTGAAAAGTTAAAAGAAATTATTAAATGGTGTATGCCAGATGGCGTGTTCCTTAAAGACATTAGAAAAATAGATTTTGGTAATACTAAATTAAATTGGCATGGCAGGGCTTGGGGAAGCATGAGGGTACATATTGGAGTGCCACGATATGGCAAGTATCTTAGACCTTATAATACTGGTGGCAGAAGAGGCTATTTGAATGTAGAAACATATAGCTGGGAAGAAGGTTTAATTGAATTAATTGCTCATGAATTAAGACACTTATATCAATATAAAAAGAATAAGTTCTTTCATGGTATTAAAAAGATAAGAAAATATAACATGGGTACTAGAGCTAAATTATGTGAAGTTGATGCTAGTTTATATGCAAAGAGGAAAGTAAGAGAGTATAGAAAGAGTAATTTTAAATTAAATTTAGTTTGACTTAAGTAGTTGATTATTATATATTTATAGGGGCGGGGGCCCTGCGCGCGTAACTCGTTGATGGATAAGCACTTACAACTATATCAAAAAACTTTAACAGGATTGGCAAGTAGCTGATTATTAGAATCTTATGACACGAAAAAAGTTCTTGTCAGAGTTTAAAAGTGTGGTATGATTAACATATGGCTAGAACAACAAAACCCGCTCAAAGTGTATACGATTTCGATGTACACCAAGAGCCACTCCTCACAACAGACGGCAAGAGGACAGGATACTTCGGGATGGTACGCCGTGATACCCCCGAACCCATGACACTCGGAGTTTGCACCGAGCAGTATGGTGTGGTGAAAAATGCAGACCTCGTGACGATGGTCGAAGAGTCGCTATCGCAGAACAGTATGCTCGCTAATCACACTTCTAAGAAGTTCGTGGTTCGTGATGGATCCCGTTTCTACGCTAGCTACGACTTCACTGACTTCAAGACTGAGTTGAAGCCAGTTGGCAAGCGTGCGAAGGGAGACATTCTTGGTTTGCGATTGACTGTGAACAACAGTTATGATCGCTCCAGTCGTGTCTCGTTAACCCTCGGTTTCCTCCGTTTGGTTTGCACCAACGGCATGAAATCGTTGACCAAGGAATTCAGCATGACGAAGCGTCACACGCTCGCCGTGAATCTGGATTTCATTGGTGATGCATTGGCGAATGCAGTCTCCAGCGTTGACAACTCTGTGGCAATCTTCAACAGGTTGGCGCAGAAGGCAATCAGCAATGAGCAGGGTTTAAACTTGCTCACCAAGCTGGAAGAGAAGGATGTGATCTCTGCCAAGGTGCGTGAAGGCATCGAAGCAGTGTGGCGCAACCCTTCTTACGAGGAAGATACTGATCGGAACCTGTACAATTTGTACAATGCTTCGACTCAGTTCCTGACTCGCAACGTTGCAGATGAACGCTATGAGTATAGCGAGCGCATCAGTACTGACCTGCTCAAGGTCTTCTCAGGAAAAACTCGTGACGAAGAGCTCCTGAAGCTGGTCGCCTAAACTAAAACGAAACTTTAACAGAGGCGGAGGGCAGAACCCTCCGCTTCTTTTTGCTCAAATTGTATCATGCATAAGTCGTTGAGTATCAAGCACTTACAGCGCGCGGGACCCTGCGTTTGTAACTCGTTATCTATTAAAGGTTTACAACCCTTGACATTTATATTATTTATGTTATAGTTATGAGATGAAAGCAAAGCATAAAGTATATTATAATTTACATAAGAAGTGTTTATCTATTATGCTTCGTGGAAAAGTATTAGAGCATAGCACAGAATTCTTTTTGCGTGATGTTGAGTTTAGAGTTAGTCAAGCAGGGCGTTCCAGGGTTCTAAAGGAACAAAGAAAGAATGTTCATGCTTTTGTGTGTGGCACTCCAGATGATGGTTGGCCTATTGATCAAAATGAAAGAAAGGTAACCTATAATCCTTATAAGTTTAATAGTTTTGTTTATGCTGATACCCTTGAGCCAGTATATAAAGCTAAATGGGTTGGTGTTATTAATCGTGATATATTTGTCTTGAATTAAAGTAAAAGTATAGTAGAATTATCTAATGGAAATTACCAAAGCCAAGAAACTAAAGGAGGGTGGTTATGCACTATACGCAACTGACCCTAAAACTAAAACTGAAACCCAAGTCGGATATATTGGAGAAGGTCTGACTTTGGAAGCGTGGCTTCCTAAAGGAGTAAAAATTGAAAATTCTTGAAGAAACATTTACTAGCAGAGGATTTAAATTCACGATGGTTGGTCGTGATGGAGATGTTGCAATCTATAAAAAGAAACTCGATGAAGTAGACAGCGAAGCATATAACTATGAAGTGATTGCTATTAAGCGTCACAATGGATATGAGATTGCAGGTGTAAAGATGCCTCCAGCAGAAATGTATCCTAGCGATAGTCAATGGGGTGATTGGGCTTATACTTGTATTGATCGTGAAGATGCAGACAAGCGATTCGTTCAACTAAAAGAGAAACTATCAGCTTATGTTGCGACATCAACTTTAGCTAATGGTGAAAAGCGTGGTCGTGGTCGGCCTCGTAAAATTGATTTGACAAAAACTGAACTTGTGGTATCATAACACAATGACATATAAATGTGCAGTAAGCGGTGAAGCAATTTCACCAGAGAGAGTTGAGGCTCTGCAAGTCCTCGGCGTTCCAGAGAGTCAATGGACAAAGAAAGAACATAGTCAAACAAGAAAACTACGAGCTGTATATGCTGGTGATGATGGCAGTAATGACATCGTTATTTGTGATGCAGTAGATGGTGGCTCGATGTTTGATAATGCAGTAGCATTGGAGGTAGAAAATGAATCTTAAGTATATCGTTTTGAGAGATGGAATTCGTGTGAGTGAAGATATGCACTCGAAGATTGAAGATGCTGAACACGAAGCGGAGTTTTGGCGTAAAGTCATTCGCTCGTGGCCTGATGGAACGAAAGTTACCATCAAGAAAATCGGCGGATAACTTCGGAGGCCGACATTGAGCTACGGCTTGATGTTAGTTGCTAGGGTCGTCTAACTGGTTAAGACCCCACACTTATAATGTGGTCGCTCTAGATTTGGGCAAAATGTAGGTTCGAATCCTACCCCTAGTATGATTATTATATGTAAGTCGTTGAGAATCATCTAATTATTTTTATTGACATTTTTTCAAAGTATTGTATATTTAACCTATGACAAACAAACAATCAGTTCCATTCTATGTGGTGAATGTGTTCGGTAAAGATCGAGCCATCATCCTAAACACCTCAATCCGTATGTGTACGCCAAAAGAAACTTGCTCTATCAGAGACTTGGAGAATATCGCCAAGGCTTTTGCAGTAGAGTTCTTTCAAGTACCAAAACCTTCTAGCTTTCCTGCCAAAGTGGGGCAAGTAGTTTAAAGGTGAAACAGAGCACTCATAATGCTCCTAGTGCTGGTTCGAGTCCAGCCTTGCCCACTTCTCCTTGTGCGGATTGGATGCTGAATTCTTATAGTAAGCATACTGAAACAACTCAAGAAGATATAGAATGGTATTTTAACAACAAAAGCATTGACAACAAACAACAATAGGATAAACTACAAACTATGAAACTAATCAAACAAAACCTCGGAGCACATTGGGTCATTGGAATCAAAGGCGAACCACAAAAAATCAGACAATATCACAACCGCATATATAATTGGGGTGGCACAAGTGGTAATCTAAAATGGATGAGTAGTAACTTTGCTTATTTTTGGATTACTATGGAAAAGTTAGAGAGAGCTATGTTCAAGTATGTTATGAGTGGCGTAAGCGATAAACTTGGAAAAAAGTTTCGTGGTGCTAAAGGTGGATTAAAAGAAGTTGTTATGAATCGAGTAAAGAATACAATTAACAACATTCCAGTTGAGCATTTTCACAAAACAGCAGAGTCTCAAGACTTCTATTCTCTTGGCGTAATTTCTGCTGAAAAGTTAGATACTGACAGCTAAAAAATCCGCCTAGTAGCCCAATGGCAGAGGCAAACGACTTAAAATCGTTCAAGTGTCAGTTCGAGTCTGACCTAGGCGAAAACTTGTCGCTTCTATAACTCAACTGGACAGAGTAACAGATTTCTAATCTGTAAGTTGCAGGTTCGATTCCTGCTAGAAGCGAAATATTTTCTCTAAATAAAAAATAATATGTAAAGTCTCTATGTGAGAAATGTTTTTGAGAAATTTGGTTTAGAGTTTTTCGTTTTGAGTTTAATGTTAATAATCTCTTGGGGTGGAATCGAAAAGATACTGAAAATTATAATTACACATCTAAAATAAGATTTGCCAAATATCTAATAGGATATAATAAATAGTTGAAATATTTCTTAAATACTTGTAATATATATTGATATGAAAAGCGAAAACAGATTAAGCAAAATACTTGAGAAAAGAATCTTAAGAGATGAAGATCCTAAGACCATAGCTCAAATAGATAAGTTCTTAAATAATTTAGAAGTTGTTTTCGTGAAGTGGGCTAAAGCTCATCCCAATTGGAAAGAATCAGAAGAATAATTAAACTGTTATAAGTTACTGATACTCAAAGAGTTACAAAAGACGGATCCCTGCGCACGTAAGTCGTTGACCATCAACGAGATTTAACTAAAGATTTTTCTTGTGAAAAAACAAAGGTATGGTATATTTAACCTATGAACAAAATCAAAAACGCAGTTATATACTTAACCTCATATCTGAAACACTTCGTCCTTTTCCTTTTTGGGCAAAGGTATTTAATCGAATACAAACCTTACGGCAAGGATGATGTTTATACTTACATCATCAGCAAGCCTTCTTCTCATACCATCAGCAAGGCAGGGAATAAGCTATTCACTAGCTTCTGCTTTTCTGGTCGTATGGATTCTGGCGTGAAGCAATTCCGCTATGATAGAATTACTGGCGGTCTCTCACCAGTATAACAACAGAGAGAAAAGGGGCGTTTCTTTTTCTCCCCTCATATAGAAAGGGCGAGGAGTAAAATCCTCGCCTTTTTTATTGCACATAAACAAAAGTATGTTAAGATAGTTTTAGTTCTTCGATATCAGAGAAGGTTGACCGCAAGGTTGCAGTTCTGGAAAGTTTCTAATGGAAACATTAGTTATATATAACGGAATGCCAATACTTCTCGAGCGAGCCTGACTAACTCCATAAGAGGATGAACCTGCCAACGCCCAGAGTCTGAGGCAAATTAAAAGAGCAGGGTATTTCCTTTACGAATCTAGAGCGTAAAGGGTCGAAGAACTAATTTTTATTACGCCATTTTTCTCTGTGATTGAAAACCCAACTTAACAGAGCTTTTTCAAAACCAATATCTTTGCCAGCTTTTTCGCTTTCGAGCCATTTGTGTTTTAAGATTTCATCTCGTTCTTCAATAAACTTTTTATACAACGCAGAAGTTTCAAGTAAACCAGATACCTTCATAACTTATATTACACTATATTGCTTTTAAATCAAGATTTTTATCTCTCTTATAGTCAAGGACTTACAACGCGAGGGTCCCTACAGTTCTAAGTCGTTGATATTCAATGAAATTTAAATGTAGACAAAAAACAAAATTCTGATATATTTAAGCTATGAAAGTAAACGAAATTATCACCGAAAAGTTCATCGAAGCCCTCAACAAAGGAGTCATCCCTTGGCAGAAACCTTGGAAAGTTTTTGACCTATGCAACGGAGTTTCCAAAAAAGGTTATAGAGGCATCAATCAATTTTTACTTCGCATGGTCGCCTCTGATGATTTCTTTTTTACTTTTAATCAGATTAAAGAACTTGGCGGAAGAATCAAAAAAGGTGCAAAGTCCCATATGGTAGTTTATTACAAACTATTAAAGAAGAAAGATGATGAGTCAGGTGGCTTTCCTCTTATGAGATTCTATAAAGTTTTTGGTTTGAGTGATATTGAGGGCATGAAGTGGAAACAGCCCGAAGTAAAGAAGTTGGATTTCTCACCAGTAGAAGAAGCAGAAAAGTTAATCAACAAGTGCGTGATTCAGATTAAGTATGGTGGCAGTCGTGCCTGTTACTATCCAGAAGATCACAAGATTGATTTGCCCCCAAAAGAAAATTTCAACAGCGTTGAGGAGTATTACTCGACAGCGTTCCATGAGATTGGCCACGCTATGCATAAAAGCACAGGTGATAATGTTAAGAATGGTTTTGGTTCTCAGAATTATAGCAAAGAGGAATTGACCGCAGAGATTTTTGCGAGTCTTTGTCTTAACTTCTGTGGGATTGATTCTCAAAAATGTTTTAACAATTCTGCCAGCTATCTTTCCAGTTGGTTAGAAGTATTAAAAAAAGATACAAACTTTATCATCTCAGCTTCTAGTAAAGCACAAAAAAGATTTGACGCTTTCGTTGAGAGAAAAGAAAGCGAAGAGATTCAAGAAGAAGAAGTTGTAACTGCTTAAGTATTAACTACTTACGCAAGCGGGGTCCCTGCCCTCGTAAGTCATTGATAGTCAATGAGATTTAACTGTAAAAAAAACTTGTCACAAGAAAAAAAAGTGTTAATCTAATTCTATGTTCAAAAACAAAAAACAAGCCGAAGAGATTGTTGGCACACTCTCAAAACCCTCGAAGATGCCTGGATATGCTTATTCAACTCCTGCCAAGCGTTGTCTTATCGGGCAGAAAATGCGGAATGTTGTAGGAAGTATGTGTGCTTTTTGCTACGCTCTTAAAGGGCGTTATGTTTTCCCCAATGTTCAAAAAGCTATGGAAAAGCGTTTTGCTTCACTCACTCACGATCTTTGGGTGGAAGCTATGACATATCTTATCGGAAAGGTTAAGAATCCTTATTTTAGGTGGCACGATTCAGGAGACTTGCAAGGTGTGTGGCATATTGAAAAGATTGTGAAGATTGCAAAGAATCTTCCTAACATTTCTTTTTGGCTTCCAACTCGTGAATATGCTTTTGTCTCAACCTATATCGAACAAGGCGGTGAAGTACCTAGCAATCTCACCATTCGCCTTTCTGCTCTGATGATGGATGGCCCTGCACCCGTTGGAATTGCTCAAAGACTAGGCTTATGTGTTAGCGGTGCGAGCAAGTTAGGTAATTTTAATTGTCCTAGCTCTAAGCAAGGGAACAAGTGCGGAGATTGTCGCAAGTGTTGGGATAAGAATGAGTTTGCAATTAACTACAAAAAGCATTAAGATGTCTAGATGACATTAATCTTTTTAATTATAATTGGCATAATCTTATCACTATTCATAACATACTAAAATGAAAATTGAAAAACTCTTAAACGAAAATCTAGAATCTTTTTATCCTTGGAGCGATTCTGATAATCCTCCACTCGATACAAACAAAAGTTTTGTAGAAAAGCAGAGAGAGATTGACGAAGTGTTCGAAGGTTGGCGAGCTAATATGTAAAAAACTTGCTGTTGTAAGTCGTTGACCATTAACGATTTACAGCCGCAGGGAGGTTGCCGCCGTAAGTCGTTGACTATCAGCGACTTAGCGATGATCTATAATTGATCTAATTAAAGCGTAAACTAATTGCACAAAAACCAAACTAAAGTATGCCCAAATGCATGTTAAAAAAATTTCCATAATTATTCTCCACAGATTTCTGAATCACCAGCCCAACCAAAGTCTTCCATCTGGAAGCACCCGCCATTGTAATCCTCATCAGTGCCGTGGCCAGCAGAAGCCATAGCAGAGTCGAAGTCGCCATCCATAGAATCGTTTGGCTCGTCTGATGTTTCGGATTTGATAGCGCGATCATCTTCGCGCATCTCGTTAAGGATGTCGCGCACATCCTGCGAACCCAACATATGTTGAGCCATCCACTCCTTCAGAGAAGCTTTGTAGTCCATATTATTTGACCTCCACAATAGTTTCGCTGGAGTCGTAGACTCCAGACAACGCATCAAGCATCGAGTTAACTACATCATTGGAATTGATGTAGTCAAAGAACGCATTAGCGTCCACATAGGCTTCCTCGCAGGTTTCCGTCGCTAGGGATGTGATTTGATTTGTCATAAATTAAATGTATCACAGATTATTTTTACCACAAGTTTTATTTTGCAAAAAAGGAAATAGAAGAATAGCTAATAGCAAATAGGAAATAGCCTAATACAAAATAGCCAAGATCTTTTCTTTTCATTCAGTTTTGTGCTGAAGATCGAGTTTGCGTAAGTCGTTGGTTATCAAGGGTTTGCGCGCGCGGGGGAGTGGCTCTTGTAAGTAATTGATAATCAAGAGTTTAGATTTTAAGCGTTCATTCAGTTTTTGTCGTAAGATCAGTTTCGATCTTTTGCTTTCGTTCAGGTTTTGTCGTAAGATCAGATTTTGTAAGTTGTTGTTTATTAAGGGTTTATAGAATCAGCCTCCCTGCGCTCGTAAGTCGTTGATACTGAGTATCTTACAAGAGGTCTCGAAGATTCAAACACACGGCTGAAACATAGTAAAAAAATCTCTCTCGCAAAAAGTTTTTCTGCTCACCATTTTTTATAGCGAGTCTATAAGTTTTTTTATTTAGTTTGAAAAGTATTTTTTTCATTAGTCTCCTTTGTAACTTCCAGCTTCGTTATAGCTTTGAAAGATTCGGTTTGAAACTTTCATCGCTTCTTCAACTTCTTGTAGAAGTGCGATGCTTCCTTTTACTTTTTTAACTTCCACAACATCGAGGAGAGAAGTCATCCCAACGATGCCAGCACCATTCATTCCCCTGAACGAGAGGAAAAGAATGTTTTTGAGGAAAGGCAAGGTGTCGTAAGTATTCGCAGAATCTTCCACGAACAAAACTTCACTACCTTTCGAGGTTGTTATTTCGATGAAGTCACCAATCTGAATGTTGAGACTTTTGAAAAGTTCAGCCTTTTCTGCTGTGAGTTTAGCTTTTTGAGCCAAGTGAGCTTTTTGAGCTTCGATTTCTTTTTGTTTTCTTTTTTCGTATGTCATATCTTTAATCTATCATACTTTCTTATTTTGTCAAACTTTTTTTTTCTTTGATTATCAACGATTTAGCGATACCAGACAAGAGAATCTGTATCGACATTATACAATCCGCTACGAAGGTAAATGGTTGTCCACTTACCTTTATCCTCACCTTCGAGGATTTCAGCAGTTGCAGTCATAGTTTTCCAACCTATTGTGGAAGGAAAAATCTTTACGAGTAGTCTTTCGTGACCATATCGAAAAGTATTTTCATCTGTAGTTAGTTCTTTATTTATTGTTATCATTTTATTTTTTCTTTCTTTGTTATTTCTTATCTTGTTATAAGTATAGTTTAGCATATTTTAGAGAAAACGCAACAAAAATCTTTATTTAAATTTCATTGACCATCAACGATTTGCAACGCAAGGGTCCCTGCCGTCGTAAGTCATTGGTATCCAACAACTTACATCAACTAATTTTGTCAAACTCCAAACTTGTTACGATATTGATTATATAGGTTTTGATATTCTTCGCCCCATTCTGATTCACCAGCTTGGGCGATAGCTTCTTCAATTTCTTTAAGTTGTTTTTGACCTCTGCGATAGTAGTATGAGTCTTCACTCATTTGGTAAGTCCAATCGTGATTCTTTAAGAGTTCTTCAAATTGTTGAATGTTCATTTATTTATTTTCCTTTACTAGTTTAGCATTGTTAAGGTTGATAGTTCCAACCTTATCTTTATCTTTACCTTCAAGGAAGGTTACAACTGCAGTATTAGCAGAAGTTTTATAAGAAACTTTTACTAAAGTTCCTTCGTATAGGTAAATTTCACCAAAGTAAGTTGGTGTATTGTTAGAGTTAGTTATGATGGATTCAGTAGTATCCATATTTTTTCGCATATTTTCACGCATTTGTTTTCGTTGAAAATTCCAGTTTATCATTCTATGAGTCATTTTATTTTTTCTTTCTTTGTTATTTGTTATCTTTTATCTTATGTATATAGTTTACCACAATTCCTGCAAAAGTCAAATTATTTTCTTCATTTATTTTTCGTTGATTATCATAGAGTTATGATGAGCAACTTCAACTTTGTGTTCGTATTTCGAGAAACTTTCATCGAGTCTCTTTTGGGATTCTTCAACGGCTTTTTTGAGGTCAGCCGAGGCTTTGTCTAAATTTCCGAGGAGGATTTCTAATTTTGTTTTTCTTTTCATACCTATAATTTATCACATTTTAGAAATTTTGCAAGATATTTTTTCATTTAAATCTCGTTGATCATCAAGGAGTTACAACGCAAGGGAGCCCGCCTCCGTAAGTCGTTGGTATTCAGCTACTTACAACTTATAAAACTTGTGGTTGCGTATTGTAGCCACTAGCTTTGCGTCTCTAGCCCACTTAGGAGCGACGCTGATGGCGTGGTAATGGTTTGCACCCTTCACAATGCTCTGAAGCTGTTTATGCACCACTAGGTCAGCAAGGTATAGAGCGTTCTTACCTTGTGCTGTAGCTAATAGCTTTCTCTTAGTTGCTTCACTTACTCCACCATTCCAGAAGCTGAATTGCTTAGGTGATAAGCACACTTGGCTAGCTGATTGCTTACGCTCTATCATCCTTGTTTGGATAACGCTAGCAACACCAGCCATACCTTCTATACCTTCGCCCCTAGCTTCACCTAGTATCGTAAGTGCTACAATGAATAGTTCTGCTGTCATACTATTAGTCCCTTCCGTTGCTTACTGCACCGCAGTAGTCGCTAGGTTTCTCTGCACTGATAGTGCCAAGGCTATATCCTTCGGAGCTAGTCGCACCCCAAAGGAAGCAAGTCTGTGCCATCTCATCGATGACACTCTGTGCCTTTGCTTTTGCAAGGTCGAGCAGTCCACCTTTGCGTCCCTTAGCGTTGATCTTATTGACCAAGCTATGCAACGCAACTTTAGTAAGAGCTTTCATCACATCATCTGGATGAGCGTAGAAGTAAAACGCTTTGCCGTTGCCCATATCGTGCAACTTGCCGTTAGTTCCTTCCCAATTATAAATTGAATTGAAGAAGTGATTGATTTGTTTGATGCTTCCTTCGAGAAGGTAAGCATTGTTTTCGCCGAAGGTTTGGTAACTGATTTTGAGGTTTTGTTTCATAGGTTGTATATTGCCTTTCTGTTTATGTTTCGTCAACTATTATTTTTTAGATGTTACCATAGCATATATTCCGATAAGAATAGTTACAATGGTAAGAACAAAGATGATTTCTATTTGATTCATTTAGTCATCGCTTCCTGATGGATAGCTTCCACCTTGTTAGCGTGAGCGTCAAGAGTAGCGATGGCCTTGGTAGAGGCATCCTTAAGCTCTTGGCTAGCCTTGTTGAGGTTGGCGATGAGTTGTTCATACTTACTTAGTTTTTTCTTCATAGAGTTAATCTATCACAGAATAGGAATATCACAAGATATTTCTTCAGTTAAATTTCATTGATTGATAACGACTTAGAGATGGTCGTATACCCCTACCCCTTTTTATTTCTCAAGAGGATACCCTATTTTTGAAAAAGTTGGAGAGTCCTCATTTGCAATTCACTCGCGGGGGTACTATCTTCAATCTCCACATTATTTTAATATGTTATCTATTTATCCTTTTATTTAAATAAATATAAACTATATCTCTTATCTATATATACCCCTACCCCTTTTCTTAAAATCTATAAAAAATCAATAAAAAAGAATATCTCTAGAGGTCAAAATTTCCGCTGGGCTATTTTTGTTATAGAGTGTTTTTTATATACTCTATTTGTGTGTAATAAATCATATGGATTTAAGACGAGGATACTGCTGTTTAAATTGCACAGCCCCAGGAAATTGCTGTGGAGAATGTGAAGAGTGTCCATCTTGTTGTGATGGTTGTAGGGATATGGATGACTGCACCCATGCCGAAATCGAAATAGCGCGTTCGGTTTTTAAGGGGAGTGCATATTTTAAAGATGATAAGTTTTATCTAAATTTTACTAGCAGTTCTCTTTCTACCCTGGCATATGACTGGAGCGATGACTATGCTGGGCACATATCTTATAGTAATACTAACTCTATTTATGACAGCAAAACAGATGAATGTTTGTCTTCTGGATTAAGCCGTGGAGTTAATTATAACTATGAGTTAGAGTACGCTGTTAGTAATATTAATTGTAGTAAAGGCATATGTGTCGATTGTAGTTGTACTAATGACGATCCATGTTGGGCATGTGAGCCTTCACCAGGCGCTCGAGCGTCACTAGGCTGCTGTGGTTCAGGTTGTTGTGGTGGGTCTTACCCTAGTACCTGTAGTGCCTTCTGTGTTGATGATACATGTGAAAATTTTAATCATGGATGCCGTGGAGTAGTACCATGTGCTTGTGAGGATGAATATGACCAATGCGAGGGTGATTATGAGGCAGTAAACACAGGAACCGTTACTTTTTATGATGAAGTAAGACTTTATAATCGTCTAGGAGAAGAGGTTGGAAATATTATAGGTGCTAGTTATGATCCATGTGATCCATGCGCAACATGGAGCGCTCCAGGTTGTCACTTCTTTGCACCACCACAACAACCACCACCATAAACTTTTCGTGTAATAATTTTTATGACCCCCAAAGAAGCGTACTGCTGTTTGAACTGCACTAATTTACCACCCTGTAATGCAGCCGCTGGTAATTGCGTGCCTTGTTGTGCCGATTGTGGAGATACTAGCGGATGTTTATCATCAGCATATTTTGGTAAAGATGATCAAATCTATAAAGGATATGTTGCTACTTATTTTGCTTGGGGCACACAATACAATTGGCTTGTAGATCAAGAGTTTGAAAGCGCGTCTTGGAATGGCACATATAACTCTTTAACAAATGAAAAACTTGTATTTGGATTTAGCACTTTTAATTCATGGAATGGACAAGATGAATGTGGTGGGGGTCCAGAAGAATTTTACAACAAGAGAACAGATACATATAGTGGAAAAACTGCTACGGGGACAACATCAGTCAGAGGTGCTTGTAGTGATTGTTTTGATTGTGAAGATCCAGATCTCTGTTCATATCCTAACTCTAAATATTTATTTCAATGCGGTTGCACTTGTGAACAAGTATTCAACGATACATTCCCACTTGACCTTCCATTTTTGCCAATAGTAGATGCATCTGCTCCGTCTTGTAATATGTTTAAAGATGCCACGCATGATAGCGGTGGAACTGTTACATTTATAATTCCATTAAAAACTTATAATGATCGAGGAGAAATTGTTGCAGATCCTACTCCTGGCACAGCATATAACCCATGTAACCCAATAAGAACAGCAACTGCTGCTGGCTGTCATTTCTTTGCACCATAAATAATAACAACTATGAAAATAAACTTAAAAACAATATCATTAATAGCTATCCTTGGTAGCTTATTCTACTTCTTAAGTCACAAGAATAAAACTATCAAATCAACAGCGCCAGTCATTATAGAAGAAATAGTACTTGATAAAAAAACAAATAGCGAAAAACCAATAGCGCCAAAGGTTTGTATTTCTGCTCCTCAAACTCAAAACGGTTTAGAATTAGGAAACAATTGGAAAAGTAGATGATAATATCTATAAAAGAAATAGCAGAACCTTTTAAAAATAATTTGCTACCAAAGAATTTTGTAGTATCAGATAAAGACTATTTTTGTCCGACAATAGATATTTTAAAAGACGAGTTATTTCCGAAGTACTGGACATGGCTTCAATCATTAAAACTAACAAAATGGGTTCATAAATGGGACTGTGATAACTTTGCAGATGCTTTTAAACTTTTTTCTTGCGGATATTACCAACAAGTTATTGAAAGTACTGCAAATGGAATAGCAGTAGGAGTTATTAACTATAGAGCTAATAGTAAAGCAGAAGATGGATTAAAAGGTGGCCATGCAATTAATATAGTATATATCGATAATGGAAAAAATGAAGATGGGACTAATAATTTTTATCCAGTTTTTATAGAGCCTCAAAATGGTAAAATCTATAATTTAACTGAGGAAGAGTTCAATAGCATCTGGACAGTTTACATATAATATGGTGTAATTCTAAGCGATGGCCTACCTTAACGCAAACGTTCCTCCAATCGAATGTTATGTTCGAGGAAACTATTTGAGAAATCAAGAGGATAGTTTCGATAAAAAATATAAATGTTTAATTTTTGGTGTTACAAGTCTTCCTAGTCAAGTTCCTCTTTTTAATTTTCTTATGGAAGATGGTGGAATTTGGTGGCATGCTCCTATAAGCGCTTTTTGCTCTAAAGAAGATGCTCCAGATATGCAATTAGATGAATTAGAACTTTGGGATAGTTTTAGTTATCATATATCTGTAACAACTTTTTACTTGTTAGAAAATAAAATAGTTAAGTATACTGGAAGAAGTGGAAAAGAATACATGGGTCGTTATTTGTTTACCTTTGATTGGGCTCATAGCGATTATAATGAATTGAATTTTGGATTTAGTCAAAGACCAGATCAACACAAAGCTGGCCATGTTTTAAAACTTGATAATGGTAATTTTGCTATTCAACCAAACAATAGAATAAAAGTTTTTGATCCAAGTTTCGCAACAAAGCCAAATGAATTGGTTTTGCAAAGAAAAATAAACAGTCATATTTATACTTCTGAAAATAGCCCCAAATGGGTTACTGAAGATAGTGATAATTATGATTACAAAATAGAGGAAAGAAAAAGTGAATAAAACAATAAACATAACAGAAAGAAACATTTTTGAAGGAGAAAAAGCTAATCCTCAAAATTGTGCAATCGCCAGAGCAATCAAAAAGAATATGAAAGGTAAAGTTACTAGTATTTCAGTACTTCCTTCTCATGTTAATTTGAAAATCAAAAATAAACAATATACTGCAATTATGCCAAAAATTGGAGCAAGCTTTATTAAAAGATTTGATAAGGGCGAAGCGGTTAATTCATTTTCTTTAGATTTGAAATTTAAACAAGGTTATTCTTTAGTTTAATAAAATTTTAATTTTATTTAAATTAATTAGAAATCAAGACAATAGGGGTGTAATTATTTACAGTAAGTAACATGTCTAAAAAAAATAGAAATAAACAAAAAGAGGACAAGTCTCCAGTAGTTCCTCAAAGAGATAAGATTCAAGAACCATTAAATATTAGAGATTTAAATTGGACAGAAAATCAAAAGAAGTTTATTCAAACTTTACAAGATAAATCTACAAAGATGGTATTTTGTAAAGGCCCAGCAGGAACAGCTAAAAGCTTATTAAGTGTTTATTGTGCTCTTCATGCAATTAACAATAAAAAAGTTGGAGAGATATTTTATATTCGTAATCCTGTAGAAAGTAGCACTCATAATCTAGGGTTTTTAAAAGGTGATCTTCACGAAAAATTAGATCCATATTTACAACCATTAATGGATAAACTTCATGAATTACTACCAAAGGGTCAAGCAGAATTATTATTAAAGCAAGAAAGAGTCAAAGGTCTTCCATTAGGTTTTTTAAGAGGACTCAGTATCAATGCTAGTTATATTATCTGTGACGAAGCTCAAAATTTAAGTATTCATGATCTTTTATTAGTTAGTACTAGAATGGGTAAGTTTAGTAAATTAATATTTATTGGAGATATTCGTCAATCAGATATCAAGAATAGCGGTTTTGAAAGAATATATAAGCTATTTGATGACGAAAAAAGTAAAAACAAAGGCATAATTACTTTTAAATTTGGAACAGAAGATATTATGAGAAATGATATATTAGCTTATATTATTGAGAAGTTTGAAGAAATAAAATAAGATATTATTTTATATTTAATGTGTAATCATATTTAATATGTCTAACCTCACAACAACAGACTCTTCTGAAAAAAGAATAAATTTAGATTATGATGCCACCCCAGCAGACCCAATATCTAATTTTACACCAAGCGCAACAAATGGAACAGTTTTACAAGCAAATGCTAATCGCGAAGAACTTTTTATTCAAAATTTACAAAGCGGTAATCTTTATGTGAAATACGGAACTTCTGCTGCCTCTAATTCATTTAATTTTGTTCTAGCTTCAAGTACTGCTTCTGGAGGTGGTGATGGTGGAAGTTTAAGTGATCTTAATTACGCAGGAATAGTTAGTGTTAGTGGAGTGAGCCCAAATTATATTTGCTGGGAAAGAAGTTAGTTTAACTTTATATTGACTATATGATAGTCAAGAAAACCAAACAACTCGGAAACTTCAAAAGAGGAATAAATTTATATGTTCCTAAAAAAAGAATAGCCACTACTGCAGCAGACACGAATGGACTGTATGGTAAAAGATATGTTGGATACTTTAGTGATGATGTAAATTGGTTTAATACAGCTCCTCTTCATGGAGACGTTAATCAATTAACGGAAATTAACGCTTTTACTAGTAGCGCAGATTTTTATAGCTGGCAATGGATTGGATATTTTAAAGCAAGTTCAACTGAAAATTATACTTTTTATACAAATTCAGATGATGCAAGCTATCTTTGGGTTGGAAATAACGCTACAACTGGTTTCACAACTGCAAATGCCACAGTAAATAATGGAGGACCTCACGGACCAGAGGAAGTTACATCATCTCCAGTGAGTTTAGTTGCTGGAACTTATTATCCAATTAGAGTACAATTTGGTGAGAGTGGTGGTGGAGATGTTATAACAGTTAGTTTTGAAACATCAACAATAGCAAAAAGAACAAATGGCTTAGGGTATTATTACTATAACTCTAATACCAATGGTTTTTAAATATATCATTATATGATAGTCAAGAAAACAAACCAATTAGGAAATTTTAGAAGAGGAATAAAATTATATGTTCCTAAAAAAAGAACAACACCACCATCTGAACCAGAGTATGTTGATCCTTTACCAGAAGTGTCAAATGATGATGCTTACATTAGAATGAATGGATGGTGTTCTGACGGGTATGGCGTAGGTGGAAATTCAGAAAGAGTTCTAAGACCAAATCATCCAGACTTTCTTGGAGAAGGAGAAGTAATAGTAAATGGGCGATTGGCTTATTATACGGAATTTGGCGGCGAAAAAATAATATACAATGATACGCTAAATAGATGGGAATTATTAGCAATGTGGTATGGTAACGGAGACCCAAATAATCCATTGTTAGGCATAGGCACAGGATCAAATATTCCATATCCTTTTTATGCAACATGGACAACATATATAGATCCAGTTTTTAATGCAAGTATACGATCAATAGAAAAAGTTGCTGTTGGAACGAGTAAAGCAGCCGATCCTGGACCGCCTTGTACCGCTTGATATAGTTTATATAAAATAGGTGTAATAGATATATAATATGGAAATCGATTTCTCAAAAGATATACTAGCAGCAAAAAAAGGCAAAGCGCCACTTAATAAACCATTTCGCCTTCCTTCTGGAAGCAAAAAGAAATTTGGTGTTTATGTCAAAAACGATAAAGGTAATATTGTAAAAGTTACTTTCGGCGATCCAAATATGTCTATCAAAAGAGATAATCCCGAAAGACGCAAAGCATATAGATCAAGACATGGTTGCGATAATCCTGGCCCAAAATATAAAGCTAATTATTGGAGTTGCAAAATGTGGAGCGCAAAACCAGTTAGTAAAATTACTGGAAGTGAAGAAGAGATTACTTTGGAGATTGATGTTCAAGCCAAGAGCAAAGGTCTTTGGTATAATATTCAGCAAAAGAAAAAGAGAATGGGTAAAAATTATAAACCAGCAAAACCTGGTTCAAAAGATCGCCCAACTCCAGAAGCACTTAAAAAAGCTCAAGCAGAAGATTACTCAAACGAACAATACGAATGGGATGGCGAAACAGAATTTGATCAAATTGTATTTTTAGAAGACAAATCTTTAGCTCAAGTTGAAGAAGTTGAAGAAGTAGAAGATGATTTTGAAGATTACAAAGAAGATTTTTATGGTATGATAGTTGGTTCAATTAACTCTATATATCAACATTCGAAAAATGTAATTGAAAAATTAAATGATCCAATGGTTAAAGAAAATCTTACAGAACCATTCTTACAACAAATGGCAATTCTTGCAGAAGACTATATGATTACAATTCATAATTATGTAATGTTTAATAAAGAGAATGAAGAATCAGAAGATATGGAAGAAAGCGAAGCTTCTATGATGTTCAAAGTTGGCGATAAAGTCAGAAATGTAAATGCAGAATGTAAGCATTACGGAAGCGAAGGAATCGTTAAAGAGATACGTGATTTACCAGAAAACATGGGATATGCAGTTATGTACGAATGTACAAATGATGGATCATCTTGGAAAAAAGGTGACATGCTTGGTAAAACAGAAATTCAATTAGTAAAAGCTTCTTATAATGAAAAATATCAAATAGAAGCAGACGAAGAATACAAAAAAATGATGACCATTGAAGGTGAAAAATTTAATGAGTTCTTAAAAAAATGTATTCCTACAAAAAAAGGTGATGATAAATCTAAATTTAAATCTTGCCTTGAAGACTACAAAAAAAATAAGT